CGTCAATGGTAAAAGAACTAATGCTACCGTCTGCATTTTCTCTAAACATTTCTACATGATAGACAATGCTTTTCTTTTCAAGTGGTTTAATTACATATACTTGGCTCATAATTTTTCCTTAACGTGGGGCAAACTCTTGTTGCATTTTGATATTGTCAAAGAATTCTTTCTTTGTACCCTGATCATCTTTAAATGCGCCTTTAAGTACTGTAGTCTGTGTTAGACTAGAGTGTGCCATAATACCACGGTTTTCACAACAGCCGTGTGTGGCTTGAATGTATACTGCTACGTTTTCTGAGTTGGTTGCTTTTTGGATTTCCCTAGCAATGTCATTACAAAGTTCCTCCTGGAGAGTACCTCTACGGGCACACCACTGAGCGATCCTTGTATACTTGCTAAGTCCGATGAGTTTCTCAGCCGCAATAATACCAATATAAGCAACGCCAGCAACGGGTTGGTGATGATGGCTACACATACTGCGAAGCTCACTACGAACAACCAACATACCTTGATAACGGTCTGTCGAGTCATTTGGAAACGCGGTTGCGTCTGGTGCTGGTTCATATCTTCCTGCCATTATTTCATTAAAGTACATTTTAGCAAGACGTCTTGCTGTACCTTTGCTGTTAGGATCAGTTTCTCGATCAATCAACAGGGTGTCTAATACTTGTTCAAATGCTGTTGTTGCTTCGTTGATTAAAGAATCTTTTTCAACATCGCTAATGTATTCGCTGATATTGTCGCCAGCCCAGAAACGTTTGTTATTTTGTTTGAGCCTGTTGCGGATAACCTGGCTAAGAGGTCGTCCGTCTTCTTCTTTATAATGTAGTTCTGACATTTATTCTCCGAGTTAGTGTCGTGGATGACATATACTAGTAGTATATAGGTTTATTTAGGTCAAGGTCAAGTTTTCTCTGCTCAAACATTATCGGGAATTTTGTTTAAGATTTGGCAAAGTGATTTGACATCATCGTTGGTCATGAAGAAATTATAAGTTTGGCTGTCTACAACCTCGCCATTGTTCAAACTCTCCTGTATAAACTCTACAGAATTATAATCTTCTGGTCTAACACATTTCCAACTTTTAACACGAAGACGGAATCCTTCGCTTTCTTTAACAACTTCATTTAATACGTTCATGTATTTCTCCTTAAAAAATAAGATCGGCTGCAATTACAAATCGATCTTGAGTTGATTGTGGTATCATGGGCCTATGATACACTTTACCAGGGTAAACAATCCAAGTAAAATCTTTTGGTACAGATTTAAATCTTTCAAGATTTTCTACGCCATTATAGGCAAATTCTGTACCACATTCTGTTTTGTCTGCAACATCATCAGGAATGTGCAAATAGTACACACCACTTAGTGTGCGCTCCTCACCGTATTGATGAGTATGCCAGAGCCTTTCCCGATCTTCTTGAATAGTGTTTGAAGTCATAAAACTCCAAGCCATTAGTTGTTTAATTGGAACTTCTTTTCCAAGATACATAAAACAACTAAAGATAAAACTCATTCTAAATTTTAACCAAGTAGGATCTTGGATTCCAAACAAATTAACTTCTGTTTGATACTTTGGTGAATTTTTAAAATATCTACCTTGATCAATAAATTCTCTAATTTGTGACTTTGCACTATTGTGATCGTCAGAAGTTATAACCGAACTAAAATCGTATTCTTCAAAAGTTTCAAAGCCGTTATTAAATACCACTGTCATAGTCGTTCACTTAATAGTATGCGGCATAACTGCTCGTCTTTTTCATTTTTAAAATGAAACTCCATAAAGTCTTCAAATGGGTGATAGACAAACCTATCACCGGGTAAACCAAACACTTCCAATACCATGGCACATGTTTCATTCCACCACGATGTTCCTTGATTGTGCCAATCTACTCGAACACAATAACTAAACTTCTTTACGGTAATTACCCTTTTCTGGGATAACGTGTCTAACACCGCCTCTTGGGTCATCCATATCTCCTTTGCGTCGCGGAATCATATGTACATGTGGGTACATTACTGTTTGACCAGCAGCCTCGCCAACATTTTGTCCGATGTTGAACGCTTCCCACCGTCCAAGTTCAACGCCTTCAAACCCGAATTTATATGCGGCTTTGAAGCACTCCCAGAGATTAACACTTTGCTCTTCGGTAGGCACAAATAGCAAATGCCCGGGGGTAACTGGATATGCGTCTCTAAACACCCAAAAGTCTTTTGATCGGAATTCAATTTCAGTCCACGGTGCTCGATTTTCATCTAAGGCCCTTTCAAGGTTGGTCATCTTTAATCTCAGCAAGTTGTTCTAGTAAGTATTCTCTATACATTCTTAACGATTCGCTATGACGATCTGCGTTAGTAGGCATGTCTTTTACTTTTTCTAGGTCTGCATTTACTTGCGATATTCTTTGTAAGATTTCATCTTTAGTCATTTAACCCACCATTCCTCGTATGGAAATTCAATCCAAACATCTTTCTCAGCTTTATTAACTTCCATGCCCCAGTAATTCATTCCGACATTGCACTTACTACTAAGATTATCAACGACTACAGCAAACCTAACATTATTACCCCAGACACCTTCCCATTTAGGATCGTCGGGAAAGCAACCGCTTGGCCAGTCTTTCATAATCCAGTTTAAAGTAGTTCCTTGGTCATTAATATCGTCAACAATGAGAATGTTTTTATTATTATATGCATCTTCAGCCATTCCTAGATCGCTAACAGTTTCAATGTTATCTCGAAGACTAACCTGTAGCGGCTTCATAGGGATGTTAAAATATTGACTAATCATTACAGCAGGCAATAACCCACCACGACTAATACCTACAATGTAGTCAGGTTTCCAACCAGTACGTTGAATAGTAGAACACATGTTTAAAACAAGCAATTTAAATTCTTTAAATTTTATTAAACGCTTGTTCATTGAATGTTCCTTTTGGTAGTGCTATTATCTTCTGACAAAGATCGAACAATTTGTTGTTGCACATCTTCATCGAGAGTGTCAAGATCTTCAGCAGTAATTTGAGTCGACATAGCTTCGAGCTCTTCTTTACTTTTGTTCTCAAACATGTCCATAATGTCTTTAATCATTTGATCAAGCTCTTCTTGAGTGCCATCAAAATGATCAAAACATCCTGGCGCAAATTCGACTTTGAGTTTTTTGTCTTCAGTCATCGTCGCCTTTAATTGTTTCAAATGTTCTGTATTTTCCCAATGCCGCAATGTATTCGTCATACAATTTCTTTAGCTTTGGGTGCTTAGCCTCTAGTTTAACATCTCTTTCGGGAATTTGCAAGACTTTTTCGATTGTGGTTAACCGTTCTTCTAAATCTCTACCGTTAATAACCATTCGACCTGTAACTTCTAATTCTGGCGGATTGGTTTGTTTAACAGTTAATGCAGGATTGGTATTGACAGTGCCATTAGCCCAAATATTAGAATAAGAAGTACCGTTACTACCAGTAGATGTTAAAAACTGTCCGTTCGTAGTGTTAGTAGTATAGTTTACTAAAGGTATTGCTCCGTATCCTGGACTAACCGCGGAGTTTACGTTCTTGTAAGTAGCTGTCATTGTGAATCCATTTATTATCAACAAGAAATCCCCATTCTCGTTTTTGTGGACCAGGCATAAACAAGGTCCATGCAGTTACACCGGCTTTAAGCTCAATGCGATGATAGCTATTAGGACTGCAAATACGAAAATGACCAGGCCTGCGCCAATGCCGTGTCTCACTGATCTTGACTCCAGTTGAATCAAAGTTAGGAGTCCATTCATAATAACCACCTTTTAAAATCAATGTGGCATACGGCCATGGATGATCGTGTATATCATCCGGATCACCTTTTAAAAATTTATGTAAAAATACATTAAACGGGAACGTTTTTCTATCTTTTAGAAAAAGATAATATCTTTCTAGATAGGGTTGATTATCAACTCGATCCATAATGATCCTTTTTCGATCATGCTTTTCTAAAAAAGAAAAGAATTTATTTTTTATCTGTTGGATTATCATAATCGTCTTTCACAAGTTTATAAGTAGTTTTAAACTTTTCAAATGCAATTTTCAATCCAGGATACTGCTCGCACATTTCTTGAATTCTTGTCCATTGCGGAAATGAATTGACCCATTCTTCGTCACTCCAGTAATACGGTGAACTATCGAGTGTTACTGTATTAATAGTACCAGACACTGCGCCACCGTTTGTTATAGTAAAACTACCAGTTGCACCTACACCACCTATACCAGCACCGGTGTTATAAAAATAAGTACCTCCGGTATTGCTTAGAGTAATTGTATCTGATGCAACCATAGTAGATACATTCTGAGATGAGAACTCACCGGAATCATCTAATGTTATTGAGTAGCTTGGTTGCGCTGAAGAATTGTTCATGTAGTGCATCCTTTTGTTTTCTTATTTGCGGCAAGAAAGAAGCATAGTTTTCCATGTATTGAGTTATTTTATAACATATAGCAGGTCTAAACATTTCGTATGCTTCAAAACTTTCAGTCCATTCACTAGGATACTTAAATGTATCAAATGCCATCTCGCTATAGCTTAGGCGATCTGGCACCATAGGGATAGCATCTACTACGGCACCTTCGTACCAACTGATGCCAAGTGTTTCTTGTAAGTTAGCACTGAACACTAGTTTAGCCTCGCCTAACAAATTATGATACTCGTTCTTTGTAAGTTGCTGATCCTGACAAACAACAAATTCATATTGTGGTAAGTGTTCTTTTAGATCACGGAATATGTCAACTTGTTTTTCTGGAGCGATACGATGCGGGAAAAGAATAAGATCACGCTTGGGCATGTTTTTATACATTAACAATGTATCCTGCATATACTCCATAGGCCAGCCAGTACGTACAAATCTAGGATCTTCACCATTTAGGATTTCTTCTAAGTGTTCACTATACCAAGGATTTTCTGTAGGATAATCATTTAGTAAATTTGTATAGAACAACTTGATATGGAAATCTGTAGCAAAGTAGTTATGATCAAATGCGTGAAAGAAACTCTTCTCAGCATGTCTAACCCAAGGCTTATTACCTACAAGACGTCCTAAAAAGTCTTGCGGATCATAACTACCAGCATGCCATAAGCCGTGAGTGACTACTGGAATGCCCAGCAATTCACTCATATACTTTAGGTTAATGATACCCGGGTGCCAAGCATCAGTAAAAATAAAGTGATCACCGGGATGAACGGCTCCGTCGCAAAATAGACGACCCATCTGCTCCACTTGTGCTGATTTATAAATGTTGGTACCGCCAAAATTAAGGAACGCACCCGGAGTAGTTGCTGTAGGAATGTCTGTAGGCCCACATAGAACTTGAACATTGTGTCCTGCCTTTTTAAGTAAAGTAGGTACATGGCGCTTCCACTGCGCCGTATACCTGGTTTCAACTGCTTCTAAATCAACTAAAAATACGTTCATTAAGCATCGTGTCTTGAGTTATTAAATCTAGGCTTATTTCCTAGGTACGGTTTACGTTCACCGGTCCAGGGCTTCTTTTCGCCATTCCATGGACGCTTAGGTCTGCGGCTATTTTCAAATGAACGCCATACGTGGCTTTCTCTATTATAGAGATCTGCCGGGTTGTATGGAAGGAGTTCGAATCTGCAAAAATTTAGCAGGTTTTCGAGATCGTTAAAAATTTTAACAACTTCCGGTTTCATATACTGTCCTTAATTAATATTTGATAAATGAACCATTTTCTCCGTCTTCGGAGACCTCAATCCAAACCTCACGGCCTGGATACTTTTGTATAAATAAACAATGATAGAGAGATAAGTTATGCCTATACTGACTACCACTAATGTTAATTATACTTGTTTTTTGTGCGGAAGTCAAGCCTTCTACATAAGTGTGAACTCCAAACAGATGCGTTGCGTTGAAAAAATTACCCAATGTCCGGGCCACGCTAAGAAGGCCGAAGCCTCTCGACAGGCACGAATGAGTAAAGCGGATAGAATCAAACATATGAAAACTATGAGCGAACGAGGAAATGCCAGTCTCAAAGAACTTCATACTGATGCTAATTGGCGTAGACAAAAAGGACACAATATTTCCAAGGCTAAATCTACCATTCCTATCGAACAGCGTCCTCTCTGGGAAGCATACGAAAACATTGTTGATAGAATTACAAGAGATAGTTGGATATATCATAATGATAAAATTAATCCTTTAGGGCTACCGCGGGGAACTGAATACGAGTTGGATCACAAATATAGCAAACATCAAGGTTTCCTAAATAATGTGCCGCCCGAATTAATCGGGCATTATTCAAATCTTCAAATGATTTCACGGCATTCCAATCGCACAAAGTATAATAAATGTTCCATTACTTTGGAAAAACTTCTTCAACTTCAACAGGTCGAAAAACTGGTGTAGATTTTGACATTCTTACAAACTCTAAATTATTAACTGAGAGTGTGTCTAATGTGCCGCGATAGCGTTCAATGCTTACTTTGCCGTTATTTTCAATAACATAGAAAAACTGATCAGTAGCACCACCGTCTATTTGTTGTTTAAAATATTCGTTCATTCTTCAACTCCGAAATGTTGTTTAATCTCCGCCATACATTGTGTGCCACCATTCAACCAAGTATCAACTGATTCGGGAACAGGATCACTGATAACTTGTTCGCAACATCCTAAACATTCCTTTACAATCAACTCGGCGAACTTTTCTTTACTGAAGACGAGTTCTCCATCATATGGCACAAGACTCTGTGCGGCAAACTTTTCCAACATAGGTATCTTTTTCATTCTTTGTAAACCTTTGTAGTTTTTTCAAATCCAATATAGGTTGTTTCAGTAATATCTTTACCAAGCAAGTTTTTGATTTTAGGATCATTCCAACAATCTTCGTCAATCATAATATTTTTAGTAAGACGCATTTTACTGAGTATGTAGATAACTTCTTCCAGTGTAGTCACTTGAGACCAGTCCAATGTCTTGTATCTGTTAGTTATTGGTTCTGGCGGTAATCGCTTAAACAGATTCCACATTACACATTCCCCAATCCTACTCTACTATAACCCAGTTCTGATTTAACTTCTCGCTCAATGTTTTGAGTCTTATGCCGCCAGTTGATACCCCAAGTGGTAATAAACTCAATAGCATCACTATCAAGATTACACTCAACATAGCCCATATTGCCCCAACGGCGATTTTCTGGATCTGCCAAGCACCACGCTTCTAACTCTGCCCGTTGCTCTCCACCATAGTGCGACATCTCAAAACAATATTTAAACTTGTTCTTAGAATGAGGAGGTGGCATCTGGCGAATAGTAGTTCGGGGCAAAGGCTTAGACATATTAGAACTTAATTAGAGCACCATTTTCGCCGTCTTCTGACACTTCGATCCAAACTTCTCGTCCTGGGTGTTTTGCGGCAATCTGTTCATACAAATCTTCTGCCATCATCTCACAGGATTTATAGTCTAACTGGAGTGTTCCTTGACTATACAGATTTTCTAACCAGCGTTTAAATTGAATAAATTCAATCGCCCGGTCTGAATGTTCTACGGAAATCCAAACTTTAAAGTGGAAGATGTGACGATGCGGATATCCTAGAAAACTTACATCGTACTCATCACCTGTAGCAAGTGCTGGATCTGTAAGTGCGGCTGGATATTTGTGCATACCTTCTTTCTGAAAGGTAACCCAAATCATTTTGTTAGGGCGGATATCTTGTTTAATAATCATAGGATTTAAATTTTCTATTTTACCAACTATCATTGTACAATCTCGTCATTGTTATATTGTGACCAGTCTGTGAAGTTTTTACGATCCATAAGTGAGTGCAGACTGTGGGACCACACACCTGGGTTTGTTGCTTTAAAATCCTTGTCATCAATTTTAAGCATTGTATTATAGTTCCATAATTTAATATATGGAATTGGCACACGTATTTGCGGAATAAAGTTATCATACTCACAATAACCGCTTTCGTGAAATTCTTCAATTTGATTAAACGGAATATCTAAGGAGCATAGAACACCTTTTTTAAGGAAATAAAAGATCATTTCTTCCCATGCTTTGTGTTCTTCATAGGTCCGTGGATTAAAACTATGATTAGCACCAAAGAAAATATGCTTACATTCTTTATCTTTAAAGAATTCTTCTATAGCATTGCAAGGGTGTACTCCTACAACAAACAAACTTAATTTTCCAAACGCAGGAGTATGTTCAATTTCAGTGCCAACAAAAAAGTTTACTCCCGTAGTAACTCCATCATTGTAATTACGCTTCATCTTTTTTGTCCTTTGCTTGCTCGTACCGCCTAAATAATCTAGTAACATCTTCCATTTGTGTTTGAAATATATGTGGACTAGCTTCACAGACCTGCATCATATCCCAATCACTGGGATAGTGGCGTAATACACCTCTAGCTTGACTGCGTATAATTGCAGGAACCTTAGGAGTCTTTTGCGGATCCATTAGTTCTTGCAAAAACTGGCGAGCCATTTTTACTGCACGATATCTTTCGTCGGGGAGTGTCATTCTTTTACCTGTAATTCTAGCTGGTCTAATAATTGTTCTTCTTCTTCACTAAATTCTTCGGAGTGCTCTAATTGTACAGTGGTTTCTTCTTCAAAGTCAAACAGATTGGCAAATTGTGTTGCCGCGTTAACTGTTTTCTTACCAGTAGCACCACGTGTGCCAATAATAGACTGCCAAAATTTATCAAACGACTCAATGATCAATTCTGCATCTGCACGATTAGGTGTAGAGAAAATGGCATCAACTACATCTCTAAAATAGACACGATCGAACTTTTCTTGTACTAGCATAGCCGGAACCTTGCCGTTATCGTATGCTTGATTAGCACGTTGAACAGCGTTCAAGTGAGCATATACGTTATGACCCATTTGAATAGCATAGCTAAACGAATCCCATGACGTCCTGCCTTCCTTACCAATCTTATTTAGGTCGCCCGGATTGTATATACAAACATCTTTTATTTGGCACTGATCGATAAGGGGACTTGATTCAAAGTTTGCAAAAACTCTGTCTTGGATGACTGCGTCTTTGAACAGTCTTGTGTCTGTTGCGTACTTTTTGTCATCAGCAGATGGCACCATGCGATAGACCCATTTTGTTCTATCTTCGAGTTCAGTTTGGATGTAGATTTGTCCGTTTGCTGTTGCCAGAAACGGTGAGGCGCAGTCAAAAGATATGGTAAAGTTTTCATTATGGTATTTTCTCACTGCTCGTTGAATATCAGTTAATAAAGTTGCCCACTCTAACTTAGAGGTGCCCAGGAAGTGCATCCAGTCTTGATGACCCTTTTCAAGGAGTCCGTCAAACTTCAATGCTACTAATCTTTTTAATACCAAATGGATGTCACACATATTCTGCCCACCCATAGCCCAGCCGTTGAACGCCTTGTCGCCGTAGACTTTAGGATCGCAAAAGTCTTTCATCTTACTATACCAATCATCGGCTTGTTTGTGTGTTTCACCTTGCAGAACATTTAAGAACTTACAAGCACCAGTGCGATGTTTGATCCAATACTCGTTGTTGTATTTGGTTGCTTCTACAGCTTGATCATATGATTCGATCCCCGTAGCTTTACGCCCAACAGGACTACGTTCAACCCACGCAGGAATATCAAGCACCATGCCGTAATCCATAAGTGTATCCATCCAGGTTAATACCTGTGTACGCTTTTTATGAGCCGCATCTAGTCTTGCTTGATACTGCTTTACATGATCAACCTTAGTGTATTTAAGGTTGCCTTTCTTATCCATAGCATGATTACCAGTGGGGTCAATGACTGGTACTAGTTCAATACCTTTGGCAACAGCTTCAGCCATCATAGCCTTTACTTCTGGCCCAGTTGGATCTCGCCACTCACCTTCCCAAACACCTTTACCAATCTGGAATCCGCCTGAGTCGCCTAGTACCCAACTTGTACTACGGTCTCTATTACGGAACATATCTTCACTATCGTCTTTCTTAGTAAGATCTAAGTTAGCGTGACCTGCTGAATAGAGACACCACTTATAGTAGAATTCTCCCTTTTCAGGTTCTAAATAGTTTAGACTTTCCATACCAGCACCCCACACGCTAGGAATACGTGCAGGATCTACATAATTTCCGTGCCGTTGCTTGCCGATAAATGTAGCATAGAATCCTGAAGTTGCTGGCAAAAACACAGCATAGTCGTGTTGAGTAGCTGTTAAGTTTTTATTCATTATTTGCTTTGAGCTGGTAGTGTATAGTTGTATTCAGCCATGCCGCTGTCGACTGTAATTTGCAATGCACCAACATCTGCAATACGCATAGTCTTGTCACCGTCTAGATTAAGAATACTCATAACCTGTTGGACTGGCCATGACCATGTTTGTTTTAGCTTGCCTGTAACCCCTGCTTGGAAGGTAAAGCTACCTGCGTGTGTGCTGGCATCACCAAAGCTAAACACTAGGTCATCACCTTTAGTAGTTACTTGGAATACTGGCTCTTCACTGTGTGCTTGTGCCTGGAACTTCAATCTTTGAATACTAGACACGTTAGGTTGAAATTCAATATCCCACTTGGCACCTTTAAACTTTACAGTCTTAAGTTTTTCGTTAATGATTTCTGAGTTCATAAATCTATAGTCATTAACAAAGTCCCCTTCTTTGTTTTTAAAGTGGATACCTGTAGGAATATCGTCACCGTTTCTATTCTGTCTGACAACATCAATTTCTGCACCCTCTTTGTATTCAGGACATCTTAAATGAATACTGAGTTTATCCAAGTTAGGCATACCAAATGTACCTTCAAATGCAGGAACTGCGGTGTGGGTTTTAGCGTTAACTACAACAGACCGATCCTCTGCCATTGACTCGATTACTGTATCCGAGTCACTTCCGCTAATTTTAACTAGCGGTAAAAATCCTAGACTATGCGTGTGTGCAACTAGGTCTTGTAAAATATCTTTCATATGATTCTCCATGTTTATCTATTATATTTAGGTTTGTGGTAAAAGTCAAGAGGTTTTTCTTACTTTTTTGTTATATTCTATTGCCGTTTTAACAAGTGTAGCCGATTCCCCAATTTGGTCTGCCCAATACGTAAATGCATCTGTATCTTTAGGGAAACAATGCCCTCCCCATCCTCGCATTCCATCTGGTCCAGGCACCATAGTGTGATCACTACCTATCCGTTGATCCTGACTAATCAGGTGTCTAACAGCATCAAAATTTAAATCTTCCTTTTGGCAGATATCATATATCTGATTAAAGAAGCTGGTCTTCAGTGCTAAAAAACTATTCACAGAATATTTTATTAACATTGATTCTTTAGCGGTACAATTGAACGCTATTTTACAATTTGGCAGTGTGCCTAAAAATAGTTCCTGCCAAAAACATTCAGGATCTTCCCCACCGAGGATAACGTATTTTTGATTTAAAAAATCAATATTGGCACTACGAGCACGTAAAAATTCTGGACTATACACTATACTATGGTCAGTAAACATTTCTGTTATAACATCTACTACGCCCGGACTTACTGTGCTTTTTATTAGAATTGGCATAAACACAGGTACTTGATCCAGTACATTAATAATATTTGATGGGTCACAAAACCCGCCATCTGTATTAGGTGTAGATACGCAAACAATAATACCATCTGCATCGTGATGATCTTTAATTGTATTTTCACTGCACACTGGATCCACTATTACTATTTCATGTTTTGTTTTAATAGCATTAGTGACCGCCTTGCCAACAAATCCGTAACCTGCAATAATTATTTTCATATTAAAACTCGAATAAACTGTTAAAGGTATTTTTTTCTTCAGTGCTAGTAACATCCCAATGAAGAACTCCGATCAAGTTGGACAACTTATTATCTATAATAGTCTGTTCCATTTCTGCATGATCAAATGGCAAATCTTTAAACCATTGCGGCAACCTCAGCTCGTCAACTGGATACGCAACAGATGTAAAGCCAATAGGATTTTGTTTAAGTTTACATACAATAACCTTAGCCCCATCAGTAATACCCATTGAGTATTTGTCTCCCATCATTCTTTTTAACGTATTCCAATTAATACTGGCACGAACGTGTCCTGGCATGTTTGCTTTTCCAGCTTTGCGTTCTTTTTCTTGATACTCAGTAATCTTGTTAGCACGTTTTGGACTGCCTTTTTCCCAACCAGGTCTGCTTTTGAATTTTAATCTAAATTCACTAATGTGATTAAGTACATCTTCTTCAGTAGCGCCAGTTAAGACCTTCTCAAGAACATCACTTAAAAAGTTTTGAATAAATTCTGGAGTATCACTACGCTTTAGGTCAAGGCCCATAGCTTTGATCTTGCCTGGCTTGCCATCTACATCTGTACGTTTTCCTTCTTTATCATAGTAAAGGACTGCATAACGTTTCTTAGTAATAAACAGGCCTTTGCTGGCAACAATTTCTCGCCCTGCCTTAATAACTTCACCACGTGCTTTCGGGCAATGGAACGCATCTAACATAAACTGTGGGAATGTTGAGTTAACTTCTTCACCGATTTGGTCGTATAGTTGAACTACACTTTCTTTGGTCCATGGCAATTGCCCTGCATTAATTTCATTTTCTAATGTCTTATATGCACTAAAGTAACACGAATCAGTATCACCGTAGATAATAGCTTTGCCTATATGATTAAATTCGCCTGTTACAATTTCGTTTACCTTACTAGCCATATGTTTGGCAATAGCACGTCCGGTTAATGTTGTTGATTGGCCAATTCTGTTATCAAAGAATCTGCATCCTGGATTCAAAATAGCACCGTACAAACTATTCAAGTTAATCTTCTTAACTAGTTGTCGCTTGTCCCAGTATTCTTCTTCTACTTTGTTTCCTGCCGCAATACATTCTTTTAGTTTGGCCTGCATCTCTTTACGTTCAGCATACCAACGTTTTAACAAACCAGGAATAATACCTTCTTTCTCGTAGGTAAAGATAGTTCCATTGGCACTTAATACCCAAGGTTGATGACTGTCGAAAATTAATTTATATACTTCGGCTGCACTTAGATTGTCACTAGAACCATCTTGCCAATCAATGGCAATCTCTGTTCCAATTTCTTCATTCATGACCGCAGTGTACTCTAATGAGCCAAACATACCTTCCCACGCAGCCGCAAACGATTTGCCTTTGGCAAGGTGCGCCTGAATGTATTCATCTGTCATAGTTGGGCGTAACTGGCCAATAATAGTTTCCGGTCCCATGTTAAGCGCACGAATGGCACTTGGGTACAGACTGTTAATGTCTAGTGATCCAATCCAATCGTGAATGCCTTCTTTAGGATAGGCAACATACGCACCAGCCGCTTGACTGTCTTCTCGTTCGTCCATTTTAGTTCTGTTAGGAACTTGGAAACCTCTGCGGTGTGCTTCGTTAATGATAGCCTGTTCGGTTACAGCCACAGCACCCATTGTAGTCTGTAGTAACACAGTACATTCGTGTGCCAGTGTGTTGGCAAGGTCAATAAACTTTAACTTTTTATCTAGTTTGTCTAGCAGTGCCGTATCTTGTCTGTTATATTCAATAAACTTTTTAAAGTCATGATTATAAAGTTGATCTAACGACCCCTCATACGGAGTCTTACGCTCATCAAGTTCATATTCTGCAATAGCATCCAATCGATAACTATGTCTCTCTTCATATGTGTACTTGCGATACAATTCAAGACTATCTAAGTGTACCCGCCCTAACAGGTCAAAGGTTACAGAATCTCGTCCAAACTTTTCGTATTCTCGTCTTTTTGGAAATTGGTTAAACAAACACAGTCTACGTGTATCTTCTTTGCTTAATGCTTTAGTAATACGATTTACAGTATAGGGCATATCAAAGCCTTCACTGTTCCAACCGCTTAGAATGTCAGCATCTTGAATTAAATCCAAGAACATGTCTAACATCTCTGATTCTTTTGCAAATAGATATGTATTAGGAAATTCAGCAACGGCTTCTTTGGCCTGCTCCATTGTCATAGTCTTAGGAGGCACAGCTAAACATACAAGGGTATCTAACCATTGTAGGTGGACAGCGATGGCAGTAATTGGCATAAACGCATCATCTGGTGATGCATAGCCACGTTCTGGATCAAAGTCCACCTCAATATCCCAAAACGCCACGTTTAGTTTTGGAGCATCTTGATTTAGATAGTGTTCACTTAAACATACAAAGATAGGATTGATATCAGCTTCAAATAATTGCTTACCTGAATTGATAGCTTGTTCTTTGCGTAGTTCTTTAGTGTTCTTACAGACAATCCTGCTAAGTGGATCTCCGTAAATTGATTGATGTTTGCCCTTAGGGTCTTTATAGTAGAAAGTGTGTTTAACAGGATAGTCTTTGTACTCCCGCTCACCTTTCTTATTTCGTTCAACAATCTTGATGACATCTTCATCACGGTTGAACCATGCGTCTACATAACTCAAATTTTTCTCCTATGCAATTTTAGGCTTGCAAATACCAATGTGATCATTTGTGGCTGATCAAACCTTACTCATATATTATTTATTAGTCTAACATAGCCGATACAATCAATAGTGACTAACAATAGATAGTTAGCTACCATGCCTGTACTTTTGCGAGTCCATGCCGCCCATCCAAATATTGCACATTGAAGTATAAAGATTGGATAGAGCCAAATAAACAACGGATCAGTAGCACCTGCCGCGAGTACTAGCGAACACCCGAGACTCATAAACCATGCAGTAATTTCTAAAACAAATCGAGTTGGCCACTCATTAAAATCTGTTTTAGCCCATTTAAAAACGTTTGACAAAAAATGAGTCATTAGATCCGCTTAGTAATATCTAAGATTGCTTCAATTTCTGCCCAGTCTGCATTGTGATCAGACCAATTACCTTTATGCGCAATTTTAATTGCACGATTAATAATACTTGGTTTTAGTTGTAATTCTTCTGCTACTGCTTTAACAGTTTCTTTTAGACCTTCTGATAGATCTTCAATTTCTCGAAGTACTGTACTGCCTTCTGCAATAAGTCTTTCAAGTTTGGCTTTTTCTTCTGCTCCGTAGGAACGACCTGACATAGTAATCTCCTTGATAGATGTAGTATACACTAGTTATACTGCATAGTCAATAGCTAAATCAAAAAAAATGGCAGACTTAGTCTGCCATTTTAGGAGTGGATAAAATTATTGTCCAGTAGCTTTAAGTGCGTCTAACTGAGCTTTTGCCGTTTTAACATCGTCAGCCATCTCTGGGTCGTTAGCATACTTGCCGATAAGTGTCTCTAGTTCTGCCATTTCGCTAGCATACCATTTTGTAAGATTAGTTTTGCCACCGCCAACACTTCCAGAAGTAGTGCCGCCTTGATCAGCTGCCCCACCTGGAATTTTCAAAGTCTTACCTGCATAAATCAAGTTTGGATCTTTAATGTAAGGATTGGCTTTCATAATGTCTTGGATGCTTACGCCAAACTTTTTACTGATCTTTGTAAGATTGTCACCCTTAACGATAGTGTAATCACTACCAGCACCCGCGGCTTTACCTGACTGTGCTGGCGCATCTGCTGGCGCCGCAGTTGTTGGTCCTGTAGCCGCAGTAGGTTTTACGTCAGTTCTATCTCCACGATATGCTCCGTTTGGATCACGGGCCGGAGTAGTAGGTTTTACGTCAGTTCTATCTCCACGATATGCTCCGTTTGGATCACGAGCTGGTTTTTCTCCGTTGAGAGCAGTAACACCTGCAGTCCCTGCACCTACAGCACCGGTACCGATGGCAACTTTTTGCCCCATACTCATTCCCGATTTGTTAGGAATTACTCTAGCATCAACATCAATAACATCGTCGGCAGCACCGGGACGTTTTGCAGGTAAATTGGGGCGTGTAGCAATAGCGTTACGACCTGCGCCTGCTGGAACAGGCAACGGTGCTTCTAATAACAGAAGTTTATTTCTAATAGCACCCATGCTTTCACTTAATGATTTTGGTTGAGTTGATTCTTCCATGTCAGTATCACTAACTGGAGGCTTCTTAGTAAGAGCCACAAGCTCTTTCATTCTAGCACGATCTTTTTCTTTGTCACCTGCACTGCCCGAACCACCTGCAGAGGAACCTTTTGCTAATTCGTCTAATGCGGCTTGTGCATCTTGTAACGCGGCAATAACTTCTGGATCATCAATATCTGCAAGTTCAGCCATGATCTTTCTAATTAATGCTACTTCTTTTTGGTATTGACCAGCATTGATAGTTATACCGTTACCTATGTCTTGTTGGACAACAGGTCCAGTGCCTAAGGTTACCTTTTCACTTAGATCGTATCCAAATTCTTCTTTTAATATATTTGATAGTGAACTATGTATTGATTCTTTAACTATGTTAACTCCCGGAACATCCCACCCTTGAGTTTGGGCCTGAGTTGGCGGCTTCATTACAGACTTACCTGATTGCGCAGGAGCACCGGGTGTTGCTCCACCTGCTGCCGCACCTTTTGATCTAATTCTAGCCACTAGATTCTTAAGCTGACCCAGGCGTCTCTTTATAAATTCATTGCTAGTGTTAGTTGCGCCAGTTCTAGCAGAGTCGGTTTTACTAGCTTGAAATTCTCTTTCAGCATCACCTCTAGTCAGCATGTTTGCTAATCCACTTGGACCTTGTGCATTGCCCGGAATCAACCCTAGCTTTTGTAATGCTAGTGTGTCATCTCTGTTAGGAGGTGCTGTTCTTGGACTATTTGGCTTAGAATGAAACTCTGCATCACCTTGCGCAACAACAAATTCACCTTTGCTGTTCATCAGTCCAGGCAAACCACTTTTTGCAGCCAACGCCGCTAATGCATCGTTACCGGCAGTTACTGGATCAAGAGTAGTAAATCCACCCCATCCACCTGATTTTTTCTTTGCCGCTGCCGCATCCATTGCCTGCTTTTCAGCTGCCTGCACATCTTGCAAACTCAACGCTTCGTTGATTTGTCGTAGTCTTGCAATAATATTTTTTATGTCCATGATTTATCCTTTGCTAGTTGCTCTAAGCATCCAAGCATGTTTTTTATGTGAGTCTAAACGACCAGCTATAAAATCAGCTAATCCTTGTTCATTAGTTGAATCTGCAAGACCAAATACTTGATTAAGTAGTTCAATCAATTTGGCGTTGTCTTGCATAAGTTCGTTAACCATTTCTTCAGCACTGACTACACCGGGTGGTTCGTCAATAACACTAAGTTCCTGAAATCTGCCAATGCTCATTGGTGTATAAGATCCTAGTGCGCGAATTTCTTCACCAAACTGATCAATGCTGCCGTATACTTCTTCGTATATAGCACCAAATAAATCATGGAACTGTTTAAAGAATATACCTTCAACATTGAAATGAAAGTAGTGTGCTTTCATGTAAAACACAAAGGTGCTAGCCATAGCTACTTTCATTGACTGCTTTAAATCTTCCATGTTACTCGTCGCCTTCGTTCACTGGTGTTGTTTTAGGCTTAACGCTTTCTTTTTTAATCTTCTCGCAGTCGTTTACACGCTTACCTGCGTTCTTGCCAGTACCAGGTTGGGTGCCAACTTTTCTGTGCCCAGGCCAGCAGTGCTGTGGGCCTGCTACACCTTCTTTGAACGCTGGATTTGTAGGGCCCGGAGTTTGTGGGCTCCATCTTTTACCTTTGTGTGGTCCAGATGTTACAATAGGATACTGACCATCTTTGCCTTTTGGTGGCGGAGCAGTTGCTCCATCTGGCGGGGATAAGTTTTCATCTACACCTTGCGATCTATACACACCGTCTACTTTTTGTTTTGCTGTGCCACCTGTTACTTTAACTAGTGCAGTTAGTAAATCGTTAAATTTTAAAGTTTCATCAACTAGAGCATATGGCACAATAGTATCACTGCCTAACACTAGATCAGCATCATCAAAGTACAGCTTTGTTTCTTTTGGCAGGCCCGCTTCTTTCTTTAACCACCTAGTAATTTTACTCTGGTCTCTAAATTTTCTATAAAATTTAGTAACATTATATCCGTGTGCGCTGCCTTCTAACACACTTTGACTTTCCATTGTCAATAAGTTTTCATCTACAGGAACTGCCTGTTTCTTGTGTTTGACATCGCCTTGCTTTTCAGCTCGCTTTTTATTTGTGTGTGCGCCAGCACCGCTGGTTGTTTTCATAGCGTGTTTGGCTACAAAGTTAGGTGGCTTTGGTGCAGGAGTACTTTTTACTTCGGACAAGTGTTCAGACAATTTTAGTCTTAAGTTGTCTTCTTGATTAATGTCTTCTTCTTCAACTAGCTTTAGATAAGTTTTAAACAGACTAGGAGTTTCGTTTAGATCAACTGGCTTTGGTTTAGGTGTATTCATATACACTATATTTTCTGCCTGTGACAATCTATTAGTCTTAGGATTCTTACCTTCGGTAACCACCTGAAGAAGTTTTTTCATGTCGCTGGACCCTTCTGCAGCCTTTTTAGAAGAGCTGTCTAAGGTCTGTAGAAGTTTCTTCATGTCCATATAATTATCCGTTTAAGCGAGTCATTAATTGCTTCATACGAAACAAATCTGCAGATTCTTTTACTGTTTCTTTGTTACGACTTGGCATTGCTGGATTAGCCGTGCCAGGTTTAGTAGCAGCCGCACCTGCTGCCTTCTTTGGATCATTACGGCTTGGGAAAGGGCTTTTAGCTTTCTTTGCAGGGGCAACGCTTCCGCCGTCTACGTCTTGTGGGGGAGGAACACCTTTGTCGGGACTGCTTACCCATACACCGCCTTGAATAGAACCTTCCATTTTGGCTTTTGCTTTAGCAACAGCTTTTTTAACTGGAGAATCTTTTTTAGCAAAAGGATTTACACCTTTCTTCGGTGCAGTGCCTTTCTTTGTGTCAGCAATAGCCTGCTTCATTGGTTCTTTTTTGTTTTTGTTTTTGTTTACGTCTAAGAAGTCTGGCTTGGAAGCTTCAGACATGCCGCCACATTCTTTCAAACCATGCACTGGGCATTTTTTGCCTTTGGCAGTATGGTTACATTTTTCATCGGCAGCTTCTTTAACATTTTTAGCTACTGCTTTACTTACAGCGGCACGTTTTGTTTTGATATACTTGTCAGACTTGGTATTCTTTTGACCGTCATTGTCTACGTCGTCGTCTTCTTTACCTACAGGATCAAGTGCTTCTTTAACTTTTTGGCCGTCTTTAACACGAGTTACGGAATCTTTACCAAAACGCTTTTCCCAGTTCTTGCCTTCTTTTTCTTCTGCTTTGTCAGCAGCCTTGTCACTTGCTTTATCGGCAGCTGATTGTGACTTGGCTTGTGACTTTGGTTCTGTATGCGGCTCATCGCTAAAACGATTTGGATTTTGTGTATGCTTGGTAACACCTTTTTTACTACGATCAATCTTACCACCAGTTGACGACTTTTCTTCTTTTTCTTCTTTAACATCTTTCTTAGACATTTTTTCAGCTTGCTTCTGCTTTAACTGTTTAATCTTGTCTTTAGCTTCCATCAGCTTGTTACGCAGTTCAACTCGTTGACTTTCAGAGTATACGTCGGCAGTTTCTAACTGTTCTCCGTATTCGCTAAATTTCATCTCGTATTCCATGTAGTGATACACAGACGCAATGTAATCGGCCGCTTTAGTAATCTTAGCTTGGACCCAACCTTCTAATTGTTGGTCTCCATCTAACATTTTAAACAGCTTATAGCTATAATTTGCTAGTTTGTATAGATCAGCCTTGGCCATTGCGCCTTCATGATCTGTTGGCATTGCTGATTGTGGTTCGTTCATATCTTGCATGGTAAAAAACTCCGTAGTCTTATATTTAGCGTTTGATGCTGCCGCCGGTCAGTAGATTATCGCCGTCTACGGCGTTATCTGTGGGCGTTTGCATCTTAGGGCTTTGATTCTTATGTACTGCTCCGACCGACATATCACCGGCAGTTGTTGCACCGCTAGAGGCAATCTCTACCACTGTTTCGTCGTCTTGCGGGCGTTTGGTAAGCATAATCTTACCTTGTAATTCAGGTTTATTTTTGATTATTGCCAGGGCATAGTTATTAGCACCTTTTTTCCATTCAAACGTCTTAGGTTCGCCTTGGCTTTTTAGTATCTTTCCGTTAACACGTAAGTACCAAGGGCCGCGGTCTTTGTTCTTTTGTTGCTGACGTAGTTTTCTTTCAAAGTCGGGATCATCTTCGTGACCTAATTCATGTTCCATTTCACCACGTTTAAAATTACGTCTTTCAGAATCCATTTGATTTTGCTGGTAACGATCGTAATCACCGGGACTCATTGTGTCTGGATTACGACCATACACTTCTGATAAAATTTGTATGACCTTCATTATTTTGTCCTTATTCCTTCACCCACTGGTTTCTCTCCAGTTAGCTTTGGCAAACTAAACCAAAGCTGGAACCACTCTGGAGTTCCGGGTTTGATATTATGTTGTTTCATTAGTTCGCCTTTTTCGTTTCCAGTAAGGCTGATATTACTCCCACCAAACGGATCAACAGGGCTATAGTTTAAATATCCTTTAAACTCGTTTATCCCTGCTAACTTTTTAATTTGATCTAATTCGTTCATTACACACCGTATTGGTTAGTCTTACGTGTTGGGATCGGACTTACTGTATTAGTACTATCTAACTCTTTACTTTCCATATCGCCGTTATTTAGATCAGTGTAAGAAGCACCCACTGCCTTAGCGGCCTTTTTAAACATTTCATTTTCAACTTCTGTATATGGATGCACAGTTTTCTTTTTTCCATACCAACTCTTAGCATCAATGTCAGGAACAGTTTTGCCGTCAGTGCTAGCCATAGCTTGACCTAACTTGAATGCTACATAATCACTGTTGGCTTTTTCTTCGTCACCGTAGATGCTTATACCTCGACTCGACTGACTTTGTCGCTTTGATATTTTAGCTTGTTTTGCTTCAGCCATCATGGCTTGTTCTATTTCGTCAAGTGTTTCTTTTACTAGACCAAATGCTTTTAAATTCTTGTATGGTGTAGATGCATCAACATCTACTGTGGTATTTTGTTTGGTAATAATGCCTACACCGGCTGCATCTTCGTTCTTCTTAACAGCTTTAGCGGCTTTTCTAGCCATTGAAGCTAATATTTGATCTTTGTAAGGCAATAGATATTTGGCTACAACATCAAAGAATGGTTTACCCATTACCGGAGTTTCACTACTTACGCCTGCAGCCTGAGTGAATTTTTTCCTATTGCCTTCTAGTACTGCGGCCCTAAGATCAGTAGCTGAGGAAATTCTATCAGCTTTTCTCCACTCAATTTTTTTAAAGTTATAAAAACCGTGCGGCCCTTGTACGCCATTTGATTTCTGCAATCCTGGTACAAACACTTTTGCATCTTGTTCGTCTGTAACAACGACCAATGTCACTGGGCCGTGTTTTTTATAAACGTAAGTGGCTAATGTCCACCACGTCTGCTCTGGCACTATATGTCCTTCAGTGCCCGACCAAATTGTCTTAATGCATTCAACTTTAACTTCATATGGCAACGGGTCGCTTGGACCGACAGTTGCTTGATTAGTTCCTAAATACCAAACAGGACTTTCAGATGCTTTGATCCATGCTTCTTTGTGGCCAACGTGTGGTGGATTAAACCGTCCAAATATTATAGCAACTTCTTGATCAGTTTCTTTTTCTTTTGATTTTGCCTGAACCTTTGTACCAGCCGCAATTTTTGTCCCTACTTTCTGTCCAACTGACTGTGTAGTAGTTCCTGTCTTTGCAATATCGTCACTGCTTTTTACAACATCGTCGACAGTCCTAGCACCAAATTTTCCTAATGCTAAACTTGCTTCTATTGTAAAAAATTCTCTTAATTTCATGATTAATTTCCTGCAGGAACCCAAGTAGTTGGAACATACTTAACTGCACCAAATTTATGATGCTTCTGTGGATAACGTACATGTCCTTCACCGTTAGTGTCCCATATCTCTCGACGAGGTTGCGATTTAACTGATGCATCTATTGCATCTTTAATATCTCTTATTTCTTTAATTAGAAAAAAGATAGCGTCTAATCCGCCGGGGTGCTCTTGTACCATATCAACAATATGTTTTTGTTTAGCGGCACTAACACCTTTCTTTTTCATCCATTCTGTAAAATCGTGTCCAGCAAGATCAGAAAAGTTTCGTTGCCCCTTAGCATGTTCTCTGCTCATTTGATTAAAGAATGGGTAAAAAATTCCATTCTTATCTGGATCAGGTAATGACCCTAAGAAATTATCAATAGTTGCACCGTATTGTTCTGCATATTCTATAGCTTGGTTAACTTCTTCTAATACAGATTGATCTACTTCAGGTGCAGTTTCTGTATAGATAGGACCTTGAACGATTAATCCTGGACTTTGATTAAACATATCAAAATCATCAAGTGGTTCTTGAGAGGCATCATTCATACCAAACGTTGAGAAATAACCGTGCCCTACTACCATTACCTTGGCTTGTGCAATCCTGTTACCTAATTCACTGCCTGCATCTACATGATAGCAAGTATTGGATCTTGGATTAGGACAGAAAGTATAAATCCCCTTGGGGTAGTCTGCACCACCGTCATCAAGACTCTTGTTTAGTAATGGGTCAACACCGTATAGTGCATCGGCATAAACAAATCCTACAAAGTCTTTAGGTGTTGCCGCATCAAATAAAGGATAAAGGTTGGCAAAGTTCTGTGCAAACTGATTACGTTTAGCAACTTCATCAGCAGTCTTGGCTGTGCCACTTTGATTAACAATAAAGTCAACAATCTCTTTAGGACTTTCTGCTTTAACACCTCGAGACCATTGGTTATGACCTACTAAGATTAACGGGCCGTTTTTAACTTCTCTACCCCAATAAACTTGAGGATTACCATCCCACTTACGCCTTAGTGATGTCTTACCTGGTTTTTCTTCAATAATTTCTTTAAAATTATTTAATTGCTCTAGTGTGCCACGCTGTCCCTTAAAAAAAACAAAATGCTCTGGATGATTAAACGGACGTCCGTATCGATCCATGCTATCGTCATCGATAGCAGTTTGTTTTTTAGCTTCTGTAAAAGCAAATAGTTCTCTAAGTAGCATTATTTTTTACCGGTACTAAATTCTTCAGTACACTTCTTATAAAGTTCTAAGCAAACTTTTTCTTGAACATCTTTAGGTAATTTAGATGGTAGTTTTTTAATTGGAAACTCTGCTGAATATGCTTTGTAAGCTTCGAGAGTAGCATTGCTGAATAGGCTACGGTTAGCCTTGCCAGTTTTCATAGCGGCTTTATGCTTGATTACCTGGGGATAAACATGCCGACGATACACATCGTCGTTGTTTTGCATATAAAACAACAGATCTTCAGCTATGTCAAAGCCTGTATCTTCCTGTTTTTTATTATTAAAGTGTAGATCTAAATCAATATTTTCTACTAGTTCGTTAATTCGCATGTTATAAGCCCGTAATTGCACAAAGACAATGTCTTAGTGTATTTATCTTAGGATAAAATCTACGACCAAACTATTTTTTAACAATAGTTTCTACTTTGTTAATGCTGCCACCCAGCATCATTTTAGCCATTAGTAGCTGTTTTTCGCCTTTAACGTAAAAATAGCTCCCGCCCCAGCTTACTGATCTAAGCAACTGACTCTTACAGCCTTTAGTTAGTTTAATCTTACTGTTAGCATCGGCCCACTCTACAAAGCTATCTTGTGGTTTATTACTTTTTCCTAAGGTAACTCTAAAATCAAAGTCAATTTTAGGCATTATAATAGTATTCATTTCAACAGTACCAGAAGGAATACTAATATATTTCACTCTTTCGGTATCTAATTTAGTTAATAGATCAATATCTTGACGATTGTTTGTATAGAAACTTATAAACGGGCTTTCAACTCTAATATTAAAATTTGACATTTTTAAAATAGTCTTGGCCAGTTTCATGCAATAGTCAAAATCTTCTGGGGTTTTAACTTTATTAAACGGATTTTTATGAGCACCAATACCGTTTTCTTTTATCTTATCTAACGCTTCACTGACATTTCTACCTCTAAACCAGCCCGCCGCCGGACATACCAGTACTGCCTTGTACTGGTATTGTCCTTGAAATAGACGTCTAGTTTCTTTAGTCAGCATTTTCTAAAACAGTCGTTGATATCAACGGAATTTTTGGAGTCTTACCTCTAGATGATAGGAATAACTTGTCGTCTGCTATAGTAATAGTTAACCATCCGCCAAGTTTTAAATCTCCAAACAACATCATTTTAGCAAGGTCGCGTTTAATCTCTTTGTCAATCACACGCTGTAATGGACGAGCTCCCATCTTGCTATCAAATCCTTTGTCAATCAACCACTCAACTGCATCTTTATCAATCTTGATACGAACGCCCTTTTCTTTGACCTGTTCCTTAAGTTCATCGATAAACTTAGTAACGATCTTAGTCATAGTAGATTTTTCAAGTTTGTTAAAAGTAATAATACCGTCTAAACGATTACGGAACTCTGGCGTAAAGAACTTTTTAAGATCAGTATCGGCATATTCTTTTTCTTGCTTACCAAAACCGATGTTATTCTTTTCAGCACTTTGAGCGCCAGCATTTGTAGTAAGGATTAATAGTAAATTCCTACAGTCTGCTTGCTTTCCGTTTGATCCAGTAATAAAACCGTTATCCATCATTTGTAAGAGTACAGTTGTTACATCTGGATGTGATTTTTCAACTTCGTCAAATAATAACACAGCATTTGGGTTTTCTTGAATCTGTGTAATTAGTTGTCCGGCATTTTCTTCAAATCCGACATATCCCGGAGGACTACCGATCAGCTTAGAGATACTATGCTTCTCTTGATATTCTGACATATCAAATCGTAGTAACTTAACTCCTAAGTGTTTTGCAAGTGACTTGGCAGTTTCAGTCTTACCACAACCAGTTGGTCCCATAAACACAAACGACCCAACTGGTTTGTTGTCAGGTTTTAATCCGGCTCTGGCTACTACGATCTTATCAACTACTTCTTGCACTGCAAGATCTTGACCAAACACTTCATCCTGTAGACGAGTTTGTAACGTAACAAGCCCGTCACTTTCCTGTTCCGCTACTACTTCTTCTGGAATTTGAATCATCTTTGACAACTCGTATTCAATTTCTTTAGCACCAACTACTCGTTCATCGGCTAGCTTTAAATTAAATCTAGAACATGCACAGTCAATAAGGTCAATTGCTTTATCAGGTAATTTCTTATCTGCCTGATATCGTACACTTAACTTAATTGCAATTTGCAACGCTTCGTCTTTAATCTTAACATTGTGATGTGTCTCATAGTATTTTTTAATACCTTTAAGAATCTGTAAGGTAACTTCTGTAGTTGGCTCATCAACAGTAATACGTTGGAATCTTCGCATTAGCGCACGATCTTTCTCAAAGTGCTTGCGATACTCTTCCCATGTAGTTGATGCAACTACTTTGATATTGCCTTTGCTTAGTGCAGGCTTCATCATATTGGCAAGGTCGTTTGCTGAGTTGCTTGCTGAACCTGCACCACTAATCATATGTGCTTCATCGATAAACAACACAGTCTTACCTTTCTTACTAAGACCTTTAAGCACTGCTTTAAAACGCTCTTCAAAATCTCCACGATACTTACTACCTGCAAGCATTGCACTAATATCTAAGTTAAAGACAGTATAATCTTTTAGAAAGTCCGGAACTGCACCTTTGACAATATTGTAAGCAAGGCCTTCTGCAATGGCAGTTTTACCAACACCTGGATCACCAACTAGGATAACGTTGTTTTTACTACGACGACCTAATGCTAGAGCAATATTTTCTAGCTCGTCAATGCGTCCAATTACCGGATCAACTGCTCCCTTCTTAACTGCATCATTAAGATTGGTAGTAAACGCTTTAAGAGCTTTAGTTCCAACTTGGTCTGGCAGCTCTTCTTCCTCTGGTGATTCAGATACGTTGTTTAGATAATCTGCAAATTTATCTTTATCGATGCCTGCTTGTTGGATATAAAAGTATGCCCAAGAGCGTTTCTCACCAATAATTGATAGGAATACATCTGCAGGCTCAATCCGCTGCCTGCCGTTAAACAGCACCTGAGTAAATGCACGATTAAGTACCCGTTCAACTGATTGAGTTTTCTTTGGCTTAACTACAACATCTTCTACTGTGATTTCTGCACATTTATTCTTTAGGTAGTGCTCAAGATTCTTTTTAATATAATCAGGATCACTTCCGTAGCCTTGTAGGCAGTTAGCAAATGACTCTTCGCATAGCATAGCAAACAACAAGTGTTCTATTGTTAAATATTCATGTCTTTGTTGTCTTGCACTTTCGATAGCTTTTTCAAAAACTGCTTGGAGACTGTCGCTTGGTTCTACCATATATTTCCTTTATCTATGATTAATTTCGTGATCGATTAATTTTAATTTTTCAATCAGTGCCGGATCTGTTATCTCTGGTGTTTTAATTCTAATTTCAGCAACCAATCGCCCACGCATAGCGTTGTTAACGTTTGCAAAACCGTGACCTAACACAGCATATTCAACACCAGTTTCAACCCCAGGTCTAACGTCTATAGCTATATGTTGTCCGTTTATAGATACAACTGATTTTCTACAACCAATCATTGCTTCAATTGGACTTATATCTAAATGGGTATATAAATCGTTCCCTTCACGCCTAAACTTGGGATCTTGCATTACTAGTATTGTAACATTTAAATCTCCTCTTTGCAACTGAGGATGGCTATCATCACCTAATCCTTGATATCTAATAGTTGCACCGTGTTCAATACCGGGAGGTACATTAATAATAACACTTTGTAATCGACCACTAGGCAATTGGTAGCTGGCTTCCAATTGTTTACCAACGTAGCTATCTAATAGAGATATTTGACATTGTATATTTAAATCGCGATTTTTTCTAACTCGTTGCCTTCCAAATATATCTCCAAACGGATGCTGTCCCCCAAACGGAGGAACCCCTCCAAACATATCCCCAAACGGATCAAACCCCTCACTAGAAGTAAATCTAAATTGACTACCTCCGCCATTGCGCATTTGATCGTATTCAGCTCGTTTTTGTTGATCGCTTAGGGTAGCATACGCACCTTGAATATCTTTAAATTTAGAATCGTTGCCTCCATTTCGGTCAGGATGATGTTTCATAGCCAAGCTTCGATAAGCCTGCTTAATTTCGTCCTGACTAGCAGTTGGGTCAATTCCTAAAGTTTTATATAAGTCTGTCATAGTCGTAAAAATAGGTCCAGTCTAATACAGTAATTATACTATCTTAGACCGAACCTGTCAATGTTTGAATGGTTTATTTCTTCTTTTTGTCTTCCGGAACTGCTGTGCCTTCGTGCTTTTTGTGTTTCTTAACTTCTTTGCAATCTTGCTTAGGTTTCTTAGTTTTTGGATCTATTACTGGTTTGCCATCTTTACCTTGAATGTCAACGCATACTTTTACAGTTTCTGCTTTTTTTTCTTCTGCTGCCTGTGCAGGGAATGCTAGAGCTAATGCTAGACCTGCTACAAAAATTAAATGTTTCATTTTGTTTTCCTTTATAGTTCTGGTTGATCTGGTTGCATAGGCATCGGTTTACCTGTGCTACTAGTCATTGGTTTTGCTGACGCAACTGGTGTTGTACCCCAACTGGGTGCTGGTGTAAAACTTGTTGACGGTGCTGGAGGTGCGCTTCCAAACCCGCCTCCGCCAAAGCTGTTTGGTGCTGTAGAACCAAAGCCCCCCGTCGGTGCACCAAATCCTGATTGAGGTGCGCTAGGTGCTGTAAACCCGCTCGATGGTAATTGTGCTCCGCCATTATTTGCTCCGCCTAATTTTTCTTGTGTACGACCAAACGCCGCAATACCTAATACCGCACCCATTGCAATATGGAATAAACCAGCACCTTGTAGGGTTAGTGGATTCCATTGTGTAATTTGTGTGCCTGTTGTAGTTTGTAATAAACTCCATAAGATTGGAAATATAACCATGTCCATGGTACAGACCAACATGTACATCCAACCCATCATTGGACGCCATTTTGAATTCATCCAATCTTCTTTTTTCTTTTCGCTTTCGCTTTTAACTTCTTCGCTCATTTCCCGCTCCTATTTGTTGATTACTTTTTGGCAATCATTGTTTGAATTTTTTCCTGCATTGCTTTAGCCCAGAAAGGCTGAGGAAAATTCCATCCTACAAATGCTCCTACTGCTACCCATAATAAAATATCTAACATAGTGTTCTCCTTAGAACCAAAGGTATAAGCCGTTGAGACTTAATAATATTCCAAATCCTGCAACAACAAAACTACCCCAGAACATGCCCATGCTAACTGCAAGAATACTTGCCGATAGCACAACGATTGCTAACTGATATGCTGTATTAGCATATGCAATCCAAGGACTAGATTTTTTAGCCACTTCACGCTCTGCTTCCATTGCTTTTGCTTTAACAGCAAGTTCTTTCTTGTCATCATCCATGCGTTCTTTCTCTGCCATGAACTCTGCTTTAATTTTTGGATCGCTTGCTGTCTTAGCCGCAATCTCGTAGCTAACGCCACGACCTGCTTTGGCTTGATACTGTGCCCATGTGTTGTTAGCACCTAGTGTATTGTTAAGAACTGTTGAACTTAACTTACCACCGTACCAACTGTTAACTGCTAGTAATAGAGCAAATACGGAAATAACCATACCTGCTTTGTCTTTTAGCTTGGCTTCACGCTCTGATCTTGATCCCACTGGAGGCTTTGGTGCGTCCGGATCTTTAGGTTGTTTGTTTACTAAATTTAATACTGAATCAATTAATGCCATTTACTTCGCTCCTACTTAATATACTAGTATTTATTGTGGATCCAATTTTAACAAATTTTGGATATATGTACTTGTAAACTGTCGTCTAATCTCATTTACTCGCGGAATTCTATATAATCTATGCATACTATACAGTTCTTTAACAGTTTCCTCAGAAACCCCCATATTTCTAATTCCTGCATAGCCTAACCACCCCTCGCCACCGTGTCCGTTTTTAGTATCGATAAAATTCTGATGCATTTTTATTATTTCAAACGCTTCTTTTCTACTGAAATTCATGTTGTTGACCCAATAGGTCTTATTTTCTGTAGGAAACGTATAACCGTACTTTTCTGGATTTTTTTCAAAATGACTTAACCAAATATTTTCGTATCCTGACACGGTATTCATAGTCAACGTATGAATTTTAATATTATGTAACGGGTAATCCGGATGTTCAATTTCTTTAAGCCAATCCTCGGCAGTCTCCCGTGTTTCGTACGGTAACCCTAAAATAAACTGAGAGTCAACAATGGCATTGGGCATTTTTTCTTTAATTTTTGTTAAGGTATTAAAAATTTTATCCCTAGATATGCCTTTGCCTATGGCCTTTACTGATTCATAGTTCAACGATTCGATTCCAAAACTTATTCCACCGCACCCCATCTCGCTTAACAAGTCAATAGATTCTGGATGTGCATTTATTAAATCAAGTCGCATAAATGCAGAGAAATTAACCTTAAACGGTAATTTTGAAAATACTGATTGATTAAGAATTTTTAATTTATCTATACTGTCGTTAAAGGTGTCATCTAGAAACCAATAATGAGTAGTACCAAATTTTTCGTAGTTTTCTTCTAGCTGTTGACGTATAATAATTGGGTCTTTAAGATAATCTAATTTCTTTCGACCATTTAATGGGTATGCACAAAATGCACAACTAAAAATGCATCCTCGGGCAATTTCCATAGGCAGTGCTTCGCCTTGACCAACCATATCGTTATCATGCCAATTAAATTTATGGTTGTTGTAGTCAAAGCTACTAGCCTTGTGATCATGAGTAAGGCTAATCGACCCGTCTGCGTTCTTAGTTACAGGCAAGAACGGATTTTTACCTTGGCAATATTTGGTCCATTCTAACACAGTAGTGTCAGCATACCCTTCAATAAAACAATCAATAAATGGCGGAACCTTGCCAGTTCTTCCTAATGTAGCTCTACCTCCTCCTAGCACAAATTTACAATTAGGGCTTCGAGTTTTTAAATGACTTTTAAGATTGTTTAATTCTTCTGGGTCAAAGATATATGTATTTTCAATTAATTTGTCGAGATCACTGTATATTGAACCAATAGTTGACTTTGGTTGTTTAATTTTAGTAAGCCAAGTTGAACTGAATCCAACCCACAAGGTATCCTCGTTTACAAAGTGTTCTAATACTCTTTTAACTACCTCCACCCCCATGTCGGCAATCCACGGCCAACAATCAATTACTTGAACTGTGTATCCTGCTCGTCTAAGAACATTTGCTAATTGAAAAGCTCCAACTGGTCTCATATGAGCAGTTGAAAATGTTATACCTGCACATATTACTATATTTGCCATATTTTAAATTATCTTTTGTTGCAATTAAAATCCAAATAAGTTTCGTTTAGGTTCCGTTAAAAACTTTTCTGCAATAGAGGCTCCCTTTGCCCTTACATGAGCATCTGGACTGTGCAACATATCGTTGATTAATGCCGCTTTTGCCATCTGCTCCATTGTTTTATCTCTAGATACAGATTTTTCAACCTCTGGATTAGACATAACAGCACAACCCGATAGCATTACGGCTATAATAACAACGGCAATTTTCATTTTACACTCTCGTAAATGCGTTTTTGTTCCTGATACCAGTCATTCCACCCGTCAACTTTTGCCGCACATTCGTAGTACATGCCGTAGTTTTGTACAACTACTTTTAACATCTCTGTGATAGCAACCTTGTCACCTTCTACTTTTCTAAGACTTTCGCATCGTTCTACCAATGCTTTAGGAACATCGGGGAATCGTTGGCTAACTGGAACAGGTGTAGAACAGGCAGTTAGAACTATAGCAAGACCTAAAATAATGTATTTCATTTCTTACCCTCCGCTGCCTTGTTCATCTCTGCGGCTTGATTGTGTATGTCAATGATCTCTTTAGGCACAGGGCATTGTTCTATGTACTTGATGATCTCTTCTTTCTTTACAACTTCACGGTCAAGATATTGTGTAATGTACTCAGTCTTGCCTTTGATAACTTTGGTCTTTTCTACTACTTTTTCTTGTATAACTGTATTGGTTTCTTGTGACTTCTGTTCAGCAACTGCAACTCGTGCTTCAGCTTCAGCAACCTTTGTCCGCCAAGCCATTTCTGTATCGTAGCCACCACGCAACCATACGCCTAGCACTAGTAATACAATACCTACAGGTTGTAGAATCTTTACGTAGTTTCCGTAGAATGGAATCCACTTGCCTAACCATCCAGCAAGTACACCAGTAACACCAGCAATAATTATAGCCCAGTATGCCCAATTTAGTACTGCATCAGGTATTAGACCGATCATCCATGTAATCTGTGACATATTAATGTCCTAGAACGTGAAGTGCGTGATTGTAATGCTTAATACGATCTTCTAGACCGATAGTACCACCGTTGATGCGTTTAGTCAATGTTAAGATATCACCTGCATCTGCCCACTGGTTAAGTTTGTTTTGCTCCCAGAAGAAGCAACCCGATTGAATAGCACCTTCAAACGTTTCTAAATATTCTGATGCTTCGTCTAGTGGAATACCTAAACTGGCTGCAAAAAATGTATAGTTGTTCTTACCAGTTAATTGAATAAGTCCACGTCCACAAAATTGCCAACCGTCACCACTGGCCTCGTCACCGTTGCCCATGCGATTAGCATAGACTCTGTTGGCAATCATTTGCGGCTTATTAGCATAAGCGGCAGCGGTTGCATCGTCTGGGAAATATTTAGGAAATACTTTACGTAGACTAGCGGCTTTGTAGTTTAGATTCTCTTTTAAGAATTTAAATCCGCCACTTTCATGAGCGCATTGGGCTAAAAACGCGGCAACCCTTGGTTTAGTATTAATTTCATACTCTGGTAAAATCTCACTTAGAGCATGATACCAATTATCAATATAGGAGTTTCCTTTGATAATTTCTGCAAGTTGTTGTTTAGTAAAATCGAAATCAAATCCTGACATTATACTTTCTCCAAAGCTACAGCATATCCGCTGTTTTCAAAAATAAATTTATCACCAACCTTGGTGATGTTATAGTTACCAATACACTTAGTTAAAAATAAAACCTCGGCAATGTCTTTGCTTTCTAACATAATAGGGCCGCTAATTGAATTATAAACTTCTTTAGTTATGCCGCATTCTAAAATATTAAACGCGGCAATATGATTCTTATCTCTAACAAATGATATTTTATCTTCAGCAATTGAAATCTCGTCAGCAAAACTATTTCCAAAAAACGTACTAAAGTTATTCAATTGATTTTGATCTGTAGCAATTTTATAAGAGTTGCCGTCTTTAGGCACAATGAGATCTAAGTTATCTTCAGTTGCTTCGTAGCTCTTGAAACTTTTGTAGTATCTAAACTTTATGCGATCTAACCCTGAAAGTTTTTTCAATCCTTCAACTAGTTCAAATATTTGTTTGGCAACATGTCTGCCTCTTTCAAGTTCAACAAACACTTTGTAACGTCCGTCGTCCATCTCACCGGCTGTTACATCTGCATCTAATACAAACTCATACCCCATTTCAAAGAAATGTTCTAAGTCATCAGCCGGGTCTTTGTAGTCTACAGTAAAACTGAGAACTACTATTTCGTTGTCGTCACCTAATTTACTTTTAAAATTATCAATTTCAAAAATATCTTTAACTAGGTCTTTTAAGTCGTTAGCTCTTAGCGCCATGTCTTATCCTTATACCGCTGGAGCGGTTGGTGCTGGTGCTGATGCACCTGGAGCAGTTGGAGCGGCACCCCCTTGGGCGGCACCTGCCGCTTCTTTAGTTGCACCGGCATCCATAGGAGTAGTTGTGCCTTGTTTAGTAATGCCAGATATTTCGTCCTCACCCTTCATCTTATTCATATAGCCTTTATAAATGTCAAAGGCTAGTTTCTTAGGCATTCGAATTGTAACCAGCCATACAGGAGTATGATCTAATTTACCTTTTTTAGTACCTGGTCTAAAATCATCTGGGCTTTTTATCTTTCTAGGTTCTATTAGGTTTGTTTTTTCAAATGTAATTTTACATCCTAATTCAACTAGTCTTTTACCCCCGTCAGGGTCTGGCATGTGATCTTTATCCCACATGAATCCGCAAGTGATCCAGTGACGGTCAACCTTTGGCCCTACGGCTAATTCACCGTCTTCCCAGTTTTTATATACGTATAAATCCACTTCGTCTAACACACGTTCAAAGTCTTTTAAAACTCCTAGATTAGTGTTGTTTTCGTAAACGTCTTTTACGTTTTTTATAACGTCTAGTATGTCTTGCATAGTAATGGCTCTTTTATATCTAATATTTATCCGATGTGTTTTTATAGTATAACTGAATGATTTTAGTATAAAACTGTAAATAATAGTGTAGGACCTCTGTAGTTATCGGGCGGTCACTACAGTGTCCTATTTTTCCCTAAAGTAGGAGACGAAAAACAATGAGTAAAAACCGAGTGAAAAAACGTTTTACTTCAAACGTGAATGTGATAGATTTCGATACATATCTTCCACAGAAGAAACAGCGAGTCAGCCTGTATGCACGTAATTCCACGCAACAAGTATATCTAGATAAACTTCAAGACGATAGTAAAAGTATTGTTTTTGCAGTTGGCCCAGCAGGAACGGGCAAGACTATGCTAGCGGTGCAAGTAGGCATCAAACTATTTCAGGAAGGTATTGTCGACAAACTCATAGTTACAAGACCCGCCGTTAGTGTAGATGAAGACCTTGGATTCTTACCAGGAACGCTAAATGAAAAGATGGCGCCGTGGACAAGACCAATTTTTGACGTATTAGGAGAATACTACCAAGCAAAAGACATTGCCAAAATGCTAGAAGAAGGTGTAATTGAGATCAGTCCGTTAGCTTATATGCGTGGACGCACATTTAAGAACGCTTACGTTATAGCAGATGAAATGCAAAATGCCACTCAGAATCAAATGAAAATGCTGTTAACCAGACTAGGGGAACACTCTAAAATGGTTGTAACTGGAGACTTGAATCAAGCAGACCGGCTTGATAACAACGGTTTATCAGAATTTTGCCAACTAATGCAAAACTTCAGCAAACTAAAACATATTGATATTGTTGAATTTACTGCCAAAGAGATCGAACGCCATAATGCCGTAAAGGAGGTGTTAGCGGTTTATGGAGACTAAATGAAATAGGGGCATTGCGCCCCTATTTTTATAAATGACTCAGTCTAATTAATGTTGCGGCTAGGTTAATTTCAGCATCTGCAACTAAGCTATGGTTAACTAATCCGTCTTTGATGATTAGCACAGCCTTATCTTGTTGGCTCTCGTTGCCAAACAATTCAATATTATCGTACAACCACCGATAAATTTCCTCCATTTCTTCTGGTCGAGCCTGACCACAAATTAGTTTACGAGCTTCGCTAATCTTTCCATTCTTAAATAGGTCAACCATAGCAATTCGATAGTCACTGCTGTTATCTACAGACTCAGGTTTTTCAAGTTTAGCGTTTAAACTATTCATTTGCAAGTTATTAATACACTTGCGCAAGTCCGGATAGGTTCCTTTTACATAGGTGTCTAACGTGTCAAGATCAAATTCGATATTTTCAGTTACAAGGATCATAGCAACACGAGCAGTAAACTCAGTTAAGTCTGTTTTTTCAATATGCAGACGTTGGCATCGACTATGTAACGGTGGAATAATTTTATTAGGATAGTTACAGGTAAGAATAAATCGTACACTGTGACTGTACTCCTCCATAAGATTGCGTAGTGCGGGCTGTACAGACTGTGCGTTAAGATAGTCTGCCTCGTCAATCAACACAATTTTAACATCACCAAACGGCATTGTTTGACAAAAACCAATTAGTTTATCAACCCACTCGATCTTACGACCTTCCTTTGAACCGTTAGCATACAGTACATCGGTATCTTGTATTTCAAGTTTGTTAATTAAAATTTTAGCCAATGTAGTTTTACCAACACCTGCATTTCCGCTAAACATCAAATGAGGAATTGATCCTTCTTTAATCCAGTTTTCAATTTGACCTTTTTGTAGGTCGTCTGCAAATACATATCCGTCTAGTGTATCCGGTCTGTATTTTTCTGTCCAAAGTTCTTTCATTTAAACCAGCCTTTAATTGTTTGTATTAGATTATAAAATCTCAGTGAATGTGAATTTATATATGGTGGATGATGAGGACATCTGCCTTGATTATAGTTACATAATGCAGAATATTCCTTCTTGCATGTTTGACAGGTCACACTGTATCTCCTTTAGTGTCTTCTTGATTTTTCAGGTATTCTTCTAGTTCAGCATCTTGTCGCAGTTGATCTTCCATCCACAGCATTTTTTGATGTTGATACATTTCTTCTGATAAGCCGTGCCACCCGCAACACTTGCCAGTAGGGCTACGACCACACCCGCACTTGCCAAATTCTTCTGGATTTTCTTTAACTCGTATTTGCATAGTGTTTCCTTTATTGATATTATACAGGAAAGAATAGGGCAGGTCAACTGCCCTATTGCTCAATTAAAATATTTAAATACCGTCTCTAATATCTACATCAGTAGGACGCTCATCGGACTGTAGCATAATACAGCCGTTATCAACCATTCGAACAGTAATCTCAGTACCGTCTGGATTTTCAACTTTGATACCCCGTGTCCATCGACCGTGTTCAACACAAATCCAATCACCTACTTTAACATCTTCCTGTTCAGGACCAATAGCCCAAACTTGACCCCATCTAGGTTTAATGCCTTCAGTTTTGCCGTTATCGCTTCTAATGATAATACCTGAAGTAGTCTTCTGTTCATCAAAGTTCATATCGGCAATTAGCACGTTATCACGAAGAGGAATAATTTTACCTTTTACAGCGTTCATTCGTCACCTTCTAAATCCATATCTTTAACAGCAACCTGTTTGTCAATTACTTGTTTTCTAACAGATACTTCGTCTGGTACAGACTGTGGGTGATCTTGATGATACTCTTTAAGAATGTCTTCACGTTTACGAACGATTTTACCACCAGGACCTAGTTCGTCGCCACGGGCGTTTACTCGCACATTACCGACTGCAACTGTCATTTCGTTTTGCAGAGCCAATTTGCTCATATCAACTTCTTTACCCTGCATTGAGCGATAGACCGCTCTTTGTTGTTCTTTCATTGCCATATTAATCTCCTAGGATTATAATAGTACTTATCTCAAGAATTCCTGCCAGTCTAAATTATATTTTATACTGTTTACTTTGTGAACCCCAATTAGGAATAGTACATAACTAGCCACGCTTGACCCCCGTCCTATACCCCACACTATTTTTTCTTTTGAGCAAGTATCTACAAAATATTTAAGCCACCGCAGTAAATCTAGCATATTTCTTGCTTTGTACGCTTCCAACTCTTCTTTAACTCTAGTATGTTCTGGGTCCCAAGGCGGACATTGTTCCCATATCCATGCTTCAATATCTAGTGTTTTATATTCATTAGGCATATTCCAATTACTTTGGCATGCCGCATCGTAGTCTGTAATTTCAAAATTGGTGTTATACGTTTCTAAAAATTTAAAACCTAGTTGTGTTTCTAAATTTTTTAGATCGTCGGAGCGAGTGTCTACTAATAATGTGTCTGCCGGATTAAACTCAAAGCCAGAGTATATGGCTTCAAAAAGATCCTGCTCGCTAAAAACTGGGTTGGAATATTTGTCTAATCGCATGTCAACATTTTAGTTGACTTTGATTAATTTGTCAAGTCCATTACTGACTTGCGCCTGTTGTGATTGCCATAATTTGGCTTGCCGAACTCGTATCTCTTCTTTGTAAGTTTCTAAAAACAATACTATTTGAGAACGAACTTCGGGATTGTAGGTGATAAAGTATTTTCTAGTTAACTCATGCACCTTAGCTTCCAATTCACCATCCTTTAGTTGCGATAGGTCACTGGCAAATGGGTGCATTAGAATGTTCCAACTAACTTAATAAAAACTTTTGCGCCACCGTTATACGTCCACACATCAATTACTTTATTCTTTTGATTAGTAGGTAATTTAAGAATATCTGGATCATCAATGATTTCTTGATCATATACAATTAATCCGCCTGCTTCAGTGGCAAGTGTTGGAGTTCTAATAGCATTGCCGTCACCGATCATGTGTACACGCACCTGTGCAAATTTTCCAGTTGCGGGCCAATTTTGAAACGTTAGTGTTGTATCAGCACCTAAGGTAACATACTGTAAAGGACCGTTATTTAAATTAATATTTTGCGGCGCACTAATAACACCTAGCGGATACGTTGCTCCGTAGAACTTGTTATAAACTGCATTGGCAACAGTATTTCCGTTAAAATCGTTACTAGCATTCTTTTTAGCAGTATTTGTCTCTAGTGCAGTAATGTCAGTTTCTGCTTGGGCAATCGAAGACTTAATTGCGGCAAAGTTGCCTCTAAATCCTTGACTGTTATTATCTTGCCCTGCAACTGGGTATGTTTCGTCAATGGCTGCATAGTTTAAAGTGCTCATATTGTTATCCTATCGTTTCTGAATACAAGATATTTATCTCGTGTATAGTCTTCTATAGAATCTATTAGATATCGATCTATAGTATATTCTAAAGTTTTAAAATCAAATTCGCTGTATTTAATGTTTAAAATTATGTCATCTGCACCCCCTATTTTGCAATAGCAAATAGGTAAAGCTAGTTGAAAATCTAATTCCTGCTTTCCGCCTGGCTGAATACTACGCATCCATAATGGCAGATAATTTCTTTCTGTTGACCCAACAGTACGTATTCGTCGTTTCCAATTAGTAACACTGTTAGGAAAATACGTAGATGGGTTAGGATCGCTAGCTAGATATCCTTGACTGTCAATAGTAACTATGGGGTCTGGACGTTCTTTGTATGCTCTATCTTGATTTAAACTTGGAATGTTTTCACCAGCGTCCCAGAAGTTTACAGTATTATCTGTAGTTAATGTAATGTTTTGTCGACCTATAGCAGTTAATCGTTGAGGTAAAACTTTCTTATTTGGTTCAAGTGGATCTAACATTTCTACATATACTACTTCGTATACTTGTGTGTTTGTTCCTGGAATTACTGCAACTGCTTTCTTAATTTCGCCAAATCTAAATGTTTTCTTTTTGTGATTTAGTCCAATTGCTCCTACATATGCGCCTGCTTCTGTAGTTTCAATGCCTGCATAGATTAACATTTTAAGATCGCGCTGTACGCCAAAATTAGTATCGTTTGGTCTATAGATATTTTCAGGAGTAAACACTGTGCTGTCAGTGATAAAATCCTTCCATAGTTTTCGTTGATTAATTTTAAGCAAGGGAGCAACCGATATATTACTGTATAGTTTGTTGTTTGGTGTTTGTACTAACAGTGTAAATGCCTTAGACGCCGCACTGAATCCAAACTGATCTCTAGCTTTAACTATAAAACTATAAGACCGGTCAATAGTAGTAGCCTGTTGATCGATACTAAACGAGTTATTATCAAAGGTAATTAATCCAGGTGTGTCAGCAGTGCCGTATTGATTAACTTTTCCAACAACTTCACCACCTAAGTCTAACACTAGTCCCGGAGGGAACCCGCCATTATTATTACTAATTGTCCCTGCCAGTGCTGGTAACCGAGTAGTGTTTTTATACGTTACATTTGTTGTGGTACAACTTAAAACAGAGTACACTCCATTGTATGCCGGCACACTCATTTTCTCAACTTTAATCATAGCACCAACTTTGAATGGCGGTTCAAATTGTTCTGGGAACGTCAGTGTGGCAATAGTGCCGTCGTTAGCTAATCCGCCTAATTGAGTAAATGATGGTGCAGGTTCTAGGGCTCCTAATTCAGATGTCCACTCTGTAATCTGCCACGGATACTGTACGTTTTGTACACTTTTATAATATTCGTCCTCACCAGTAATTCTGTAAGTCCAAATAAATCCGTTCCATGTTAGACTCTTGTTACCATTTGTATAACTGTTTTTTCCGTTTAGTAGTGGACCTAATGTCAATGTAGTATTAAAATTAGCGTCTGCGCATCCCGCCGCAACGGTATTTGATGTATTTGGATTAATTTCAACAATAACAGGTAGCTCACCGCGTTCTACAGTATATACTACAATAGCATCTTGAACTGTACTAGTAGCTTGAATTTTTAAAGTTGATACAAAGTTTGCATCTATAATACCAAGATCACTATTAGTTTGCCAATTAATAACACTGTCAATCTCTCCAATAACATCTACATAGAAAGTTCTTTCAGTGACAACAACATCTTCATTTGTTCCGTAACGTGTGGCAACAATAGTCCAACTATATCGTTTAGTAACAGCCGGTTGATATGGGATAGAACCAAACACTTCAGATGTAGTCGGGTCAAATTGCATTCCAGGCGGCAATTTTGTAATCTCTTCGTCGGTCATACTATAGATAACTATTCCCGAAGTTAGTGCTTCGTAAGTATCAAGTATAAAACTCACATAATTGTTTGCTCGTCGAGTCCCTAAGTAAGCAGGAGTAGTCCATATTGGTTGTCTTAAGTACTGTGCATCCGCAGTAAATAATCCGCTATTAACTGGGAACCCTACATTGTCTGCACGGAAATAGTCATCGCCGACTACAAATATTTTAAATTTTCTTTTAGTAACAGAATCACCGTCACTAATAGTAGCAATAAACTCATAGTTACGATTTAATTTTTTAGGAGGTTTACTAGGTAGAGCAAAATCATAAAATACAAGATCGTATATATAACTGTCGTAGCCGTTGGTTGGACGATAGCCAAAGTCGTATGCAACATTATCATAGTAGCTGTTGTCAAAACTTCCGTCGCCGTCTGCAACTTTAATTGATAGTGCTGGTTGCACAAACCCAGTTATTCTACCAGTTTGTGTTAATAATAGCCCCGGAGGTAGTTCGCCTTCTTCGCTGGCAATAAAGAAACTTAATTGTTGTCCAGTAACAGTATCAGTGTCAATCGCACCTATTTGAAAATCTACAAATGAACTGTCTAATACATATAGCTGTTCGTTCTCACCAATTCTTAATTGACCTGCTGGAGTAATAAACCTTGGCTCGTCAGGGCCTTGCACAATCATATTAAATGTTCTATCGGCTATTCCACTGCTATGACTAGCCCTAATACAAAATGCGTAACTTGTGTCTCGAGGAACTTCTCCAGGAGTTCCAATAATAAACTGTCCTTCAATTCGTAGACCAGGGGGCAATGCCCCCGATATAACTTTAAAATTAGTGTTACCTGGGACATTAGTTACAGGTAACGGCAAATTAATCTGAAATCGTTCTTGAAACGTTCCAAAATTGTAACCTGAAGATTGTGTCCAAATATCGAGCATAATTACCCTCTTCTACGTAGTCTTGGTCTTGGGTAAGCAGTCCCTGTGACAGGTCTAATACCAATTGTTTGTTTAGGAAACGTAGTTCCCACTGTAGCTCGCTCTTTTTTGTAGTACAAATATAAATTTGCACCGCCTTGAAGATCTCTAATATCAGCAGGTCCTCCTGAAGTAGCGGTTAGCTGATTTGTTTTAGCTACTGACAGAATATAGGCTTTGGCTGCTGATTGATTCATATTTGGATATGTTTCCAATGCACAAGCAATAACTCCGCATACTTGCGGGCTAGCCATACTAGTTCCGCTATACTTGGCAAGGTAGTGGGTAGGACTTCTTGGATCAGCAGTACCACTAGGCACTGCACTAATAATTTGGGTGCCTGGCGCATATAAATCAGTACCAGGTCCACAATCGCTAAAGTAACTCTTTTGGTCAACTGCTAATACGTCTACCGCACCAACACATATGTTTGGCATACCAAGATCATTAGCAGTTGGACTCGTGCCTCGCATGTAGTAGAATATTTGACCCGGATATCTATTGCTCATTTCAAATGTGTTGTCCCAATCAAGGCCTCCTGGTACATCGTGTTTCCACCTACCATTTCCAGCCGCACCAACAAATATAATTCCTTCTTCCATTGCGTCAATAATATCTTCGTCACAGGCTGTTACTCTAGCAGGTATACGTTGTCCTGCAATAAATCCCCAAGTGTTTAATTCACCTGAAGTAAATGCGCCACCGCCTGAACTAGTCTTTCTATTGTTTACGCCTGTTTGTAAATCTATCTTGCTTGGATCGTCTTCATAAAACGTCCATTCGTGTACCATGTTAGGACTTCCTAGTGTTCCACTAGTTGCCGCATTGCCTTCTGTACGCACACGGAATGTTCTATTAGGTGCAGTGCCTTCAACTCCGTAGTATATTCGTTGAACTGAATTGTCAGCGGCACTAGCAGATATTTTTGGCAGTGCTGGAACACTTTCACTTATACCACTGTATACAAAAGATCCGCCGCCAAATGTCAAATAGTGATTAGTGCTGACATATATTTGATTATAAGTAGTTCCTAAGAAACTAATGTTAAATGGTAAAGTCAACAACCAATAAGCATCATCGTTAGGATTTGTTGTGTTACCTGCAATATCTGTAGGAGTTGTTGACGCAGTCAATGATGCCGCTCCAAGTAAACTGCTTGATATTGATGACACTGTAACACTACTAGCGCCTGATCGTGCTCTTACGCTCATAGCAGTTGCATAAATTGGATCACCGACATCTCCAGTTTCGACTACACTGTTATGGAATCTAATAGTATAGGTACCTGTGTTTGCTAATGCTACGTTAGTTTCACTTATGTCTACAGAAACATCGTCACCCGGTTCGGCTGTATCAGATACAGGCCCGTCTTCGTATTGTACTACCCTCACACCGTTGTATAATATTTCGATAGCATTTGCTAGAGTAGTGATACCATCACCTACAAGCGAACCTCCAGAGAATTGACTAATCAAATCAACCGTGCATGGTCCTTGTACCTGTACGTCATATGTATCTGCAGGTTTATCAAAGGAAGTTAGATATGCTTGATTGTTAGCATTGTCAACAGCCCATGTTTCAGGCTTGCTGAGAATTAAATTGTTAACAGTTGAAGTTGTTACAATTCTATTTCCACCGTTTTCTAAATTTAAAATATTTCCTAATTTTGTACTTGAAGAACACACACCGCTAAACCCTGTGTACACAATTGTTGGAGTTCCTGCAGGCGTATTACGTGTTCCTCTGTAGGTAACAGCAGTTATGTCATTAAATGACCACTCTCCTGGAAAAATACTCTGTCCCCAACTGTTGTTGATAATAGTTGGGTTACGTCTGCCAGTGGCAGGATTAATTGGTTTGTTTCTGTGGAACGCACGAATATAGTCAAACACCAAGCTGAAGTTACCGCTGTTACCAGTATCATAGTAGAGACTATAGATGTTGGCATCTCTGGCCCAGCCCTGTGTATTGCCTGCAACCGTGCCAGCTACGTGCATACCGTGAGGATCAAGTAACCCAACATTATAAGTACCTGGAGCGCCTCCTGTTACTTCGGGATTATGTTGATACCAATTGTAATCTACAATCCTAGTGCCGCCGGTACCGTCTGCGTTCTTTTGAAATTCTGGATGAGTTGCTGTAGGCAAACCTGTGTCACATATAACCACGTCAACGTTTTTACCAGTACTAGTAAGTGTTATAGTACCGCTGACGGTAGCACTACTCCCGTCTGATCCCCAGTTAGGCACATTGGTTTCTCTAGTACATCTTAACAGACCCCAGTTTTTGTGAAGGCCAGCCGTAGTTGCAGACTTGTTCCAACTTAAACTAGATTGATCTACAAATGTTCCTGCGCTGATACCTCTTTCAGCAGGCGCAAGTTCTATATATTTTACTCTGGGATCTTTTTCTAACACACTGGCTTCTTCGGCAGTCATTATGTAATGAGTGTTTCTACTCAAAGGTCTTAAGGCAGCACACTCAACTTCCCTATCTGGAATAGATGTTTGAATCCCATCAGCTGGCGCTGCCATTTCTTGATAGAACGAATCTAAATCGTCTACATTGTGTAATGTGACAATATACTCATACACTAGTTTGGCCATGTTAAACCTCTAATTGAACAGCAGTTAATGTGACTGTTATAGTGCCTGTTGATCCACTCTTGTTTGTTACTGCTACTGGAATTATGTTAGTTACTGGAGACTCGTTGTTAAATCCAACTGCTCCGGGAGTAATTAAAATAGTCTGTGCTCCTGTAGTAATTACTTCTGCAATAAGTCCAGCATCTGGCAATGGGTCTACACCTTCTGTTCTTGCGGCATCGCTAGTTCTAGCCGCATCGCTAACATACAATCTTACCCACGCCGCCGCAGAAGTTTGTATCTTGTAAAGCATGTATCCCTTGTATCCAGTAATATTTACGTTGCCTGTTGCACCGTTCATAATACTAGCAGTTGTTCCAGCAATAGTTGCTCGAGTAACTAGTCCACCGCCTGCTGGAAAATCTGCCCAACTTGACACTAGCCCGTTGGTAGTTAAGAATTTTCCATTGTTGCTAGCTTGACTAGGCAACACTTTAGATTCTGACAAGCTAGTAATCCATGTAGGATCAGCATATGAACCAGTAGCAACTACTACATCAGGTATATCACTGCCTGTAGCAGTAATAGTAACTGCTCCGGCGTTGTCAACTATGCTAATGCCCCCACCGGCAACAATAGAACTAACTGGTAAATTAGTAAGTTGCGCACCACTTCCAATAAATCCTGTTGCACTAACAGTTGAAGTAAACTCAGCAGTCTTATCACCTTTTAATCTTAATGCTCTGCCAACTGATGTATCTGTTGCACTTCTTGTGAAGAAATCAAGTCTACCAGGCATCTTCATCATGTTAGGAGTGTACGCTCCGTCAACTACTGCACTTATAACCGCGTGGGTCATATAAGTTGTGCCATCAAAAGATTGGAATGACAAATCACCAGATTCGTCTTCAGCTTGTACCGCTAATGGTACGTCAATAGTTCCCCTTGATCTAATGAAGCTAGTGTTATTAGCATCCATCATACTGTGAGCTTGTTGTACTTTAAATTGTGCGCCATTACTAGGAATATAGGCGTTCTGTATAACACCTAATCGCCCACCGTAGTCTCTATCACCAATTTCAACAAACCCAAGTGGCTGTGTTGAAGCAATTGCTAATGTAGCATTTGATGAATAAATCTTTGGTACTTGATTCTCAAATATAATTTGCCCTTGCACCAGCAACGCACCGTCTGCATTTCCTTCGGATGTAGGTTGTCTAAAAGTTAATGTAGGTCCTATACCGTCAACCGTATTACCAGTTTCAGAATAGTATGCTAATTGACTAACTCCGCCAAACAGCACTTTGCCTTTATCTTTGTTACTAATAGTAATAGTATCGGTATTAAAGTTAGTAGTGAGAATGATATCCCCGCCGGCTACTAGCGTTAGTGTGTCTTCAGCACTGTCAGCTACTAGGTTAGACGACGGAAGAGCAACGGCAACTGCTTGAAGCCCTCGAATAGTATGAGATCCAGTGCTAGTTGAAGTAATATCAAGTGCAATGCTATCAAGTGCATTTCCAGCACTCATGGCCAACCTAAATGAACTTCCGTTAATCTTAATTATATAATATGTTGATCCAGACATTAGTCCGCCAACAGCACCGCCACCAACTGCTGTATAGATTACTGGTGTACCAGTAGTAAATGAATTTACAGGAACAGTTATAGAATTAGCTACAGTGTTTACATCGGTGGCAGCGTTAAATGTGTATGATACCGGAGGGTCAATAGTTACCGCAGGTATTGAGATATATCCCGATCCGCTATTGACTACATTAAAATCTTCAAGAGTAGTTGCAGCCAGTACTGCTTCGCACACTGCATTTGAGCCTATGTCAGTAAAAGTAAGAGTTCCGGATGGCAATGATGTTGCTCCGGCCGTTAGCGTTATTGTAGTACCACTTACTGATGCTACTTTCTGATTGCTAGTGTACCCAGTTCCGGTAATGGCCATGCCTGGATGGATTGTATTTACAACACTGCTAACAATAATAGTAGTCGTTAATCCACCTGACACATAAGTTGCAGTTGCATCTATTGGTTTAACAATAGTTGTTATAGGAGTGTTTCTAAAACCAGCACCTGGCTCACGAACATCGATCTCAGTAATTGCTCCGTTTGGATCTAAGTATACATATCCTGTAGCTCTTTGTGATCCACTGCCAGAAGCAGTAACAATTGTGCCTGCTGAATAATTAGTACCACCGTTAGTGACTTCAATGTTAGCAACAAAAGTTGGTGCAATAGTTGCAGTAATAACTGCTTGAACTCCGCCAAGCGGTGGGGCAGCAACAGTAACTTCTGGAATACTATTATAATTAGATCCTGGATTAGTTAACGTAACAGTTAGTGTTGGACTAACTGATATTGTTTTAAATGATTGACCGGCGGATGTAACAGTTGCACTGATTTGATCAGAATTATCAATGTGGCTAAACGTAATACCAGTATGAGGACTGTTAACTAGTACGTTGGCAATAGTGTCAATGGCATCTTCAGCTGTAAATGTAGGAGAAGCAACAGCTACAATTTTGTTAAGAACATCGTCATATGTAAATGAGATATTTGAATGTGAAGCATTGTTAAATAACTCCCAAGCCGCATCTTGCGCCCGGTCAACACTAAAAAATTGGTTAGTAACTCCTTCTGCTAAATCATCACTGATTAGACTTACAGCCCCAATTTTGTTGTTAACACTTGTAACAGGCGCACTAACACCGTTACCACCAGCAGTGAGACCGTCACCTACATACAATCTTTTACTGTCTGTGGTGTAAACTATTTCTCCTTCTGCTGGTGTAATAGTTGTTCTTAGCGCCTCTAATCCTCTTCTTAGACGTAATGCCATTTGTTTCTCCTAATCCTTAAAAGTTTCCAAAATCCTGATCGCCAGGCGCGGGTTGGACGAATGTCCCAAAATCTACATCGGAGCCCCCGCCACCTGAATCAACCTGGGCTTGTAACGCTCGTATGTCAATACCATAAACTAAAGATTGCACATTACTAGCAGTAATGCTACTGGTCAATGTCATATTACCATTGATGTTGATATTTCCAGTTCCTGTTATATTTTTAGAATTTAAATTAAGGTTCCCACCCAACATTGGGCTAGTATCTGACTGTACGGCGGTTAATGCAGACAAATTAATAGTGTCTGCTGTGGTAGTAATAGTAACTCCGGTGCCCGTAATAGTCTTAAATTTTAAAACATTATTGACTCTTTCTTTAAAAATGCCAGCACCTGCACCAACATTTTGTCCAGAAATTGCATCAACTGCACCGCTAACAGCAGTAAAACTATCTTTAACTTTGCTAAAAGCGGTATACAAGTCATCACCGGTGCCGTCGTTTGGATACGCACCAATGTTTAGTATGAGATCTGGGGGTAATTGATATGCCATAAATGTAATCCTATTCTATATTTACCAACTTCTGCAACTCCAATATCTAGCCTTCCAACGTGGCCCTGGATTTTTGCAGTTATGTCTTGCTCTAAAACTCTTGCGTCTTGCAGGATTAGACTTTTTAATACGCATAGTTTTATCACCAAAGTTAACTTTGACAATATTGCCATTAGGTTTGCGCACATACACTTTTGATTTCTTTACATCGCCTGCCATCTTTTTACCTAAAGGTACATTACGCCCCTGGTATTCTGCTTCGTCAAGCTGAAACCCCGATAAGTGACTAAGACCAATTGCATCAATTTCTACTACAATGCCGTCGCTAACAAATCCAACCACTCCGGTTTCTAATACTATGTTGTCAAGTTCAATATCAAAACTATCTCCCACACTGGGAAGTTGACCCAATCCAGTTAAAATAAATTCTTTGTATCTCATATTACACCTTTCCTACGGCCACTTCAATTACAGCAATGTCACCAGAGTCTTTATCCTCAAGTGCCTTGCCAATGATAGTACCTAGCTTAGGATCTAATGCTTTAACTGCCACGCCTGGAGTTGCAGATGTTGTTAGCATATCACCTTTTTTAACTCTACCTAGCACTTTACATGGAACACGCCCTGCAAGTGCAATTAATGCTCGTGTGCCTTCTAAGCCATCATTCATAATGTATGCTGGATTTGTAGAAACAATACCTGCTAATCTAGTGTCAGCAATGGTATTAGATACAGTTACTTCAGCAGAGCCACCAAATATTAAGACAGTTCCTACCTCGTATTCTGTATCAGCTCTATACCACTCAGCTAAGTCAGCACCGTATGTGGCTGCTAGATTACCGCTGGTACTCCAGTTACCTGTAATAGTACCTGTTGCTGTTGCATTTCCTGCATTTAGAGAAGCAGTATATAACGTTCCATTTCTAGCATCAATGTATCCTGTGCCGGTAGTTAAACTACTAGTAGAACCTAAACTCCAAGCACCAGTAATAGTACCAGCTTGACTAACAGTCCCTGTTGATAGACTGTAACTTCTTAATGTACCTGCTGTAGCATCAAACGAACTAGAAGCACCTAAACTCCAAGCACCAGTTACAGTACCAGCAGTTGCGGCAGCACCTGTAGTTAATGTAGTTGATTTTAATGTGCCTAGAGAGAAGTCAACCAAGCTACTTGACTGTACTGCCCACTGTCCAGTAATACTACCAGCAGTTGCGGCAGCACCTGTAGTAAACGCAGTGGCTTTTAATGTGCCACCACTGAAGTCCCAAGTTCCTAATGCAGTAGTAACGGTATTACTACCTGTAGAACCAATTGCACTTTGGAATTTAAAACCTGCCGGAGTAAAGAATTCTAAAGCATTTGCTGAAACGTCAAGGGCTTTAAATCCGTCAACTTTTAATTGTTTAGTATCAAACTCACCAGATGAGCCGTATTTGGCAATTGTACTGGCAGTACCATCTGTAGATATAGTAGTAATTGAAGCAGAACCAGATGTTCCGCCGTATGTTACAACGCCTACGTTAGTGGTAAATTTTAAATTAAATCCAGCATCTAAAACAGTTTGTGCAGTTTCTTCTCTTGGAGCACTGGCAGTGCCAGAAAAGTTTCCAAGTATAGAACCATTACCGAGATTAGTAATTTCTGCTAGAGCAACACCACCTGCTTTGATTCCAACCCAACCGTCTGTGATAGTAAAGTTAGCACTATCAAAACTTGCTACGCCACTGGCAGCTTGTTTCTGTGCGGCAGTACCTGTTGGTGCGCTGGCAGAAGTTGTAGCCAGCGTCATTGATAATTTACTTTGTACAATGCCAGCTGCCGCGTTAACGTCAGCATTGACAATAACACCCGGATTAATTTGGTAGTTAATCTGTGCGTTAGTTAGGTCAACAACTGGACTACCAACAATATGTGTTGCTGATGCGTTTCCAGTGTTAATACCAAACTTTGTATCTGTAGTAGTTGATATTCGTTGTACACCGTCTAGTCTGTTTGCTCCGTAGTTTGTTGAGCTATAGTAAAATACTTCGTTGTTAACTTTAACATAGCCGGGCCCTGTTCCGAATGCGGCAGCATTAACTACAGTAATTGTTGTCACATCAACTGCTAATAAACTAATAATAGGTACAGCTAAAGTAGTCGGAGTACTGTTAGTAAAGGTAGCACTTAAATCGCCGGCAGTTGTGGCACTGACCATAATTTTGCTACCGCCTACAAAGACTGCCAAGTCCCCAGCAATAGGTGTGCCAACATCAACATCTAATAATTCAGATAATTGATCGTATAGTCTAACCTGTGCATCTACATATGCTTTTGGAGTAGCATCATTTATATCTGTTGGTGGAGCTAAATTAATAACTTTGTAGTTATTAGCATTAACGTTGCCCTTCATTGCCAGCGCACCGTTCAATGCCAAGTATCCTGGACCAACTAAATTACTTGCGGCAATTGGAGCACCACCGTGATCTAAACCTAAACGCTTGTCAATGTAACCACGTGTGGCTGATTGAACAGGTACAGCGTCTGGAGCATTGTTTGTAAAGCTAGCATCTGTTGAGAATTCACTTACAACAACACCACGTTTGAAACCAATACCGTCCAAGTTACTCAACGCAATTGACGCTGAGAATGTAACTGTACCAGTACCTTGGTCAACTGTAAAGAATCGACCTACACGGAAGATACCGTTTTGGTCAGTGGTTACATAGAACACACGACCTACACCCTCTTCGTAAGTTTCGTTTTCACCCTTACGGCTAATAGCAGGGTTGCCATAAATTTGATATGGGTAGTTAGTAGTTGAGTAACCACCAGTACCAATATCTAAGAAGTCATGCCCTGTTGCACGACAAGTACTAATACGTGTAGTAACTTGTCCTTGTGCTCCTGCCGCATAACCTAAACGAATTGTAGTAGCATCTATATTTCCAAACGGCTTACTAATACCTGTTGATACGTTTGTACCTTTGGTCAATTCTTTAGTAATAAGAGTAGTTCCTGAGCCATACACACCTGGATTATTTGGATATGTTAGTGTAATGCTAGTAGTGGTAGATGCAGTACAGTTAAAGAATCCGTTATATATCGGATTTGAATTTCCTTCTACCTTGTAATACTGCCCAGTCTCAGGCGCAGTTGTTGATCCAAAGTTTAGAGTAACTGAATAAGGACCTGTTCCAGTCTGTGAACCAAATCCTGTGGCAGTAATACTAGTTCCAAAATTAAAGCTGTTAGCAACAAATGTCATAGCACCGACTGCGGTGCTTAGGGTAATTGATGACCCTCCTTTGCTGGTACTTACTTTAATTTGACCTGTACCTACTTGAATGATGTAATACGTAGTGGCTGCGGTAATGCCACCAAACGCAGTACCGCTGAATACAATAGTATTGCCAACATACAAGTTTGTAGTTGTACTAATATTGATCCAGTTAGTAGTTACTGTAGTTGCAGAAATAGTCCCACTAGTATTTGGGTCTGTCTTGTATGCTAATGTTATCTGAGATGTGTTTACACCAGCAGTTGCAGTTACGTTAGTAGTTGATGTTGCAGTTAGAACTGGTACTAATACTGCGTTGTTGTCTCCTGCAACTTCAATAGATAAATTTGGTAAGCTGGTATAGTTGTAACCCGGATTAACAACAGTTACCGTATCAATACTGCCGCCAACAACTGTACAAGTTACTAGGGCATCAATAGTTGCGCCACCGCCACTGATTGTAATCACAGGTGGAGTTAAGTACCCACTACCGCCGTTAACAATAGTAACGCTGCCTAATGTAGCTACCTTAGTAGCAGTGATGTTAGTGCCTGCTGGCAAGTAAATAGCTGGGCTAACTTTAAATTGTGTTAAACTAACAATATCAGTCAAGTTAACGTTGCCAGTAACAGTAGAGCCGGTAATGATCATACCAACATCAAGGCTTGATGTACTAGCAACTGTAACAAGTGTTTCAGAAATAATTTTAGTTACTTGTTTTGGCCCGTTGTATAAACTATTACCTTGACCAGATACATTGACGTAACTATCTACAGTCTGGGGAGTCAGCTGCCAAGGTGTATCAAACGTTATATATCTAGTTTCTAAACCAGTTCCGGTTATTGAATTAAATGTCAATGCTGGAGTAATAGTACCAGTACCACCAATATTATAAATTGGTGTTTCTTCTAACTCAAGATATGCAGGTCGTAAACTGACGAAAGATAAACCTCCACCAGGTGTGCTATCAGGAGCACCGCTAAGAGTTAAGGTTACAGAGTTAACCACAGCAACGACAGTTTGATTACTAATAAAACCGTTACCGTTAACTTCCATGCCTTCATGTATGCCGGTAGTACTGGTTACTTTCAGTGTTACTCCGGTACTACCAACAGGATTATAATCTGTAAGTACAGTTTCTGGTATGCCATAGTACTGTGCCACGCGATGAATTCTGCCGTTCCAGCCTGTTATGTACGTGCCTTTATTAATTTGGTCAATGGTATTTTGTTTAGCAATAGACAGGATAGCTAATCTAGTGTCTCCTACATTGAATCCCATAGTCTTAGTAGGTTCAATCCAATCAACTGTGCCAATCTTAGCCGGATCAACTACAATCTTAAAGTAAAGAAATGATGTGTCAGTTGACAGTACTGCTTGATTTTGCGGCAGTAGTTCTCCTGTACCTTCTGTTAAGTTATATGTAATAACACGATAGATATCTGCTAGATTATCAGTATACTGTAACGCAGTACTTGGACGAGTTGGGTTTACGTTAGCAATGCCCAAGTACTTGTTATTCTGTAATGTACGAATAGTTACTAACTGACCGTTGTATAGTGCAGTTACTAAACCAACTGATGAAGTACCATTGTTACCAGCAGTTGACAAGTTTAGTTTTAAAATGTTTACACCGTTAACAGTTACCGCAGTTCTTTCAACCGCATTAACTTCATAACGGGTAACACCAAAACCAGCTAAAGAATGATCAACTTCTAGCTCTGAAATATTCTGAGGACCGTAATCGTAATCAGTGATATACACTGCTAACGATTGTTTAGCTATAGTAGGAGTCATTTCATTAACAAACAACCCTTCCTTGTAAACACGAGCAACTTGAATCATGTTGTCTGCTAGGTTTACTTCGTCTGGTAATTCAGTTACGTCATACCCTGTAGCACGTAGACCGTACGTTCCATGTGAGTTAGAGCCTGCAACTGAACGAATTTGTCCACCGTTGCTGGCCCAATAGTGAGTATGACAGTAGTATGAGAATGTTGAAACTTGTTCAGTTACACCACCGTTGTTAGCAACAATACCATAGCCCAAGTCGTTGATCATGGCAAAGTCGTTGGCCAACATGGACTTGTTACCGCCCATCTCAATATTAATTAGTGTACCAAGGCCTTCTCTTAAGAATACAATAATGTCAGTGGCAATAGTAGTTTTTACACTTAACACTGTTGCGCGAGCAGTTGTCAGTACTGTACTAACACCTGTAAAGTTACTTGGGAATTGATAAGGGGTACTAGTTGTACCGCCTGATAATATGTCATTTAGCACATCAACTAGTGCAATAACAGCAGTACCCACAGTGGAGTTACTCACTGGTAAACTTACATTTTGAGTTAGATCATTGCCTGCTGATTTAGTAATTAGGTTATTCTGAACAATACTGTTTAGGATACCCTTCATGTAATTGTAGGCAGCAATGGTAACAGCTTCTTCGCCTGGAATGTAACTAGTAGTTCCGCGGAAGTAGGCAAGACCCGCATCTTGGGACATTGAGTTGCCACCGTATATAATATCGTGTACTAATGCTTCTACAATATATTTGACATCTCGTCTGCAGGTATTAACGCTGTAGTTAGGAATTTGTGCAACGTTAAAGTTAACACCAATCCAGGAAACAACTTCTTCCCCAATAAACTCTTTGTTGGCTAGCAAGATATCTCTAGCATTAGTATATGGAGTTGTTTGCCATGACAATGCGGGATACACCGGCTCTGGAATAGCACTTGCACCATCTCTTAAAATATCAATTACAAGTTGCATACGATCTTGAAGTATTGCAATTGCTGTAGTATTACCTGGGATAGATGCTACTACTTGGCTAGTAACTTCTTCTAAAGCCTGTATAGTTTTAGCAAGTTGTACGTTACCTCGTACTAGACTAGAATATGAACGTAAGTATGAGCGGCCAGCATTAATAGATTGATAGTTTGATCCAGTTACAAGATCATAAGTAACTGCGTCAATAATTAACCCAACGTCTCTTGAACACTTTGCTTCATTAAAGTTAAATCCGCCGTTCCATGGAGTGGCAGTATCCATTGTCACTGTAACTGAACTAGTAGCTGAGTTGTAACTAACAATGTCGTTAATTTGATAGCGGGTTCCTGATATAAAGAATGCACACGGAGGCTGTGGAGCTCTTACATCTAAACCTGAGTTAACTGCTCCAGTAATAGTAATTTGTCCGCCGTTGTTAGCAACAGCACTAATTGCTCCGCGCAATCTTCCTGCGAATCCGTCAATGTACTGCCCACCAGCAAAACGCTTGCGGTTGATTGACTGTGAGAAACTTGAACACACTTGTCCGTATGGTGACTTGGTTAAAATTTGACCTTCTGGGTCAAGCACCATGGCAAATCCACCATGCCCTTGCATAGTAAGATTATTAATACGAGTTGCATCGTTACACAAGAAGATATCGATCTCTTTGTTATTTTTTGGACTTGAGTTAACGTCTAACGGATTAACTAGATAATGTCTACCGTAGTTAGTTGTGGCATATAAATGCCAATCAACTGGTTGTTTAATACCTGCTACTTCAAACGGATAAACAACACTACAGTTCATAAAGTTGCCAGATACAGAGTCAATAACTGCCTTGCCTTCTGGTCGTCCAGGAACAGTACTGTCAACTACTAACAGTCTACCAATCCATGAACTTGGCACTTGTCCAGACCCTAATGTTACAACAATCGTTCCATTAGTTGCACTGACATTAATTGTAGTATTGGTCTTGTAATCAACTGAAGTGTCAATTGGCCCTAACTGCATTGCATCGATAATTGCATCACGATAGAATAATACTTTGCGCCATGGACTTTGACTGATACGATCCTTAGGACGGATAATAGTTCTACGGAACTCGTCGCCCTTGATCGAACAGTTTGTTGGCAGTTTGATCGGATAATCTTCGTAGTAAATACCAGCTTCAACAAAAATTACTATTTGTAAATCTTTAACCTTCTCACCGAACTCAATCTGTTCACCAACTTGATAGTACGCAGGTTTGGTCAATCTACAAGTAATAGTGTCAGAAGTGTCGCTTAGGCCGGGTGCGTAAGTAACAATATTAGCAAACGCATCTGAACTAACTCCAACTAATACCTTGGCTGGTAAAATGTCGTTGTTGTTTGGATTACCTTGGTCAACATAACTGTTACCACCGTTGCTGTGTCTTACAGTCCATAACCCAGTACCGAATGACGGAGTTGGTGCAGAACCAAAACCGTTTACAATAATACCAATTAAGGTATTCATATTGTAGGTTAAATCAGTAATAGCGCCTTGACTTGGTGCACCACGGTCACCGATCATGCCATATAGTGAGCTTGGCAGTGTGCCGCTGATATTAAATGTCTGAGTATACAGGCTTTGATATCTTGAAGCAGTTGTTCTGTTTAGCACCTGTACTGCTAGAGTTTTAGCATACTCAATACCGTCTAGTGTTTCTTTATACTGTGTACCAATGGCAATACTCTTGGCGCTGGTGTTTCTATAGTAACTAGTACCAGCATTGATAGTTTGATATGTACCATCTGTGACCAAGTCAATGGCCATAGCTTCAATAATTAAACCAACGTCTCTAAAACAAATAGCTTCGTCATAGTTGAAGCCGCCTTTGTAAGTTACATCAAGATATTTGACAGTCTCATCTTGTATGACTGATTTTTCATTTTGAATAGTTTGTCTAATAGCAAGATATGCTTCAGAGTAATCACCAGTATCAAGTGCAGGGTATTGACTGTCGATAGTAAGACTTTCGCTTGCAATTAAATCTTTGATAGCTGTAAACAGACTATTAATTTCTACAGTTGCATCGATCCCGTCTTCTAAATCTAAATCAATAAATTGTGGAACTTGGAACGGAGGCGACTGATAACTTTGCAAAATATTAACGTTTGAAATAACTTGCCCAATAATTTGTTGAGCATAGTTAATACCTTCTATGGTCTGTGTTATCTGACCAACAACTTGTGAGACTGCATTTATCCAATATAATTCACCGGCAAATACACTAGCCGAGTTACCACCGTAGGTAATATCATATGCAACTGCTTCAATAATGTATTTTAAATCTCGTTTGCAAGTATTCTGATTATAGATTAAATCTGGAAAGTTAGTATTAATCCAACCAATAGTTTCTTCTTGTATGAAAGAAATATTTTCTAACATTAACTCTCTAGCACTAGTTACACCACCGCCTAAACTTTCTGGACTAATATAAGTAACTTCGGGTCTTGACGATATTCCAATTTCTAATAGATCAATGATGATTTGGAAATTACTGTTGATCGTTTGCAGTGCCAGCGCATTGTTAATTACGGGATAATTTTCGTTAACATAGGCAACTGCCGCATTCCGTAGTGCAGTTCTATTAGCATTACCGCCGGTACCTAAAATTGCAGTACGAACGCCTCTTAGCGCACTTGATGTGCCGCTGGTGTTGCTAACATCAACTTCAACAATTGCCGGCGGTACGTTAACTTCTACTAGACCTTTGATAATTGTTATCAGTTCTGTGATGCGTGTTCTTGTGGCCACTGCATCTGCACCAACACCACTTACTCGTGAAAACGTTTGATTTCTATACTGTTTGGTAGTGGTTTGATAAACCACAGCCGGCGTTTGATTTTGTACAATAGACTGTGCTAACGTGTTGATATATTCTACAGCAGCCAATGTTGGTACTAATTCAGGTGCCGCAATCTGACGCTGTGTTCCTACCCAATAGCGTTGGCCTGCGTATACGCTGGCAACGTTTACACCAGTTGTATTATTTCCGTATAATAGATCATAGATAACAGCTTCAATCATTAAACGTACATCACGCTTACAAGTCTCTTTACTGTATTGTAGACCCGGGTATTCAGCAGTTAAGAATGCAATAATTTCTGACTGAATAAAATCAATATTGTTAAGCAATAGTTCTCGACTATCTGAATTTGATCCTTTAGTGACTCCAAGTACACTTGGTAATGTAGGTGTCGGCGCTTCGTCGCCCTGGATTAGTGCAATCATTAAATTAATATTATCATTGATAATATCAACGGCAATTGGTACAGCAACTACTTGACTTAGACCTAAAATACTTTCTTTTAGATCAGTTAGTACTCCGATTAGCTGTTCAAATTCAATGCCAGTTTCTGCACTTGGAAATTTCTCAGCCATTCTAATAGATCTAAAATTGCTTTGATAAACAACATCAAAACACAGCGCATCAATAACATCTCCAATATAGGCGCTTAAAATAGTATTACTGTACGAGAAATTTAAGATTGAGTCTCTTACAAATCTAATAGCGTCGACCGTTTGAATTAATTGGTCGCTTAATACTTTAGAACTGGATTCGTCATAATATCTAGTTGCAGCCAATACAGTATTATAAGTTGTACCTAGTACTAGGTCAAGGGTAACTGCATCGATCATTAGACCAACGTCACGACTGCACTTTGCTTTGTCAAATGTAAATGTGTTTACGTATTTGTTGTTGATGTAGGCAATAGTTTCGTATTGAATAAATTCTTTATTAACACGCAACAGGTCAAACGCATTAACATATCCGGTATCTCCACTGTTACCACCACTTAGTGTTACATTAGTAACAAGTGAAAATGTTTGATCAGGACCTTGTGTGTAGGCAATACGTTGACGATACGGACCAGGTTCTGTTTGACTGATTGTAATTAATCCTTCAGCTGCCAAACAGGCAGCCCCAACAGATTTATAAGCATAATTCCAAAAACGGCCTTCTTTGCCTCTTGGAGTTAATGCCTGAGTGTCGTCACCTTTAGTAGTAACAAACAAGTTAATGGCGCTAGAATATGTTGAATTGTCAACATAATATTTGGTTGCGGCCTGTAAATCGTCGGCTCCGTTGGGTGATCCAATGCCTGCAATAGCGCCTGGGTGGTCATTAAGGATCAGCGGCCCAGTCATTGAGTCACCGCCCCTAAACACTACATTTTTACGAGGTAGTGTTTCATTAGCTACATAGTTGCTGGTTAGGGTTGGATCATAATCGTCTTCTTCAATTTGGGGAACTAATGGTTCGTCTCTAACACGGAGAGCATCACCAATAAGTCCGCCTTGGCTTTTTACATAGTTTCTATCTGCATAGCCTTTGCTAATTGCTAGTTCGTCTAGGGTAGTAGTTACTCCTCGAGGTCCGTGAACCGCATTAAAAGATGCTACTAGATCAGAACTTGGATCTGGAACCTTACCAATTGGAAATTGATTTGAGTTTAACGGTCCACCAAGTTTTGGAGCAGGATCGCTAGCTGTTGTTGACAGGGCATTGGTAATGGTTACCTTATCCGGGTCAGTCACATCAATACTGATACCTTCGCCAGCAATCAGTGTTTTGGCTGCTAAGCCACTGCCGTCCGTTTTAGAAATAATAAGACGATTCTGACCGTAATCTGCTACATAACCTTCACCGTCTATAAAGCGTAATGATTGTGCATCTGATAAATTTGTTAAACTAATTGCACCACCAGCACCAAATATAGCATAAATTTCGTTAAAGTTTTCATTAACTTTTCTAAACGATTCTCTAATACTATCACCGGTACCATCATTACCTTGTACACCAATGTCGATTTCTTGACGTGCCATATTTTAAACTCCGAAGCTTGATCCGCACCCGCAAGTTGTTGTTGCGTTTGGGTTTTTAATTGTAAATTGTGACCCTGACAATTCCTCTATGTAATCAACTTCTGCACCTTGCAGATATTGTAAACTCATGGAATCGACTAAAACTTTCCATCTTCCAAGGGGTATTTCAAAGTCATCTTCGCCTTTTTCGCCGTCTAGCGTAAATCCGTAGCTGAATCCTGAACACCCGCCGCCTTGCACATACACTCTTAAACTTACTTCAAGATTGTTTTCTTCAGACAAAATGTCTTGTATTTTTACTGAAGCAGACGGTGAAATTGTAATCATCATAGGTCCTATGAGATATTTATCAATAGTATTTTATAACCTTAATGTAAATAGTTGTATGTTCCTACGTTTAGAATATCAACAGACTACACATACTAGACCTAGTAAATTAGGTTTAGGGCACACCTATACTCGACAAAAAACAATTGTAGTTTTTCGATGTGATAGTTGTAGCGAAGTCTTTAATCGAGATAAAGGGCAAATAGATTCTAAACGATTGAGCAACAATTACTTTCATGTGTGTTCAAATTGTGATGCTAAACGATTTGCTCAGAAGCGTGGCAAGGATCGTAAAAAGGTATGGGATCTGCCTGCATCAAGTCTAATTGACATCAGCCATATATAAATAAAACTCCAAGGAGGAACATAGAATGTTCAAGAAAATTGCAGAATTCTTTACAGGCAAAAAGCCAGAAGCAGCCCCAGAAGTACCGTATAAAGTAGAAGCTACAAATAATGCTGAGACAACTTTTAAGTACGAGGATGTTAAGCCAGCAACTGTAGAGTTAACACCGGTTGCCTATGCTGATATTGCTCCGGCAGCGGCGCCTAAGCCAGCAGCCAAAAAGAAAGCTCCAGCCGCCAAAAAAGCAACTGGAGCTAAAAGACCGCCTCGAAAACCTAAATCACAAGCCTAATAATTTAGCTTGTTCATACAAGGCAAAACTTGCAATATTTTTGCCTTTAGATTCACACATGATATCGTGTGTTTCTGTAAAACTTAGAGCCCACTCATTTACTGCCTTATTCCAAAAGAAGTTTGAATGAGCTCTGAGTTTTTGTTTTTTATGTCCAGCTTCTAACAAAGTTGCGTAGTCTGGTAAAGTGTTGTCGCAATGTCCTGATAACCATTCTTCACGACTAATAGAGTAATGCATGACAGGTCGAACACCGCGCCAACTTTCAATTATGCGTAAAACTCTATCGTCGGTTGGCTGAATATAGTCTCCTGTACGGACCCAGTGATGGTGTACGTCAAGCACGAGGGCGCAGTGCTTGGCAAGCTCAATGCTACTTTCGATGCCCCAACAGTTTTCGTCGTTTTCGATCGTGATGCAGTTTCTTGCTTCGGGGCTGAGTCTTGGGATAACTGCTTTGATACCGTCGGGGCCGCATCTACCCGATATGTGGACATTAATTTTAAAGTCCTGAAATTGCTTACCGAATCCCATCCACCTGGCCATATCTGCATGATATTCAAATTCCTCTATACTTCTATTTACAATATCTGGATTATCGCTAGCCAGCACAGTAAACTGACCAGGATGAAATGACAAACGAACGTTACGAGCGCGAGCCAAAGCGCCGACCTGGGCAAAGTGCTTTTCCGCATAAGCACGAACGTCTGATAAGCACCAAAAATAGCTATAATCGCGTTGGGTGTACACAGGAAGAAGGTCACTGCTAATACGAACCATTCGGAGAGATTCATCTAATGTACCTACTTTTTCTACAAGTAATCTTGTTGATTCGATGTTTTGTTTCATCAAATCCCATAGTTTGGTCTCAGCTACTTCTTTAGATTGTCGATTAAGCCATGCCACAGTAGTTGAACTAGTGTTGTACTTTTTACAGTCATCAGTAGGTTTAATACCATTTATCTGATTAGGTGTATCGATCCATTTACATGCGAAGCCTATTTTACCCATTTTTGTTTCTCTCTGCTTCCATTACCCGTTGTCTTAGTTCGGATGTTGAAAAGCTATGCCTACGTTGATTAAAATAAAATTTCATAGGAATGTCATGTCCTGTGAAATCCTTGCCTTGATATTCTTCGCCTAAAATTCTTACATCAATTTTATAAGAAAGCAGTATGTCTCTAAGTTCTTTTTCTGTAGCGTATACCACAACTTCATCGACATATACACATGCTTTTAGCTGTACATAACGTTCAAATACACCCTGTACGGGTTTATTTTTACTAGCACGGTCTAGCGTGGGGTCTGTCTGAAGCCCTACAATTAGATATTCACATTGTTCTTTTGCTTCTTTAAGCATCATAATATGCCCTGCATGAAACAAATCAAAAGTTGAACAAGTAAATCCAATTGTCATTACCAATGCCTTATAACGCCTGCGATTATAAAAAAGTTTGTAATAACGTATGTTAACACAATTAACGTCCTAATGCAAGCAATTCGGTCCGCTTCCGCGTCCGAACTGCCTGATTTTTCTCCTAATGCTTTAGCCCAAATCCGCCAAAGTTTATGCAAATAAATCTTCATTCCATTCACGGTGACCTTCACGATAGGCCATATTACTTTGAGTTTCACGCACTTCTACGCGATAGCACCAAAGACGTTTGCTTTCGCCGTCGCCCCACATGTCTGGAATATAAACACCATTGACATACTTGTACAGTTGATCAGCTAGGCCTTCGCAACCTAGCCTAGGAAGAATAGTAAGTTTAGCCAACTTACGCTTTTCCATTTCCTTATAAAAGTCTAACTCGGGATCGTCCTCTGCTACTAACAGGGTATGATCAAATTGACTTTCTAATATACCTTTGAGTTCTTTAAGACCTCCGTAGTCAGCGGCCCAATTACGAGCATCTAGGTCGTTAGTTCCAAAGTAGAACTTCATGTTAAAACTGTAACCGTGAATCAGATTACAGTGACTATCAGCTCGCCATTGCCTGTAGGCGCATGGGAATGAGTCGTGATATTCTTTAGTTGATGTGTACTTGTATTGTACGGGTTGTAGATTTGCCATCTCTAGTCTCCTTTGTAAGGTAGCAAGTTTGACGACATGCAGAGTTTATAAAGCGGGATGAATGACGTTAAAAGTCCGCTATATGTAATTATACAGTCTTAAGGAACAATGTCAACTATTGTGGCGACCAATTGCACCAAATGGCAACCAAGTTCCGGGATTGCCCGAAACTACACAGATCCAACCTACATAGTTACCATCGTGTGGTTCAGCATTCCAGCAAACGTCACCTTTGGTATAAATTCCAATACTTGGATGCTCGCTAGCAGAAATAAACTTCTTACCATTTAAACTAACTGGCCCTTTCACTTCTAAGTCGACAGATGTATCTGGACTGTTAACACCAATTGAAACTTTACCAAATAGTTTAAGTGGCCTGTTGACATTTTGATTATGTCCAATAACAATTTCTTGACTGCCTACCTTAACGTCTTCTAAGCCGTCTACTGTTACTTTAAAGTCTTTTGATGTTCTGATACCGTCATTGTTAACGGTTAGTATTCCGGCGTGGTTTATAGTTACAGCCTTCAACGTCATAAATTCAGCTTTAATATCGCCCATGAATCTAGACGCACCGCCTACACTTAAATTCTCAAGTGTGCCCAATGTAGTTAGGTTAGACTGGCTAATATTAGGACCAATTGCTCTCGGTGATATTGCTAGTTCTCCGTTAAGATAGTATGACTTGCCTTCGCCTAGATCAAAACTTTCTGAACTCCAAAGTCTTTCAGGACCGTTTCTTAAAATCAATTGACGAGTAAGATCTTTTGCTCTCCACGCTAACCCAACACCAAACACAGATACATCGCCTGGCTGTGAAAATACAACAGAATTAGCACGACCATCTTTATCGTCGGTAATAATATTTTTAGCAAATATTGTACCATTTACTCGTAAAATGCCGTTGTTAAACCGCTCGTGCCCAATTACAACTTCACCGTCACTTGTGATTGTTACTCGTGCAGTGTTATCTGTTATTAGATCAAGATCGTGATTAGTAAACGTACCAATTTGTGCTCTACCGTCAACGGGTGCGCCTAAGGCGATTTCTACGTTGTTTTCTAGTACGGAAAGGGTAGCGTTAGGGCGATCAGTATTAATGCCTAAGCGATTGAGTGCGCTGTTGAATGTAGCAAATTCACCAAGGTTTGTATCGCCGTTTACAATTAATGATCGTAAATTACCTACTTGTCTAAGACTACTGCGGATAACTCCGGGCCCTAACTCTTTAGCTGTTAGTACATCTGCATTATTAATCTTAAATGCTTTAGATGCATCGAGGTCTAAACTACCATTAAGGTGTAGTCGATTTCCAACTTTGTAAATTAATGAGGTAGAAGTTTTGCCATCAGTCCATTCAAGGCCCTGACCTTCTAAATTATTTTCTGAGTTTGCGGTGTAGTTAGCCATAGATAAAAAGTCTCTTTCGAGTATTTATCTATGGCTTACCATGTTAACTTGATACTTTAAGTAGAACAGTTTCTTCGTTAATACGACCGTTCATTTTAGTATCTGTAGCGTTGATTTCGTCTAAGAACTTACGCAGAGCTACTTTGTTAGCCGCTTTAAACTCTTTGAGCTTTTCTTCGGGCTTACGCAGGGTCTTTTGTACGCTTTTAAACTCATCAAACCCTGTGATACTAGTGCCTTTAACGCCTAGGGTATTGAACTCGGCCGCAACATACCGACCTAATTTACGAGTCTTAGTGTTAAAGATCCACAGTTCGCTAGCGCCAATAATGTCAGTAGGGCTGACACTTACAAGTTTCAAAGGCTCATTAGTCTTCATGTACTTGAGTTTAGCAACAAGTTTATCCTTGCTAACTGCTTTGGTCTTACGTGGAGCACGATTGACCTTGGCTTCTTGCATTAGCATATTGCAAGCTGATTCAATTTCTTGCAGGAAGGCAATAAAGTTTTTAATCTGCTTACGACTACGATGCTTGTAACCTTCTTTGAGTTGCTCGTCAGCCTCCCCACTAGCCAACTCATTTAACTCTGCAAGGTCGCGAGCGTAGAAGTCACGAATGATACGTGCATGAGCTGCCTTAGCACCTTTTCCTTTAAGCAGGTTAAGCATCTTAAATGCTTTAGGATCAAAGTTTTCAGGATCAACTTGGAAGGCTTGATACGCATCTTCTATTTCTTCAGTCATTGCATACGCGGCGTCTCGTACTCGTTCTTGGATTGTAGGAGTGTATACGTCTACCTTAGCTGATTCTTTTTCGGCGGCAGCTACCTCAGGGTCAATATCGTCTTTGCCGTCATTGATTACTTTGACAATTTCTGCCCGCAACCAAGCGGCACTGTCTCGACCTTGATTAAAATCAGGACGTTGGGCTTGCATACCTCGGTTCAAACACGCCGCCACTGCGCCCATAGTAGTGCCAACACGACTGTCTTTGACTTTCTTAAATGCTGAAATGTCTGCTTTAGTGCAACCGACACTTTCCATCCAACGTACAACTACAGGTTTGTAAGTTTTAATTTCGGACTCGAGACGATAGTAGTCCATAGAGTTTCGAAAGTGCTTGTGGAACTTGTCACTGTCCCAAGACTCACAACCTTCCCAAGTTGGACTAGTGTCCTTGATTACGCGAGTACGATGGGCAATGACTTGCTTTTTAGTTACACGAGTTTTGGTTGCGGTTTTCGCCATTTCAAGCTCCTATTTGTTTAACGATATGTATATTATAGCACCAAACTTGGGTGCTGTCAATACTTAAATTATCTTTTTGGACACGATATATTCGTGTAATTGGCTAGCCATTACAGCGTAGCCATTTTGGCTAGGGTGGGCGCAGGGTGTAACAAAATCGGTTGGTCCTTTGAGCTTATGACAATAATCATAAAATCCTCCTGCAACCAAATCTGGACGCCCTTCCATAATTAGTAGCATCTCCATAAAGCTTCTAACCCCGCCCGGTTGGCAAAATGATCCCCATGGGATTGAATTAATCAACTCAAGATGACTGTTCCCTAGGTGTTTAACAAAATAATCTTTAGTTATTCTAACGTCAAATGCACTGCCAACAATTAAATGAAATCCGTGTGCCTTACAAAACATTTCTGCTTCTCGAATGTTTAATAATGTCTCTACACAGATAAATTTTTCACTCCATAAAGATTCAGCATATGCTTCCCATAATTTTTTATTTGTAGAGTTTTTATCCCACGGGTTTGGCCACATAGTATAAAAATGATTGTGCTCTGGAAAATCTTTATTAACAAAATCAAATCGTTCCATGCCACTAAGCATCAGTATAACAACGCCGCTAGAAGCATTTTCAAATTTAATTTTAGGATGTAGATACAAATTCTTTACTGCACTTCTGTTGCCAGTGCCTAAACATCCTAAGTTAATTGGAGTCCAATCTGTCATATGATTGTTGCACAACTGTTGAACCCAACTGTTATCGTACATTTGATCAAAGATTTCTAATGGGATTTTCAGCGTATCAATTTGACCGTTGTATCGATCCCAAACTTCTTTAGGCCAACTGCCTACACCCTGTGTAAAACTATCACCCAAGCCTATTACAATCTTTGCTCCGGGCACAATAGTCGGAATCATTCTGTTATACATATATTAAAGTAGTTATTGTAATAGTTAAACAGTTCTACGTGAGCAGCCGGAACTTGTGTTTCTCGTTGGTTGAGTATTTGATAGTTATGTTCTAATATATCTTTCATTGATTGAATCCATTTAAATTTATCAGGTATTGCATCGATTCTTTTTATCTCTTTTATAATGGCATCAAATCGATCAAACGTTGATAACTCGTCGTAGCTTTCATCTATGAATGGATGAAATGTTTTATACCCCATCTCTTTTAATTTTTTTAAACTTCCTCTATTTCCTAGGAAAATAAATGGATGCTTGCAGGCAATTGGTTTAAATGTTTTTTCGCTAATGAATACAGTTTCGTCAGCATCGGAAAAACTAGCTTCGGAAATAACAGTTACCCATGTATCTAAATATATTTGGTCCATTATTCGATTTATGTAATATAAATCTTCCTGTTCATTGTTAGCTGTTTCATACACTAATAACGGCAACAATTTTCTAGCTTCTTCCATTGCACGTTGATCAGGCCATTTATTTTCAATTCGTGGTATGTGTGCCCCATAATCGTTGGCACTGACTAGACCCTTTGACAACAATTTCTCTTTATACAGCATAAGGAAAAACCAACTTCGGTGAGCCCGCGTCCTTTTATTAAGGCAGTTGTACGTTCTTACTTTTGTAATGTTATACTTCTTATAGTCTAAGTTAACAGTTACACTGGGTAGGATATTAGAGTCTTTAGCGATCATCTGAATATCTTTTTCAAAGTGTGGATATGAAATTACCTTAACTTGTGATGTAACAGATTTATTATTAGCCCACATAGTATATTGGCTTGCGGCCAGCATGTTGCCAGTGACATACACTATACACGCAGGATCTATTCCAACACGGTTACATTCTTCGTGAAAGAATTGCCACAGCCAAGGAGTCTGATATCCCTCCAAACATTGATCTAAAAGTAATAATGCTTTTTTATTTTTAAGTCTATCTAATTGTTGATCAGTTAAGTAGTCAAACAAGCTCTCTCTAATATTGTCTTTATAGTAGTTAGCACCAGTCCACCAATTAGGAGATTCACCTACTCCAGATGCAATAATACAATGATCTAATTCAACTAAGTCACTAAAGTAATTTTCTAAAGAACTGTGTACTCTATAGTGTTTAATGGCACCCATGATAGCACTCGGACCAAATCGGTTTGGACCAATGTCGTCTTGATATGCAACAAAGTTTCTTCTACTGTCTAAGTCTTCAAAAACAAAGTTAATCACATCAACCGATCCTTCCAAGTTAGCGGTGTAAGGTCGTTAACTATTTCTAAAGGAAAACTGTAATCAAACGGTTTAGGACCGTGTTCCTTAATCCATTCTACTGTTCTTTTTACAGACTCACGCACATCTATGGTGTGGATGTAGCCTAATAATTCTCTTGCCTTCTGTGAACTACAGGTAGCATACTTTACTTCGTTAGGTCGATCAGGCATATGCATAAAACCTCTAGTATAACCGCACTCGTCTGCTACTATCTCGGCTAGCTCTTTAATTGTTATAGTGCCTTCATCCGGACCAATATTTACAACTTCGTACGTAAATGGACCAAGAGCTAACTGCTCAATACAATACACGCAGTCGTCTATATAGCTGAAGCACCGTTCTTGACTGCCGTCACCGTATATAATTGGAGGCTTACCTTGTAAGCATCGATTAACCATTATGCTTACAACATTTCTAAACGGATCGTCATAGCGTTGTCGTGGCCCAACAATGTTGTGAGGGACTGCAATGTTCCATTCAATACCATGCACGTGACTCATAGTCTTTAGAATATCTTCGCTGGCAACTTTAGCAATGCCGTAAGGGTCTGCTGGACACGGTATGTCCGATTCTTTAAATGGAGGCTCGCCGTGGCCGTATCTAGCCATGCTTGAGCAAAATACAAACCGCTTTACTTTTAATGATACGGCTGCACTAATAGTACTAACACTGGCTTGGAATATATTTTTAGTAATAAATGCAGGACTAAAGATACTGAGTCCTTCATGTGCAGTGGCAGCACAATGAATAACAATATCTGATCCTTGCATAATCTCAGTCATCTTTTGCTGGTCGCAACAATCAACTTCGTGAAATTCTACATTGTCTGGTACATTAGATTTGTAGCCTCCTAGCAAAATATCATTGCCAGCCACAGAATGTCCTAACTCTAACATTCTATCTGCAATGTGACTGCCTAAAAATCCAGCCACTCCTGTTATAAAAATTTTCATATTTTTTTGCAATCCAAGAAAAATGGTTTGTATTCAGGAAACGTTTCTAAAAAATCAGTTCCCCTTCGTCGATCAAACTCAGTAAACCACCGATGAAAATCAGTCCGCCCTTCTTTTAATTTATCATCTGAGTAGTGAGTGGTTTCCATATAGTTAACTACTCTTCGAAACTTTTCATATTCTAAGTCTGTAAACTTATCAGATGCAGTATTATCAATGTTTTGTTTAATGAAGTCTAATGCTTCGTGCATGTACGGCATAAATTCTTCTTTAGGTAAAATATTCATATCATACTGTAACGGTTCTTTTAAGTATGGTGTGTCAAATCGTATTCGATGTTCTTTTAAATGATCGTACCATCCGTATTGTTTACGCCACTCTAACATTTTTTCTAATAGACTTTTAAAACTAGTAACTGCTAGTATGTTAAAAGTTATCATAAATGTAATTGGATTTTTAGTTTTAGTTAGATACGTGTGGAAGTTGTTGCTCCATACATCTAAGTCAAGCCCTGTGCGAATATATTCTGCACGAGGTCCCCATGTATCTAAACTAGTGAATAATTTAAACCTACGTATCTTACCTTCAACTCGTAACTTTTCAACCCTCTCTGATAAACGTTCAACTAGTAAGTGCTTAACACCTAAGTTGCTGTTAATGTTTAATTCAAGTTGCGGCAATGGATTTAGATCAAGGTCCTCCAGAAGCCGCCACGTTGATTGTTGTAACAACGGCTCGCCACCAGTAATACGCAATATGTTTAAAGTCTTACGCATGGTAGGCCACCACTTCCACCATGCTTCAACATATGGATTTTCTTCTTCAATTTTATGAATCTTAAACCAATCAATGTCACTTCGGTGATTGCGTACCATATCGTACGGACCAAACTTTTCAATTTCTTTGTAGAAACTACTTGATGCTTTAGGATGGCAATATCCGCATTTAAAATTACACTCGTTGCCAAACGATATCTCAATATATTCGGGATTGATATTAAAATCTATATCGTTATTTTCAATTTCTGACATACGATCTTCGGTGTAGATACTGGCGTTTCTTTCGTGTCTATCACTAATATAGTCGGACCCTAATGCTTCAATGTTCCAGCAATACTGGCAACCTGTGGGTTGCTCGCCGTTAAGCATAGCAATTCGTTGATTCTTTTTCTCTTGCGTGTTATGTAATGCACTTGGATTTTCTAATATTTCGTTTAACGGAATAGCATGAGGTGCCGGATGATAACAACTATGTGTTTCGCCTGTTTGTAGATAGATAGTTGTGTGATGCCATTTGGCTAGACAGAATGTAGGACTAATTCGGTCTGTAATGTTTTTAATCTTAATAATTTTATTTTTATCAACAGTCATTTAATTTAATCTCTTTAAGTGAGCCAAGGGTGTTAACATCAAATTGATCTTTAATTCTTCCAAGTGGCATATATTGCCACGCAGTGTTATACTTTCTACCGGCAATCAACCATTCTTTAAACGCAGTATTTTTCATAGTATTATTTCTTGAATTGTTCACATCAATATAAAAACTATTATGGACGCTATTCCACTGCGACATAACATCAAAATGTCTGCAATCATCATTGTCTACGTATGCTTGGAAACTGTCCTTGCCGCAGATACAGTGTTGTAGGAATACATTACAAGTAAGATCATAATCTAAATATTGCCAATCACCTACCTCGTGCATATATTCCTGGGCAGATGGATTGGAGAACTCTAATAAACATATATCGGTATGCAGTGTTTTCCGTTTGTTAGGATAATGTAATTGTAGTTGATGTACAGCTAAGTTTATTTTGTCTAGACCTTGATACCATTGATCAATAATGGGCAATTCAAACGGAGGCTGATGCGGATACCATGATCTGTGACAAGTTGCTGAAGTAAAAAATCGATGTATATCGTTTAGGTCATTGTTGGAAAATTGTGTTTGATCGCTTACTTCGAACGGAAAAATTGTTTCTGGAAATTGTGAATTGAATTGTCTAATAGTGTTAACAAGTGTTGTTCTCTTTGAAGATTTTAAAAACACATCATAATCTACATTAGCTAACCGATTATGATTAACATCCCAAGTTTCATTGGGCAACAACGATGCAACCCATTTATCTACTACAGGATTGTTTAAAAGTTCTATTTTTAATTCTTGATGATCGAATATACAGGATAGGTGCATTAACATAATTATCCTGTACTAAGGCTTGCCAAAAAAAAGTCCATGGACTTAACCATGGACTTGATTATACTTCGATAATGCTAATTGTCGAGCTCGCCATAATCTCCATAATACATAATCAGATAGTTCTTCATCAACAATTTTTCCGAACTTACGTGCTTGTAGATTACGTCCAAAAACAATCTCATCTTCAATAACAAGACTGTCGTTGTCTTCTAAGCGTCGATTACTTAGCGGCTGGCTTGGCGTCTGCTTTAGGTGCGTCCTTCTTAGCAGGCTCACTTTTGACAGGCTTCTTTTCGTCCTTCTTAACTTCAGCTTTGGCTGGTGCTGAAGCGGCAGGTGCGGCTGGTTTGGCTTCTTCTTTCTTAGCAGGTGCTTGTGCAAATGCTGATACTGCGAACAATGATGCGATTACGATTGCTAATTTCATTTTAAAGTTTCCTTTATGTTAGTGTAGGAATTATTACCCTACATATATATAACGCCTTAGCTTTGCATTACGTTGACACAAATTGGTTAAGTCCAAAGACTATCGCGAGCCTTGATTAAACGGATCATCATTTCAGTATCTTCTTTGTCATAGGCCGCTTCAATCTTGGTAGTAAGTTTGAGTGCTTTGTCAGCCATCTTGCGAAGTTCGGGTGTCTTGTCACTACTCATCCAACTTAGCTTGCCACCATTGGCCAAACGTGCCGCTTCGCAGTAAGCACTCCAACCACTGGCATCATGAGCATCTGGACGATTGGGATATACAGTAGTCCACCATACGTACAGTTCTTTGATTTCTTTTGCACGAATAGCTTGCCCAGTTGGCTTGCCGTAGTCTGGATGCTCTGGTCCACACCAGTCAGTGTTAGTCAGAGTCATTGCCCAGTCAAGATGATCGATACCTGCTTGAGGGCAACGCCAAGTGCGCCAACGCCACCAACCAGAAGCCCAAAAGGGAGGATCATACTTTGCGCGAGCTTCCTTATCTCCCCAGGCGATGTGCGACCATGCGGATTCAATTTCGACGAAATCAACCAACTCATTAAATAGGCATGGCAGGAACCGATTGCCAACATCACACCAATTACCAGGCTTGATATCACGAGCATGGGCGGTAAGACTGTGAGTACGAGTAACCCAACGGTTATTGATGTAATACTTAACATCGTAGATCTTTCTAATGGGCCAAGTTACAAAATCCTGGATATAGCTTAGACCCTCTTCAGCTAGCCAGTAACGAAAATTATGTTTCATTTGAGCCGCAGTGGTCCAGTTGTCCCATTCTTCGGCTGTGCCTGCGCTTAGTTTTTTAGTGCCGCGAATCCAGTCTGCAAACGGTGTGCATGACCAATAGGTTGTGTGCTGTGCCATGTTAATCCTTATCTATAAAGACGTTATACATATGGTGCAAGATTCGGCGGAACCCATCCTACGGGTTTTAACACCTTACCGTCTTCACGCTTACGAACCTTGCCAGTATCTTTATCAATCTTGGCAAAGTTAGTCTGCATAACTTCTTTCCACGCACCCTCGGCATCACTGCCCATACTATGGATAGCACCAATAGTAACAACTAGAATATCAATAAGTGCATCAAGCGTTTCTAACTGATCGTGATTATTAACAGCTTCTTTAAGCTCTTTATATTCTTCTTCGATCAATCCAAGATACATTTTAAATTGAGATTGATCAAACTCACCGCCTGCGGTTTGATCACAGGCCCGCATAAACTTTTCTTGATCGCGAAATGGATTCGTCATTCTTTCTTTCCACCAAATAGTTGTAACAGCATTAAGAATAAGTTAATAAAGTCCAGATACAGAGTTAACGCACCTGCAACTTCTTCTTTGCCAGTATCATCACCTACTGACACCATTTCACGAATCTTCTGTGTGTCGTAGGCAGTCAAGCCTAGGAATACAATAACGCCAATAGCACTGATAACCATTTGCATTACCGTACTTCCAATAAAGATATTAATAATACTGGCAATCACAATAGCAATAAGACCGATAAACATAAACTGTCCAACACCACTAAGATCTTTCTTAGTAAAATAACCATAGCCACTCATAACACCAAACAACACTGCCGCACCCATAAAGGCACTGACAATACTGCCCATGTTGTAGACTACAAAGATTGTGGAAAAACTTAGTCCCATCAGCGCCGCAAATCCGTGTAGAAAAAGTTGTAGGGCACTTTTACTCATCTTTTCCATAGCAAAGCTAACACCAAGAATGGCGATAAGCGGTGCAAAGATCACAAGCCACTTCATTGCGCCAGTAAAGAAAAATTCCATCAATCCAGCGTTAGTACCAACTAAAAAACTAACAATCATTGAGGTAATAACTGCAAGAGACATATGTCCGTAGACTCGTCCCATTGCTGAGTTAATTTGTGTTGCCGAGCGGTAAGTTGGCAAACCGCCGGTATATGATGATCCAAACATATTAAATCTCCTTTTAATTATTTACAAACTGTATTGTTCTACAGTAATTTTTTTATTGCAAGACATTGGTTTACCAGTGTTATCTAAAAACATAGTGCCCCATCGACTATTCTTTTCTTCAAACTCAATAAACAATTTATCGTATGCACAAAATATCCTAATAGTAGAATCAGATGGCAATCGTTGTACCCAAAATCTAGCTAACAATAACAAGACTATTGCTACTAGAAAGTGTCTAACATATTTCATGTAAGAATTTCTCTGAACCTATTGACAAAACTTTCTACATAACAACTAAATTCTTGATTATTATCTTTACCGTTTTGCCTATAATGCACCCATACATGCCCATCTTTTTCTATAGTATGCAATACTAAAAACTGTTTATGATCGCTTCCTTCCCAGGTACTGCCTTCTTTTACTGTTGTCATCTTAGCGCATCCATTGTTAGTTCTTTGCCGTATATATGAGCAACGGGTTTAAGCCATCCATTATTAATACATTCAGCAATGATTAATTTATATTCTTTAGGGCATCGTTGATTAATTTCAAATCCAGCACGGGGGCAGACTACCATTCCGTCTGTGAGCATGAACTTAGGATCACCTTGTTTAATCGTGTTAATCTTAGATCTACTAATAACAATGTTCATAATTTGAATGCCTCAATCGTTTGACGCTTTGCTTCTTCTTTGATCTCTGTTTCATGAACGGTTTGTAAACCACGAAACATATTTTCTACAACGTGTATAATAGCAACTTTTCCATCTTCTGTCAAGTGGCTATACTCTGGACTTACAGTACTTTCATGCCAAACCATTTTGTTACGGCTAAGTTCTAGCAGACCTCCGTAGACAAGGTCTTTGTTCATACTACGTTTTAAATCAAATTTTTTCGCCATTTGCAAAGCCTCTAAAATGGAGAAATCGTGGAAAACGTAAAGAGTAAGTGCCATCTTGATTTTGTGTAATTGCATCGGCTCGGACTTCGACAATCTTGCCAACCACAGCTTCACGACTAGCCCAGTAGTCATCACGATTGCTATCAGTAAACCCGCTACCAACATTAACGGATATCTCTCTACCATCATCGACCCCTTCACAAACAACGGCACCTAGCTTACCAACATTACGACCTGTGCCTTCTTCTACAGCCGTAACGGTTAGCGATACTTCAATAAACGGCTTGAGCTTGAGCCAAGCAACTGATCGCTTGCATTTATAACCGGCATCCGGGTCTTTCAACATGATGCCTTCATACCCACCAGCAATTGCCAATGCGTTAATTTCTTTGTAACGTTTTTGGCCAGCATCGGTATCTAGGTCTACAGTTTCCTGAGCAACAACTGTTACATTGGGTAGCTGTAATTCATTTTTTTCAAACCATGCCTTGAGCATCATGCTTCGGGTAGTCTGGGGTTTGTCCCATTTACCCTTTTCAAAATCTGCTAACGGCACAAAGTCAAACAAGTTAAGAACCGCATCGTTTGCCTTGGCACTGCTCTTGCGGTGAATCTGTTTCATTAAGTCTTGGAAAGTTCCACTCATGATTTCACCATCCAGTACTACCGGATAAGGTGGCGGATCTTGCTTGACTACTTTTGAGATTTGATCTTTCACATGGGGAAAGTTTACAAGTTCCTTACCATTGCGACTAAATTGATCAACACGACCGTTAGGGTAAACAATGGTAATAACACGAACGCCGTCGAGTTTAACTTCAATAAGTTTTTGTCCAGTGACCTTGGATTCATGATTGGCACTATCATGGGCAAGTTGGCAACTAAAAACAGGAACGGCATAATCGGGCCATTTCTTTTCTACAACTTTGTTAATGGTGTTTTCACTAAATCCTGCTCGCATATCTTTAATAAGAATACGACGATACCAACCATTCCATTGGGCCTTGGTGGCCTGCGCCATCAACGCATCAACGGCATCACGGGCGTCATTACCGGTGATATCACGATGACGTAGGCACTGAGCAACACTATTAAAAGTACTCCAAGTGATACCATTACCGTCTTCATTTGTTTTTTCCTTGATTTGTTTGAGTCCAAATGTTACCATCGCATTAAATGTTAGGTTCAATCCTGCAAACAGTTCGTCATTTCCTGCTTCGGCTTGCGCCAGTAGGATCGCTTCTTTGTTCAAACGTGAAGGATGATTTTCCAGATCGGAAATAACTCGGTAGCAAGCTTCGCTCATTCTAGACCTTTAGTTGACTTAATGTAACTATTGTACAGTCTATGTATCAGTATGTCAAGTGATTTGTTGTCTTAAATGGCTTACCAGTATATGCGTATTCTAGTTGATTCATTATCTTACGCTTCATTTGGCGAACTTTTGGATGGTTGTGATCGTACTCAAATGCCTTCATAAAGCGTCCCCAACTATTTGGACGAACACGTTTTGGTACTTTTGAATCTAAGTATATTTTGATAGCTTTGGGATCAAAACCAAATTTATCAATCATATCTTGAGCTAGGTTAAATGAATGAGCACCCATTTCATCTCTATCACCATAATACTCTTGTTCTTTACGGGTACGAGCATAGTAGGCAGTACTTTGATATCCTGGAATATCTTTAAAATTCCTAGCACGATATTGCCGTGTATGAATAACCTCATGGAGTACAGTATCAGCAAAAAGTTGGCAAACTCTCTCCCAACGATAGATACTCATCTTCATAGTTGAAATATTTGGAGGGTAAACCATTTCAACTTCAATAAAACGCTTTCTGCCCTTTTTATCTAAATCAGAATAATAAGCACCGCCTACCCAAATCTCGCCCTTCTTTACAGGCTTGTATCTACTACTTTTAAATTTTATTGGAAGATGACACTTAACGTGCTGACTTATTAGACGAGTAATTTCATCAATAGGAAGTCGTCTATCAACTAACTCAGATTTTAGTTGATGTAGCATTGAGTACAGAGTTTCTCGGTCAAGTAAAGACCAGTTAAACGCCTTGCGGGCCATAGTACACTCCTAGACATTAGTATTTATAGTGTACTACGACTTTTCATTATCTGCGCACTTTATGGGCGTTTTGTTATAATCTCGTCAATCAAACCGTATTCTAGAGCCTCTTGCGCACTCATAAATTTATCACGTTCCATATCGTGCCTAAACTGTTCAAATGTTTTGCCCTTGCTATTATGATTCACATAAATCTGGGTCAAATTCTTCTTCATTTTTAGAATCTCTTCTACCTGGATTTCCATATCTGTAGCCTGTCCACCAGCCCCACCGCTAGGTTGATGAATCATGTGTCTAGCGTTTGGTAGCATCTTACGCTTGCCAGGAGCACCAGCAGTGGCAAGCAGACTGCCCATACTACAGGCTTGGCCCATAACAATGGTGCTAACATTAGGCTTAATGAATTGCATAGTATCGTAAATGGCCATGCCAGCAGTAACCACTCCACCTGGACTGTTGATAAAAAAGTTGATATCTTCATTTCCCTGGCTTTCTAAAAAGAGTAGCTGTGCTACTATTAGACTTGCTGAATGTTCATTAACATCTGTGTCCAGCATGATAATACGATCTTTAAGTAAACGACTGTAAATGTCGTAAGCTCGTTCTCCGCGAGCTTCGGACTCGATAACCGTGGGTACCAAATGTGGCATTATATTCCTTAATTAATTTAATTCGCTATCAACTTCTTTAAGTCGCTTGGTAGCCATCTCTTGAAGATTCTGCTGATGGCGTTGATTTTTCAGTACGTTAGCATCACCTGTTGGTAAGACTAACAATACATAGGCTTGATAGCCGCCGCCTCTAGTATTAATAATTTTATGTTTTTCAACATAGGCGCCAGTTAGATCAACTTCTTTACATGAAGAACGCGATATTGATTCGCTTCGTGTAACAGATTCAGTTGAGTATGTTTTCATGCGTGTGCTAGAAGTGCCGCCTGCAGTCATACAAATTGTATTTCTAGCATTTTGCTCGGCAATTTGTCGTGCCATTGAATAATCTCTAGCTTTGGCAGTATCAGCCGCGTAGACTGCACTTTTGCTTTCTGGTAGCTTAATCATCCAATCTGGTGCTTTATCCAGTACTGCTTGACGATCACGATACTCACGTTCGCGAACATCTTCTGCAATTTTTGCATGCCTGTCTGTAGTACCGCAGGCAGCTAACAACGCAATCATAGGAAGTGCAATTAGTAATTTTTTCATTATCGGCCACCCATCTTTTCTTTAGTCCATTCGGCAGTAGACGAAATGTCTTTGCCAACCCCTGCTACTGTAGAACATGCAGTAAGTGCCATGCTCAAAATAATTACGCCAACTGCTTTCATTTTGCCATCTCCTGTGAGTGTGTTTTAACTGTGTCTACACCTTTGTCTAACATCTTAGCAATGCCAGAAAATCCAACAGTTGCTAGAATTAGTCCAAAGATAGTGCCTAAAATAAAGCCTTTCATATGTGCCTCTCTGTGTGTTAATAACAGTTATATTATAGTTGAATTAAATCAAAAGGTCAAGTCACCATTTGTCCATAACTATCCAATTATTTGGACTGTTATCAATTTGGCAAATAACACCGTGGTATACTTGTAACTTTTTATCTCGACCTTGTCTTTCAGTAAACAGTTTACAGGTTGTATTTTTATGTTTGAAATACCCAACGTTAGCATCAGTTGGCCCAACTTCATTTTCCAAAATAGTATCGCCAATTTTAATTTTAGAATCAGGGGTTCGTCCGTTTTGGCAAACTGTAACTGACTCGCTACTCATTATACCATCTTTTTGATATGTGGCGCTTTTAACATTACAATTGGCCCACGATGACACAGGCACAAGTACCAGTAAGAGTATTAACCATTTCATGATTGATCACACCTATAAGCGTACCACCAAATGGTAGCTTTGAGTCTACTATTATAAGCTCGATTAAATTCGCTTAACATGTCTGGATCCGGATCAAAATTTAGTTGTCGCTGTAGTGCAGTTAGCTCTTTTAATTGAATATCCTTTAGTGAACAGCTGACTGGATAGTCGTACAGCTCACTATAGGTCATAACCTTTGAGGTTGTACTTTGGCTATCACACCCAACTAGGAGTAATGCCACTACTAGTAACGAAGTAATCTTCATCGATATTTGTCATCTAGTTCAACGTTAGTAAGACCTGCGACAGTTTGAAACTTGTCCCAAGCGGCTTTAGCGGCTGGATTAGATTCCAGCTCACTGCTAGGCAATACTGCTTCTAGCCAAATTTCTGGACGACGAGTAGGGTGTGCGCCAAACTTGCGGGGCTGGTGTAGTCGACCAGACTCCCAAAGTTCAATGCTGACACTACGGAACTGGTCTTCATCGTGATAGCCAGCCCATTCAGGATTGCTGTGACTGAAGAATCCTTGACTGTAGGCATTTTCAGTGCCACCACCATAGCCCAACCAAATTCCCTGCCACTGGTCGGCATCACGAGGATCGAAATCTGTACGAGCAATAACTACTAATACATCGTCAATGTCAATCTTTCCGTCAACAATATCACGCACACACCGACTATAACTTAGTCCAATTTTCATATTATCCTCTAATTCCTGTTTGAGTACGAGTAATAGTAGGCCCAGTGCTTTCAATATCCATTCCTGCACTTCGACCTTCGTAACATCTACCATTCCACTTTAGTTTTAATTTTACACTCTTATTGACTATGACGTCAAGTACATTTTCAAAAATAAACTGATCTACCACAGCTTCTGTTGTTTTTGAACCTTTTGCCATTTTAATTTGGCAAGTATCGCTATGTCTTAGTATTGTGCTCATAATGTAAATCTTACTTCTTTAATACTGTCCCAACGGAAACTTTTCCACGCTTTGGACTCTAGGTCATATACAGGCATAACCTCTTCGTTGACTTTCTTTTCTTTTTTAGGGGCAGGAAAATCAATTGGGTTATCTGTATTAGTTACATGAACTTTTTCCTCTACAAAAGGAACGAGTGTTGGATTGGTTGTACATTCCATAACTCGTTCAGTGCCATCTTTTTTAGTAAACACTACGGTTGTAGGTCCGTGCGCTAAATGACTTTTAAGCCATTTTTTAAACAGCTTGGTTTCTTTCTCAGTCAGTAGCATTTTGTTTACTTTCAAGTTCCTCAATGCGCTTTGTCGCCTCGGCAACTTTTTGCTCAAGCATCTCAATATGTTCAGCAATTTGCTCTAAGAAATTAGCAGTATTTGCGCCGGTCATTCTAATCATTTGTACAACTGTTGGTTGCAAGTTTTCGTTACTCATTTAAATCTCCAAAATTAAGTTAGGGCTCCAGCCAGTCTGCTCGCTGTATCCGTCATTTTCGTAACCTCTAGGATTACACACAACTCTAGTTTCACCAAGTACATAATCAAATGGATGGTGAGTGTGACCATGTGTCCACAGTTTGATCTGTGGATGATCCATAATAAATTCACTCAAGTCACTGTGATATCCACCGTTCATTAATGTGTCATTACCATACATTGGATGACAACTTTGGAAACTTGGACTATGATGACCAACTACAACACACTTCTTGTCCTTGTGTTCCTGAACAATGTGTTTGATGTAGCCTAGAGTTTTATCGTGACGAACAGCAACATCTAACGCACTCATAGCCGCATAGTTTCTTTGGTCGTTACGGATGATACGGAAATCGTTCATCATACCTTCGATGGCATGCATTGTCAAAGGATCACGCTTGTTCATGTTGGTCCAAAGCGTTCCGCCAACAAACACAACATCGTCAATAATCTTCATGTCTTGCTCTAACATATACACGTTAGGGTACTTGGCACATTCTTCACGCATGTAATCAATACCTGCGTAAAACTTGCCATTGTAGAATTCATGATTGCCCATAATGTAAATCACATGTGGAAACTGAAAACTACAACGCTTGAAGAAATCTCTAAAACGCTGTGCTGTCAACTGTCTACGACCTAAGCCAGTGCCGTTGGCAATAGCGGCCTGATCCGCAGTATTAGCTGGCTCAGGGTGGTCGTGTAGATCCTGGGCGATACAAATATCACCGCCTAAAATCAATACATCGGCACCTTCGTCATTGTTGATAAAACAATCCGAAAATTCCAAATGTAAATCACTGACTAATTTAATTTTCATTTTTAACTCTTTTATTGAGATTCGCTTTTCATCGTTTCAAAAATAGATAATTGCAAATCTTCATCGTTAGTTCTTTCTTTGAACCGTTCTGCATAACGAGCATCTGATTCTGCCCTGTGTGTAGGGCACAGAGTTTTAATCCAACCTTTGCCACCTGACGTGCCAGGTGCGCCACATTCTTCACAACTGACATCTGCCCAAGCTTCTGCCATACGTACCATGCCACGGATCTCAGCATCACCACCGTCATAGTAAAAACGTAAGCCACCAAACTTCTCTTTAATCTGTGCTATAGTAACTTGTGGGACAGTCGTTCCCTGTTTTTCTTTCCAGTCAATATGGCTTTGAATATTAGCACATAGGCTTTCAAGAATAGGCCACCACCCTTGGCCACAAGCAAACCCGCCATACTTACCCGCAAACATCTTTGGGAAACGTTCTTCCATATGTTTTGCAAAGGCATCATATTTTTCAAATTCGTCTGACATTATTCATCCTCTGTTACTACAAAATGACTAATAACCAAATCCAATGCCGCAATGGTCTGTATGTTCAAGCCCACATCTTCTGGATGTAGCCAATAGCCATTTGGATTAGCATCTGACTTTGGATTCTTCTTCCACTGCTTTAATTCTTTTTTAAGGTACGCACGATAGTCTTTTAGGTTAAGACTGGTAATACGATCCGCAGTTTCACCATCAATCCATTGATAAGGTTTATGTTTTTCTTTGCTCATTGTGCCGCCTTTACATAATTAAGTCTAGTTACGTCGTTACCGTGCTTCCAATGTTTAGAATGATCTTTAACTTTGGCTTTGACAACAACACATGCACCTAATTGCAAATTAGTCTTATTGAGCCAAGAGCACATCCTATTTTTAATTATAGCATCTATATTGTAACCTTCAAAGTTTTTTGACTTAATTGATGAAATAATTTCTGCATCCAGATCTTTGAGCGTAGAACCAATTTCTGCTAGATGGCCGTCTTCAACAGATCGAGCGGCTCGTTTAACTTTAGTTTGGGCAACATCACGAACGTGGACGCTGGGTAGGCAAGCAACGTAACCAAATTGATTTTGTTTTACTGTGTCACTGCTAAGGATAGTATTAATGTTAGTTTGGAAATCGTTTTCGCCTTCAATGGCACTAAACAAAAATTTTCGAAAATGTTTTTGAATCTCTTCTGCTTGCACGACATCTTCGGGCAATATTTTCAAAGGCATTGGGGCTGATCCTGGATCAGCTGTCCAAATAGCAGGCTCCAGGGTACACAACATCATTAGTTTATTGGGCTGTTTAGAAAACAGATAGACATTATCGTCTGTATACACTGCCTGCGCTTCTTTAATATAAGCACCGTTCACTCGTTGCGCCGCACAAGCCAGCTCTAGAACTTGTTGGATTGGGAACTCTTTGTTAGCCATTATGCTCTCTGTGTGGATTACTATACTTTATATTTTACTGGAAAATGCAGTCAGTGTCAACCTTTTGAAGACGTATGTAAACTTTTTTGACTAGCCGTTTAATAGTCCTATCATTTTGGTTTGGAAATTCTCCTCGATACATACTAAAAGAAGGACTAACCAAATTGTTTTGAATTCGTAATTTACTTAGGGCATCTACGTTATGCAGATATTTAAGGGCTCTAGTTTTACCCAAACTGCGCACTAGCTCGAATGTAATACTGATAGAATAAGCATCTATCTCGTCAGGGTCTCGTAAGTATTCAGTGTGACCGGATCCTCGACTAGTATCAATCCTAAAGTCTCGTTTTCTGTACTGTCCTTGATGCCTTAGCTCGTGTGTCACAGTATCGTATATTTGAGTTAGTACTTGAGTAGAGTGTGCAGAGTACCAAATATGATTTTTTGGAAAATTATGAGTTATAATTAATTCAATAGGGCATTCATGATTCTTATCGTCTTCAGGATCGTAAAATCCGTTAGCATAAAACACATCTTCATTTAACGAACTATCTCTACGAGATATTACTTTAATATCAAGATTGTGCTTTTTAAATTCTCGTCTAACTCTGTTTAACAATTTTTGGAATGTCAAACCTTGCTCTGCACTAGCTCTTACAATATTGCAGATTGCGCAGATCAGTTCCATAACCCCATTCATAGTTATAACCTAAATTTTATTCTTCCTCTAGTCAGATCGTATGGACTGACTTCTACTTTAACTGCGTCTCCAAGGATAACTTTAATTTTATGCAATTTAAGTTTTCCTCCCATGTAGCAAAGTATGATATGTTCGTTTGCATCAATCTTAACACGAAACATGTTTGCCGGTAAAACTTCTATAACTTTGCCAGTAAGTTCTAATAATTCTGAATTTTTAGACATGCTTAGTTATCACAAGTTTGCCGTCCTCTGCTTTGATATTTAAAATGTCGCCCTCTTTCCATCCCTGAGCTTCGCAGATCTCAGGTGGGATTTTAAAGATGACGTTATCAGGGTCGTCTTCGATGTCTTCAAATAATTCTTCTACTAGATATGTTTTATTCATATTTCTTTTGTCTCATCGTATTTAACTACTAACCATCCAAGACGATATAAATCAGCTTCAATTTCTTCAGTGACTACACTTTCAGGAACATATCCGGTCTTAGCCTTCCATTCTTCTTCAGTCATAGTCCCATCGTATGCAAGATTTTGCCCGCCGATTCCTGAACAGTACCAATCAATATAATCACCTTCTTGTCGCATGTCTGCAACAATACCTCCAGCTGACCTCCAACTACAACCCCATGTTTGCTCTTTTAAAATGGGCCACATTTCTCGTTTCATAAAGTCGTTATTGCACATTGCGGCGTAGAGATTCTGTGCGTAAGATTCGCTTGCACGAACTTTCTCCAGTATCCAATCAGTAGTTACAAGATCGTACTCCATGTTGTCTTTCATAGATTCAGGAGTTTGCCATTTTTTATCAGCATCTTCTAAAATCTTTTGAAACATGTCCAAGTAGTCCTTATTAGGCTCTTCACCTTTTTCTTCCATGCGCTTAACGTAACCTTCTTTTTGGAAGGTATGTCGTTGTGAACTTTTACTTGGTTTTTTGCTCATGCCAGTCGCCTTGAAAGCAGTGTCGCAGTTCGTGACCAATAGTGTCATGGTCTGCACGTTTGCCTGTAATTATAAGGCATCGATCAGGCCACCAAAATGCACAGGCTTGAACAGCATAGGCAAACCCACTGTTACCAAATTTCTTACTTTCTTGATTGCATACTTGCAATGGGTTATCAACTGTGCGCCATTCGACTTGCATAGATCGATTAGTGCCTTGCCTAACATCGTATGTTTTGCGCGGGTCGTCTGACACTGGACCAGCATGTGCTACAGAAAACATTGTTGCTATCAGTAAAGTAATTGCTTTTTTCATATTTGCCTCGGTTGCCTAAAATTGGTACAGATGGTAGGATTCGAACCTACAAAGGCAGTCTAAGACCAAGCCTCGTTCCCTCCCCGAAGGGAGGAGGTCTACCATATTCCACTCACATCTGTATTGTTATTGTATGATCATTACCTATTGCTGTCAACCTTATTTTTGGTTTACAACTGCCATTACATCTTTGATTAGTTTATTTTGGGCAGATGTTTCCGCACCCGACCAAGCAAACTTTTCAATTGATACTCCGTAAGTAATCTTATTTTTATTTAACCCTCTTGGGTTAAAAATCCAATGTGCGGCATTTGGGTAAAACCAAACTTCTATGTCTGAATTTTTGGCTTCTTGATGTTTTAGCCAAACCGCAGGCGCTGTAGATCTGCCCTGGCAACCAATTGCAGTACCGGGTGGAGTTAGCGCATCTGCCTGCATAAGAAAACACGGATCAGCCCTGTTCCAAATCCAGCTTGTTTCGGTATCACCTGCAAAGTTATCTAATTCACCGTAGATTAACTTAATTGGAACTTTAGGGTGATGAGGCAAACCAATACCAGTTCCGGTCATACCTTCTGCAAATATTGCAGGCACTTTTTTAGGATCGACTACTGCTGAAATGTTGGCCGCGACAGCCGCTCCGTTACTTATACCATAAAAGTAAATCTTTTCAGTGTTAATATCTGTTCGAGTAAGTGCCCACTTATATGCTTCATATGTAGTTTTGAACAACATACGCTGTCTAGCTTCTGCTGTAACTTTCACTGAAAAGAATCTCCATCCTTGATGGAATCCATTCATTTCATATGCATCAAACAGTAAGGTGGCAACGCCATTGCTTCTAAATGCCCTGGCAATATCTTTGCCGTCAACTTTGCCACCACCGCCGTGTATATAGATTATTAATGGAGGCTTTGATCCTGGTTTTGGAATATCAAATTCTACTGATGAGTGACATGGGTCAAAGCCAGATATATTTCCTTCAACTGAATGCATCTGTGGCCGCACTTCTAGGAGAGTTGCATTTCCTATGGACTGCGGACTACATTCGGTTTTAGATATTTGACTGAAACAGGTTGTGGTGTAGACTGCAAAAATCAGAGTTAGAAACAATCTAGTCATATTGGTCCAAATGTGTTATTGATAGCTAATTGTACTACCTAACTCTGTGTAAGTCAATCTTGATGCTTGATGGTACTGTAGTCAAAAAGCCACACTGGGTCCAATTTTTGATATAGTATCCATTGCTTGGTATGCTTAATAGTTACTGGAAAGTCGACTTGATGTACCCCTGTATAAAATAGGCTATCCGCTTGTCGATTTTTTTGGACACCCACACCGTTCCTAAGAAATATATTTTTTAAGCTAACATTGTATTCATTGAATGTAACTGCTATCTGTTTGTACTTGTGATGTTTTGCCCATCGCACTTGTTCTGGAAACAAATATTTTCCTAATAAAAATCTGCCTCGATGATCGCTGTTAATCCAAGACCTAATACCAGCAAGACATATATGTTGATTAAAATCACTTTGATAGATTCCACTACAGCCAACAATATAATCATTGTAATATATTACAAAGAACTTACCGTTAGGGTCTAAGAATCTTTTTTCAATCTCTAACAAATACGGAAGGGTGTGAGTTTCAGACTGCCAATGTTCTGCCCACATGTTTGTGTGCGCTGGCTGTGTAGTGTCTAGGAATGCTTGCCGACAGAATTCAAAGAATTGGTTTCGATCAACGTTTTCAAACGACCTAACACTATAACAATTTTCGCTCATTCTATAATACTGTTAGCCTCGTCAACAAACTCTAGTTGCGGACTGCGTACATCATAATTCTTGTATTCAGTTTCTAATTCTAATGGGTGTAACGATTCATGTTGTATTCGATTTTCTACTTTGAGTATCCTAGATTTAATAACCATATCTACTTCGTAAACTCGAGATCCTACTAGCCGCCAAAATCTATCTCGATCAACAGCGGTATACGCAGGTACCTCTTGTTCAATTTTTAAATTGTATTTTCCAACATCAACATGATTGTTTTTCTTCCACAACATGTCGTACACCGTTTCGTGTTTCTTGGCAATGCTATAATAATATTTCCAATAGTGTCTGTACTCTGCTATTTCAAATGCAGCCTTGAGCAATAGACCAATTTCAGGTCTGTTAAAACTAAATTGATTTCCAAATCGCTTAGTGAACAGGAATACAATAAACCAACTTGGATCGTTGTTCCGCCAAAATGCTGAACACAAAAATGATACTAATTCGTCTCCGTCAAATGCACCAATTGTTAGATAGTGAGTGTTAGTATTAAGATATTTTTGTAATATTGGAGCGTAATCTAACTGCCAGGGTTTTTCAACGCCGCTGTGTTTGTTTTTTAGTTTAGTAATGGCGACAGCCTGTTCTAGATGTTCAGGCCCGCAGATTTTTATAGTGAGCATACACTATATATTTTAAGATTGATCTTCTAACCTTCTGATTTGATCTAACGACCTTTTTACTGTTCCTCTGAACGGTAACCCATTATATTTTTTTTCTAAGTGTTGTTCAAAACTTGCAATTAATGGGTCAATGGATTCGAACCCTGTTTTTTTAATTCGATTAATCATTTCAGGGTATGCTTCTTTATAGCCTTGTAATTTAGTAGAATTAGTTCCTAATTTGCCAGGAATTTTGTTTCCAACTAAGAGTTCAAACCATTTCATCTTAGTAAATCCTACTACTATTTCCGGAGTCCATTTAAACCACTCCATTATTGCTGGCCTGTTAATTTCTTGTACGTATTTTGACCAGCCAATATCGTGTTCCCAATCGCACATTAACCATTCGCTATCTACTTGATAATTATCGTGTTGTCTAAACCAAGTTGGATCGCTTGCACCTGCAATTGGGATTTCATCAATGAAATCTAAAAATTTAAGTTGAGGTAAGGCTCTTGGCCGATCAATCTGTGCTAGATCGCTAATTGATTCTGCTTGATTAAGATAAAACGAATTCAAATTAAAATCAATAACTTTGTATTCAACTGACAGGCTTTCTGCTATGGTTACTGCATAAGATACATCGTATAGATTTATATCATTTTCATATCTAAAAATATATGCCTTGACTTCTTTACCTATCTCTTTGTATGCACGTAATATTAATTCACTTTCGCTACCTCCCGAAAACAGCAGACCAAATTTTTTACCTTCGTAGAAATCAGCAGTAGTTCTTGCATTATATAATACAGCATCTTTAAAATTTTGTATTTTTACAGATTGCGGATTCCATGCAGTAGTAAATGTTTCGTTAGCAGTTAGTCTACGCCGTTGCGTAGCATCTGTACCATAGTGCCAATAATACCAGTTGTTAAGGCTTGTTTGAACCATACTTCTTTTTTCCTGTATAAAATATTCCAGGCTTGCCGCGCATGCCTATTGGTGTAGCAGTTGGCAATTCTTCGTTTATTAACGGTAATCCGTAATGGGTCATTAATGTTTTTTTATATTCAACGCCTCTTTTATATTTTAGTTCATCCAATGTTTTTTTACCTGCTAGCAAATATACAGCAGGGGCAGTATATTTGGTTAGTGTGTCATAGCTAACTCCACATGACGCCGCATCTGCAATACCAAATCCGCCTAACTTCCATCGAGGATGTGTTCCGCTCTTATCTGAAATGTCTAACACTTGTTTGGCACAACCTCTGAAGTCTATTCCTAGTTTTTTGTTCACCCAATGCCTAGAATTAAACTGATTAGTTTCTGGAAATTCATAACCGTATTTTTCGCAATTCTTTTCAAACTCAGTAGTCAGTTTAAGTTCGTCTTTAAATTGCAAATGTTTAGGAAGGATATATAGTGGATTTATTGACCAATGGTCGAGCGGATTATTTTTAGACCATAAGAATTCTTCTAGTTCGGGTGCAGTATCGGGACTATCTGCAGGTAACCCAATAATCCAACCTGATGATGCTAGCACTTGATCTTTCCATAAGCCTTCTTTTAATTCTTTTAAAAATGCTAACTGGTCAAGCGGATTAACACCCTTTCCTATAATTTTTGCAGATTTAGGATTTAATGTTTCAATGCCGAAGACTACAGATTTAAGACCCGACTCTTTTAGTATTGCCGCTTGTTCTGGAAATCGCATTAATAGATCTAATCGCATATAAGCACTAAAATTAATTTTAAAAGGAAGTTTTGAATACACTTCGTCGTATAATAATTTTAATTTATCTACACTATCATTGTGAGTATCGTCAGCAAATATGTAATCAGTAATGCCGTATTTTTCGTAGTTTTCTAACATTTCCGATCGAATCACCTCTGGTCGTTTAATCCATTCTCCTTTAGTTTTTCCGTTAAGGGGAAATGCACAGAATTTACATTTAAAAATGCAGCCCCTACTAAGTTCTATCGGAACTGTCATACCTGGCAACATAATGTCAGACTTAGTATATTGAATTTTACTAGTAACAAATTTTTCAAATTCTTTACCTGATGTTTGGCCTAAATGGTATGAGAGATCAGCTTTAGATATTCCGGCGCACCAATTAGTGTAATCAACAATTTCCTTATCCGAATATCCTATAAATTGATGTATGCCGTATACCTTCCAAATAAAATGTTTGTATCCGCCAGCTACAATTTTAATTTTAGGATTACGGCGCCTACAAAATCGTATAAAATCTATTAGGTCTTGATCATTGCTATTTTCTTCTAATGCTACTGGACTAGTGCGCTCTATATCAATGCCAAAAATGTCTTTTAAAAAAACATGTCCAAATCCGACCCACAATGTGTCTTTGCTAATTAATGTATCTAACAGATTTTGTAAATCTTCATCAAACTTATGGAATACCGTTACATCAATAATTTTAACATTGTACCCATTATTTCTTAATTCTGTTGCGATTCTATAACTACCGGCAGTTTTAACCCCCCCAGGAAATTGAGAGTTGCCGGTTAAAAGTATGCAATGCACCTTTTCCATAATTATTTTTTTATAAGTTGAATAACACTGCCGGCAATATCTATTTGATTTCCAACCGCAGTGGTATAACTCTTAGGATATCTGTGATGGTTGTTATGCCAACTTTCTCCCCAGCTAGGAATAGCCCATAACCAATTGTTAGAACTTTGATCTTTTAAATTATATGTCCTAAAGCCTCCCCACATGCTCGGACTATGACCTACATAATTAACAACATTACTCATAAGGGCAGTAATAACTACCGGTATCCAGTGCAAATACACTACTAAGAATATGCCGCCAATTGCATATAGCAGACCACTCCAACAAATCAATATTATAAAATAATAACGATGCAAAAATTGTTGATAGCGATCAACAATGAGATGTCGCATACGCCACTTTGTATCAACATTTATATCAGTCTCGTAGTCTAAAGAAAAGATTTTAAAACCTTTATATAATGGGCTATGTGGATCTCCAGGTTTATCGCTCTTGAGATGATGATTGATATGTATAGCTACCCATGCAAGTGCGCTACCGGTGCCTGCCAAACATCCGAACACACTAAAAATTTTAGTAAGCACTGAGTTAGTTTGGTAGCTTTGATGTGTAAGTTGTCTATGAAAGGTTACTACAATTCCCAAACATCCGTAAATAAAATAGCCTAGCACAATTAACAATATTGCGGTGAGATTAAATCCAGTATGGTGTATTGCTAACATAGAGCTAACCGCACAAAATATAAGAAAAAGTTGGGCACCTCTGGTGCTACTGGAGAATATAGTTTTCATACCACTATTTATCCGGTGGTATATCATCAAAAATAAATATTGCATGTCGTTTTTTAAGTCAAAATATCCAATTGTTGCTGTAGGTATGAATCAAGTTTCAACTGTAGAGCTGGCAGTTGCATGCCACAGGGCTGGAATATTTCCTACTATTTCTGCGTTTAACAATTATAAAGTAGGCGTACTGCAAGTTGAAGATTTTAAAAAAACATTAGAACGGTATATATCTATTACCGGTACATCTGATGTCATTGCAAGCATGGGTGCTAAGGATTTTACTAACCCTAAAGTACTAACACTACTATGCGATTTAAAAATAAGTCATGTTGAATTATTAGACAATGTTAATCACGAAACTATTAAATCAATATTAGAACATAAAGCACAATTTAATAAACATGCAGGATACGTGATGTTTAAAGCATTGTATGTGCATGATAAATGTTACCCGTTTGATGGATTTATAATTAAGGGCCCGGACGGTGCTGGCAGATCCGCACCCGGCGACAGTAACTCGTTAGATACTTACTTTGCTAACTTAAAAAATATAGCACCATCTGTTGCAATTATCCCGTCGGGCGGAATATCAACTAGCCAACAGGTTAAACAATGGATTGATAAAGGTGCAACAGCAGTAGGAATTGGAAGTGTGTTTGCCGCCAGTAAAGAAAGTCCAATTAATCAAGCAGGCAAGGAAAAAATGATCAGTGCAACTTCTAATGATCTAAAAGTGTTTGATACGGTTAATCAACTAGCATTAATTTTTACGCCGTCAGAATCTGATGGCATTAACAATACCCGAGGATTAACCAAAGGAGTACAGACCGGTGAAGTGGGGCATGTGTTTATGGGCCGCGGTGTTGACCACATAACTAAGATTCTTTCTGTGAATGATATAGTTCAAAATTTAATTAAAGACTTATGATTATTATCTTTTACTTTTTGCTGTGGACTTTTATGTTATACTGGATTCATCGGCTTGCACACGTAATTCCTTTTTTAAAGAAATATCACTTTGATCATCATAAAGTTATTAACCTAAATGAAGTAAAATGGAATTGGAATAATTTTTTATTGTACAACGACACTAGAAAAAGTACAATTGATCTATGGCTAACAGAAGTTATTCCTACAATTATATTTTCACTAGTAACTGGGCAGTGGTGGATCAGTGTGTTTTATTATCTATGGGCCGCACTAATTCAGGAAAGAATAGAACACGACAAAAGTTTTAATTTGCCAGTGCTTACATCTGGCAAATGGCATCTAATGCATCATAGATATGGCGAATACAATTTTGGTCTTTTCTCTAGTATATGGGATAGACTATTTCGCACTAACAAAAATTTTATGTAATAACATCAGTGTTATTCATATCGCCTATGAAATAACTATGTCCTAAAATTAGTAACCCATCGGCTTGACGATCTATATAATTTAACATGAAGGTTGGTAGATTGTTTTTAACATAGTTAATTCCTTCCCACCATATTGCATTGGCTTTGGTATCTTTGTAGCCTTCAATGAACCAAGTGTCAAATTCACTGTACCAATCTTTAGTTGCCTTGTCGGCTTGCCAATACTGGTTATCCCATGTGGTATACAACAACGATCTTAAAATTCGTTCATGTACAGTTCGATACAATTTTGCAACGGCTTCTTTTGTCCATACTACTTTTTTTTCAGGGTTAGCCTCGACCCATTTTTTTATAACATGTGCTTGTTTTGTCAGTAGTGGTAAACAGTCTGGACTCCAATAGAAGAACTCGACTGATGAATTTGTATATTCTTTAATATGTTCTGCAACTGTAACAATGTTAGCAGACCTGTCACTAAACCGTGTGTAGAACTTATTGTTAACGATCATAGTTCTTGGTTTTTCAATACCTAGTACTAGACCTATTGTTTTTTCTTTATCAAATCTTTTTCTAACTTCTGTGAAATGTATGTAATTAAATCTAGTTGATCCTAATGGATTTAAGCCTTCTCGTTTATTAAGCACCCAACTAGCATCTCCAGCTGTTTCTAAACTTTGAAATAAATTATCACTTAAATCTAAAACATTAATCTTTGTCCTAGGAATAAGATGCTCTACCTCTTTTAATCTAGGGATAGTGTTTAGTTTATGTTCAGCGGCAGCATGTTCAGGATTCAGTACAGTTTCGTTGACAATAGTAAATTTAGAGTTGGCCTTCTCCATAGTGTTGACAACGATTTCGTCAATTAATAATCCCTGACGAATAAAACTCATTAAAATATTATGACTGTCTGCACCACCACTGTAACTTAAAATTACGTAGTCATATTTTTCTCTAATCTGTCTAGCTCTTGCATCGTACAATTGATCCAACGTTTGTTCTGGCTCAACGGTCCAATCATGTTTACTAAATTCTTCGTTGTTAAAGTTCCATTGTACTTGTTGTTTAACGGTTGCCGCATATAGATATGCTTGTATCTTTGAATCAAAAGTCTGACCGTTACAAGTATAAAATCCCAATTTTGGATTAATATTCATTTTTTAATAAAGGTTGTTATGTAAGCAATAGGATCAAGTTCCCAGGGCTTTACTTTTGTTGAAATTGCCGATGCGTTAGAGTGATGATTATTGTGCCATGCGTCACCCCAAATAAATGGCCATAGCCACAGATTATTTGTGCTAGTATCTCTATTTTCAAAGTTTCTATACCCATGCATATGAGCAAAATAATTAAAACAATTTTGACTTAACTGTACTAACATTACAGGTAAGATCCATGCAAAATATACAAGCTCAATATTGATTAGAGACAAAAATACTAACCAAGCAGTGATCAGACCAAAGTACCATTTGTTTATAAAAACGTGTTCCTTGGTCATCAGATCCTTGACTAAAAACACTTTCATTTTACCGCTGTGGTCTTCAATATGCTTGAACCCAAACAATTTGAATCCTAGATTATGCGGGCTATGGGGATCCTTGTCTTGATCCGAATACGCATGATGTAACCTATGTACATATACCCAACCTAACGGACTCCCACGTCCTGCTAGAATAGCTATAGTAGTGCATATCCATTTGACTATGAATGATTTAAATTCAAACGCTTTGTGGCTGTAGTATCGATGCAGGGTTAAACTTACACCTATGATACTGTACAAATAAAAACTGATTATTAGAATACTAACATTAATTGCGTTGAAATCAACTAACAGTATACCTGCTAGTGCAAGAATACTTGTTATAATTTGAACTTTGGTAATAGTGTTGGCGCTAGCTGAAAGGATCATGGAATATTTATACACATAAATATTGGCATGAATAATTTTTATTTCCCCAACGGAGTGCATTCATTTCCGTTGGACATTCCTCGAATAGCAGTTGATGATGTTGAACTGTGGCGGTCCATATACAGTACGCATCGATCAGTTATTGATAAAACAGTAATTAATCATAATGGATTTTCTGGCGCATGGATTGGGCTGGACATATATCGTGGGCCAAATTACAATATTTCCAAGGATATTTACAACGCCAACTATTATGATTGTTCATCAGTATTTCCTCGGATGTTTAAAACTATTTTTGAGAATATCCCTATGGACATTAATTGTATTAGGGTAGCAACTAGTATCAAACCATTCATTCCCCACACAGATTTTAGTGTCCCAGTTGTCTCATTAAGAACAATTTTGTATGAACAAAACGATATACCTACGTTTTTCTACGTTGACTCTAACGGAAATAAAGTATATCAGCATTTACCACCAACTACTAACACTTGGATTTATAATGACAGCACTATGTTACACGGCAGTGACAAATTGCCAAATAAAAGTAAAGTACTTTTTATGTACTACGGCGTTCCAAATTTTAATAAATTAAAAGAAATTGCCGATCGCAGTATGTCTTTGTATTCAGAATTTATTATTCCAGTCAGCTAACAATGTAAATACTAGATGATACTTAAACATGAACCTCCTCGACAGATAATACTTGACAAATTACTTGCAGAATCTACTGACTCTGCAGGAACTCCTATCGAAGTACATTGGTCTGCACAGTTAGGTGGTAATGAATGTTTTCCATTAGTGCTAGAAGTTTATCTAGAGCTAGTTAAGAAAGGTTGGGCACATCCTGATATGCCACTTAATAATTCTCAAAAAATTATATACGCAAAATACACTGACGGATCTATAGCCGGCGGCATTGTATATATGTACAACGAGGCACAACGGCATGGTTGGATATTTTTAAGTTTTACCGCACCTGAACATAGGGGCAAGGGCATCAACGGAATATGTCATACATTTTTTGAAAATGATGTCAAAAGATTAGGAGCATTATCAATTGCAAGTTTTGTGCATATTGATAATACTCCTAGACTACGATCTGCCGCTAAGGTTGGATTACAACCTGAATTTTATAGAACTTATAAAAAATTAAGCTGAGATTGTTTCTGTTTTCTTAAACATCAGTATAATATTATTAGCTGTGTTGTGTGCTTCTCTTGCATCAATATATGTAACTAATCCGGGATTAGCATTAAAGTCACTATATGATTGAATAGAATCCCAACATGCAACATACGCTAATGTTAATTTGTCTGGGGTTACAAATGTTTCTTCACTGATCAGTTTGCCGGCAATCTTAGCCTCAGTGGCAAGAGCAGTTGAATTGTCATCCCTTCGAAAAAACGGTACGTCTGCTGATGGACGTTGCCACTTACTGATTACTTTGAACATGTTAAATTTTCCTTACGCTGATTTAATTTTGTTAATCAAGTCGTTGCTAAAATAGTCAGCATACTTAGTATAAACTACTTCAGTAGCTGTTTTAAATTTAGCAGTTTCGTCTGTACTCATTTCTACAACTCGATCACCTAATGTATCTTTAACGGTTGCTACATCAACAATGCTTTCGCGACGCTCAATACGTGCGGCATTTAATGCGGCATCTTTCATAATTTCCTGTGTTGCAGAATCCAATGTATCCCAGAAACCGTTGGCAACAATGATAGAAGTTAGGAACAGGCTGTGTGCTGTATCGTTTACATAGGCAAATGACTTGTCTTGCTCTAACGGAATAACACGAACAAATGTGCTTTCACCAGCGTCAATGATACCAGCGCGAGCCGCCTCATTCATTTCTTCTAATTCAACAGTGTCAATTGGAGTAGCGCCAACTGCTAAGAATGTATCAACAGCGACTGGACTTCTAGCTGTACGAATCTTTGCACCTTTAAATGCATCAACTGTTGCATACTCTTGTTGAGAAGGAACAATTCTAAATCCGCCGCTGTATGTAAAAGCTAGGCCGCGAACTGCTGAACTTTGCTCTAGACCTTCTAACAAGTACTCACCAATTTCGCCTTCTAATACACGATCTGCATGTTCGTGATCACGGAATAGGAATGGAAGATCTAAAACAAACATATCTTTGTTATAGTGGCCTAACCATGTTGTGTACATTTGGCTCATTTCAACTGTGCCGTCTTCCATTAACTGTAACAGATCGTGCTTAGTGACTTTTTTGCCGTTGTTGTATTTCTTAGCATAGTCAGTTAGTGACAATACTTCGATGTCAATAGCGCCGTTTGTTTGCTCTTTGACTTGCTTAGAGAAGCGATTGGCTGCTCTTAAAAAAAGATCGATTGGTTCGTGTGCGATCACCCAGCGAATTGTTTTCATAATTTCCTACTCCGTTAAAAGGATTTGTTTACATATTTATTTATCAAACCTAGTTTACCAGTCTTTTTGGTAGTTTATTAGGTGATGTTTGATGTAATCTTGTACTGTAGGATCGTCTATATACAGCAAATTATAGTCAGTATCCATGCCAAATCTAGCGTTTGGACGCATATTTAATGGTGTGTTAGATACATCTTGATCATGTATAATACTAAGGCCGAGGCTTTCTAGCTTAATTTTAAAGTAAAAATACCAATCGTTTTTATCTAAATCATAGATATATTGTCGAGCTGCCATCTTATAAGTTGCTGGACCTTTAATGATCTTTTGTCCGTTGTTATTGTTGACCATGCTCCATCGCTGATAATCTTGTCCGTTAAACCAGTTAATAATTCCTAGTTTAACAACATATTCTGTGCTGACTCTATCATTGTAATAGATTGCACCCCTCACTGAGCAATTTAAATATTTGATGTTAAATATCATCCACCAAAAATAATCGTGTAAGCTGTTTATTTTTATTGAGGAGGTTTGAATATTTTTTTCAAACTTATTGTAAAAACTTTCAGCAAATGCAGGATTTGATGCAATTTTAAAATGTTCAAGGATAACATCTTTGTATGCCGAATAGTGTACATCGGGATCAGTAAACTTTCCTTTTAACGATTCTAATCTTGGACGCATATTGCTAGACACTTTGGTCAAATAGTGATCGTAATTAGTGTATAAGGTTAATCCTAACGCAGTGCCAAAGATACAATCGCCCTCATCTGCGGTAATTGCAAAATAACCTTTCTCAATTAAATCGTCATACTTGGTTTTTGCACTATCAATGATTTTAAATTTTCCATAGATAAACTTTTTCCAAAATTGCGGGTTTTCTACAATAGCGTGACTACTAGCACATACTACAACATTCTCTAACTCTTTAATTGATAAATTTTTTATTAATGCCGATAGTACTACGGTACTGTCTATACCACCCGAATACATAACTGCAAAATGTTGATCGTTTTTGTTTATTCTATGTTTAATTTCTTGAGCACGTTCGTCAGTAACTTGCTCAAATGTTTTATTAAATCCTAGATCAAGTTCAGGCATTTTGAATTCAGGGGGCAGTGTTTGATTCCAGGGTAGGCTCCATTCTCCGTTTCTAGTAACAAACCTGTTGGGATTAATTCTCCTTCCTAGGTCTATCATAAACTTGCCACCTTCGGTCAGTTCAGGGTATAATCCATTCCAAAATCCGTCTTGGTATCCATTAAAAATAATGCTACTAAAATATATCTCAGTGTCTCTATTCATTAAACAGCTCGTACAGTGTAGTTGTGTGTATATGCTAAATTAGATAACGCACTCGGCATCGGCATCCCAACAAATTTATAAAAAGTTTCTCTTATATGCGGGCTGGCTGCAGAATGCAACGCCCATGCATTTTCAATCTCCGCCATGGCATCTTCAACGTCGGTTGCCATATATAAAATGTGTTTGATAGTATTTGACATTCCTTTAGGGAATTCAGTTTGATCAATTGGTACTGTAAAATTATCAGGTACCATATCTGAAAAATACTCTTCCATATATTTTTTATGGGGTACAAGATTGTGTAGAGATTCTGCAATCTTCAAAGCATGACACACTCGTAGACAAAAGAATCCAAATTCTCGAAGTTTTAATAGCATAGCTTTGGCCTCTGAAGAAGCATAGTCTTCTGGCCAGCCAACTGTTATAATACTGTCAGCCCCATTAATTTTTCTAACAGAAGGGGTTTGTCTCGCTACTAATACATTTGCCCCGTGAATAACCATTGTTGTTTTATCTCTAATAGTTTGTTCTAGGGCAGTAAGATTGTTAAGTCCAGGAATACCTTCTCCTAACAATACAACTTGAGTAGGTACTTTAGAACTAAGTATTTCAGCTACTTCGAGGGTTATCCAAGGATCAAAATTGTCTGCTAATAAGAATCTATCTACACCTGGTAGATATATTGTATTGCCATTCATTTTTTTAAAATGCAATGTATAGAAAGCAGAAATTAATCCTTCTTGAGGTTTAAGCCACGGTTTAATCATACAGTATTTATAGGTATGTTTATTTGCAGAAACAAAAAAAGGCCCCGGAGGGCCTTTTCATTCTTCAAATATTTCTGGATTTAACTGAACTACTTGTTTTTCTTTTTTCCTACCAAATCCTGCTTCGCCCATTCCAGGGTGCATTATATCTGTTGTGTCTTCGTTAACTACTAACTCAAGCGGCACAAAGAATCTGTCCATAACACCTTTAATTTGCTGCCATTGATCTGGCAAGCGTTTGCCTTTAAAATCATAAACGGCATAATTGCCAATCTTGTTAATAAAGAAATCCCAAATGTCGTCGGGTGTGTAGCCAAACTTAGAACACTGTGCAGGTACAATTTCTAATTGCACAATTGGTCTACAAGATCGGATTGTTTGTTCAGCACCTTTTAGAATAGGGAACTCGTATCCTTCGCAGTCAATTTTGATAATGTCTACATCTTCAAATTTATGACTGTCTAGTGTATTGACCTGAACCGCATGAACACTGTATTTGGTCTTGGCTTTTCGTTCTTCAGTAAGAATACAGTTGTGCCCGGCATTGTTAGGGTGATGTTCCATTTCCATCTGCCCAGCAGTTTCACCAAGTCCTTCATTGTGAGTAACAATGTTACCACTAATTTCTAAACTAGCAAATGTTCCGTCTGGCTTTTTCCACCAACCGTCTGCATGATTTGGGTCATGCACTGTTTTAACATTACGGGTATCCCAGTAACGACCTTTTAGTTCAACATGCTGATTGAGTAAAATGTTTTCTGTAGCTAATTTGTAAGTATCTGGAAACGGTTCAAAACCGTGTACAGTCGTTGCCCAGGTTGCATATTCCATTGTGTTATTAGCAACGTTCATGCCAACATCAATAATAGTCTGTGCATTAGGTTTCATCTTACGTAGAAACTTAAGATTGCGTCCTTGATAAGGACCGTTCTCTCTTGCAAAACGTTGCACATAGAGTGCATCGCCTTTAGTAACCCAATATAGTCTACCCATTCTATTATGGATTAGTTCTTTAGTAGGGTCAGTATTTAATGTGCTTAGTGCCTTAAATGTGTTTACGTCCCATTCGTGCCATTGATATTTTTTCATTTGTTTTTCTTCCACCTGTCTTTGAATTTGTCTGGATAAAATGCCTTAGCGATTGCTCCAGGATCATTCTTGACCAATAATTTAAGATTCTTCTCATCTAAGATTGGACTTGTGCTACTACACGGTTCTTTGTTGTAAGTGCTAGTATACACTTCTTCACGGAACTGGTCAACAGATTCTTGAGCAATACTTTCAAAAGCGGTTCTAAACGCTTTAAAATATTTATTACGATTCCATCGTGTAGAGTTGATCTCTTGAATAGTGTTGTTTGTTACGTCTTCAAATCCGTCGTCGGTGTACTGCAAAACATTAGCACCGACATTTGAATATCTCCAAAATGGTGCAATGTTCTTATTCAAGTTTGATCCGCCGTCCTTACGTTCAGAATTATGCACAGTTACCACTAGACTGTGATCAATAACAAACCTAACTAGGCTCTTTGGATCAATCTTATTGTTGGTTAGAATTTTTTCTAGTAACAATTTCTTAATATGGTTAACTTGAAAGTTGTGTTCGCAATGGAAACCGCCATCCTTGGTATGGAATTGATCAGTCGTCAATCCGCTAATACCTTGACTCATCATTTGGCTCAGTGCATAACCTGTGACTAGGTCTGCTCCTAGGTTACCTTTCTTTTCAGTAGTATTGAGAACGTTACTTTGAGTTTCTCTAATACAGTACCCTAGGTTGTTGTAATTTTCGTTAGAGGCAGTACGGTACCCTTCACCTGCTGGACTGCCTCCTGCAAAATGATGATTGAACCAGTGATAAGTAGACAACTCCTCTAAATCTTTAGATCCAACTGCATTGGCAAAAGTTCTAAGGTCGCTGGCTAGAAAGTGTAGACGTAGTCCCCAAATACAACTTTTTTCAATTTGTTTTTGGATATCTTGTTCTAAGAATTTTTGAATATGCATTTGCCTATACCAGTAGTTGATGTTATTATTATAACATCTAACGATGTAAAGAGCAAGCTCAAACTCTCCAAATTTCAATAAAGCCTTCGTCTTCTGTAGGCATTTCAAAATTATCAATCATACCCTGTACAACTTCCCACGGAACATCCTTTCCCACACGGCCTGCCAAACGGCTAACCAATTCATCTGTAGGGGGTGTACCAAACACAACTGCAATATGTTCATAGTCTGGAAGCATACGGAACTTACGTCTGCGACTAGCAACAGTAGTACTAGTTTGATCCCAAATTATATCATGATTGTTTTCACGACACTTGACTACATGATCAGCCATTAGTTTAACAGCAATTGGCATATATTCTGTAAACACTTCAGAATAGGTCTTTGCCATTCGTTTAGCATAATCTTCCACCCAAACATCAGTTGAAACGATGTTCAAACCTAATGCCCAAATTTGATCCTTAATCCAAGTACTCTTACCTGAACCCGGAACTCCAACTAGCTGATAACACTTTGGCATTTTTGTAACCTTTCTATTTCGTCTGCCGCTTCTTCTAGCAAATCTGCTATTCTGTCTGCGGCACCTTCTTGTACACTTTTACGATCTTTAATTTGTCTCCGTATTTCTGCTCGCTTACGCAGGCGAAACACTAATCCTTGTTCTGCTACTGGTAAATGGCTTTCATCTATCATGCTGTCTCCACAATGTAGTATCCTGAGTTAGGATAGGTTTCTTGTAACCAATCCAACATGCCTGGTTCATTAGGCAGTCGGATTGATTGATACTTATTAGTAATATAAGTCATCGGATATACTTTCTAGCTTCTGCCATTAATGTAGCATCGCCCTTAGTCATAACCTCTAACAATAATCGCTTTTCTTCTAAGTACGTTTTAGCAAACGCAACATCATGTTCTACGATACTACGAGTGTTGGCTATTAAGTCTGCTAACTTAACTGTCTGTGCTTCAGCAGGTGCCATTGCAGAGTGTGCTCTGTCTAATGCCTTTCGATGCGCTCGATTGCCGTGTTCAGGACGACTAACGTCTGTTAACCATCCAACTAACTCTGCAACTTCTGCACCAAACTCGGCACGGATAACTTCGTTAGTAACACCAGTATCTTCTACAGTATCATGTAACCAAGCAGCCGCAACCATTGCTTCAGATCCGCCGGCTTCGGCAACAATCATTGCAACTTCAGCAGGATGGACAATGTATGGTTCGAAAGTGTACTTCCGAACTTGTCCAACAGCCGCGTGTGCCGCTGTAGCAAATACTCTAGCTCTTTCTACCATTTCCATTGTTTACTCCTTAACGTGATGTCCTTTGATCTCGCCATGCATAGCATCGCGGATCGCGTCTTCCATACTAACAGCAATACGACCTGTTGCATCCATGCCCATATCACGGCAACGGAATTTTTCCATTCCACTTACCCCACCGTGCAAGTGACCGTGTAAATGAACAGCACCCCTGTGCATTTGATCCCATTCTGCAATAGGATAATGGAACATTATAACCTTAGTGCCATTATATGTAATATCTAAATACTCGTGTACTTCTGCAAAGGCTCTGCGAAAGTTTACATCCATCAATGTCTTACGGTCGTGATTGCCACGTACTAAAATTTTAATGCCATTCAAACGCTTAACCATCTTTGCGGCATCACTGCCTGACATAAACGCAACATCACCTAAGATGTAAACGGTGTCCTCTGGTTCGATCAAGTCGTTCCATTCTTTAACCATTGCTTCGTTCATGTAAGCTAAATCATTTCTAAATCGTGCTCTTGCATCTGGGCAGAAACTCATAATGTTCTTATGCCCAAAATGCAAGTCACTTGTCACCCATGTTGTCATTACCAATTCTCCACACCTGAAATTTCAGTTTTGAACTCACCGTCTAAACCATTAATTTTAGTATGTACTATCAAACTAGTAACACTACCAATACCGCTACTGTTGTCTTGTAGCAACTCAAAACTAGTAGCTTCTGGAAACTTGTCCATAGTATCTAAAATCTTTTGAACTTCTTCTCTGCACAAATACATATTAATCTCCAATAGGTCTCATAGAGCGCCAATCATCTAAGTTTGGCTTTTCGTTTTCATCATATGTCCACCCCAATGCCTTCATCATGCGATGCTTGACTAAAAGATTTGGACTACGAAATCTGCCAGTATCTTCAAACCCCATCATGACGCCAACTTCACAGACCGCACCCGATCTGCAGATGCCTGCATAGCAATGAACAACTACATTCATACGGTGCTCTAATGCGTGTTGTAACAATCGAACAAGCTCGTTAGCCTGCTCGTGACTGCACTTCATTGCTTCTTCCAGTACTTCATCCTTTTCTTCTACATCCAAAAACTCAAAGTTATGTTGTTCTTTGAACTTATGTGCAGGTACAGGCCGCCAACTTGCTGGATCAACTATGCTAATCAGCATACTGTTCTCACCTGCTTCGTGATGAAATCTTTTTGGGATGTCATCAGCGGCTACGTTTTCAATCCATGGCATACATGCCTCCTAAGTTTCTATGTCGATGTGTCGACCCTTATCCGAATCTAGACGAATATTTCTTGCTACTCGTTCTGCTATGATTTGATCAAGTCTACGTTCTTCAATCTTTTTGCTATAATCTTGTTCTCGGTGTTTTTCCAAACGAGCCTGATCTAATCGATACTGTTCTTGATTATACTTTATAACGCTCTGTTCTGCTCTTGAGATTTCCATTATATTCGCTCCTTTTTAACTCGCCCAATCCGGCTAGCCTTGTTCCAATCGTAGGCAATGCCATCTGGGCATAAACCATCTTTGATACTGTCTACTCCAAACATGCCTACAATTTCAAATTCGCTTCCTACAATGCTTACAAAAGAATCTAGAGTTTTAGCATAGATCATTGCCTTATCTAAGCTAGGAAAGTTTGTTTCTATTTCTTTGTTTATTACTGTGTACATGTCTTAATTATATACTCAAAAGAAAACCCTGTCAACGGGTAAGCTGACAGGGTTTAGGGGTGTTGTATTTCTACAACAGCTTAGAGAGCGTAACGATCACTCATTACAGTCTTAAGCATGATACCTTCTGGAGTGAACTGATCCAAATCAGCGGCTAGCAAGCTAGTCATGATTGATGGACTGAATCCACTTACCAATGCGGCACCACTCTTGTCTGCCTTAACAGGCACGTTATCTGAACTGTTTAGGTTCCAGAAAACAATCTGTGGCACAGAGTAACCTGCATCTGCGAACTTGCGTTCGATCATTTGCATTGCTGTGTCGTCGTAACGAGCACATTGGTTAAACTGCATGTCTGACAAGATTAGCAACATGGCTGGCATGTCGCTAGCTGGTACTGAACCCTTAACTGCAACGCTTAGGATCTTGTCCATAGCGGCATGCAAGTTAGTGCTCATGTCCCAATCACTCTTGCTCATTTGAGCAACCTTGTCAACAATGTTACCCTTTAGAGTAACAAGTTGTGGCTTGCTAGAGAAAGTCAAGAATGTGTCCTTGAACACGCCCTTGTTCTTGTCTGCTAGGTACAAGCCCAAGCTGATTGAAACATCCATGCAAGTCACATTAGTGTTCTTGCCTGCTGGGCAGGACATAGAACCGCTAACGTCTACGATTGGCATGATGCTGGCATCTCCAACGTAGTTAGGCAAAGCATCCCACTGTGCCACAATGTGGTCAGTTTCTGTCTTGTCTAAAGTTGCACGGTAGCTACCGATCACTCCCTTCAACACATCATGTGGAAAGATTGCAGAGGCGTTAACCTTAACAGTCTTATCACCACTTACCAACTTGGCAACATACTCAGCGAACGCTGGGCTGTGACGGTTGAATGCCTTCTTGTATAGTCGAGACGCTACAGAAGGAACGTGACTGAAGTTGATGTTATCCCAATCTCCTGCACACATTTGGGTTTCAACAACGTTTGTCATTGTTACCAATGACTTGCGGTACTGCTTAGGAGTCATTCCAAAGAATGCTCGTACTTCAGCCGCAATCTTACCCTTACGAGGAGTCCACTTTGCAGCCAGGCCGTTCTTAGCACGTAGGGCATCGCCCAACATGGTATAAGCGGCTGACTTCAACACTGGTGAAGTGAAGACAAAGATGTCATCCCAACGGCCCACTTCTGGAACCTTCTTCAACAGAGCCAAAGCGGCGTCCGGGTCACGCTTTTCTAGATGAACTAGAATGTCGCGGAACAGTTGACGTTCACCTGCACCGCCACGGACATCACGTGCCCATTGTGCGATGCGTAGTGCCACATCACTGTTTTCTACATAGGCGGCTGTGAAGTCGCCTGTGATGTTCTTACCACGGCTTGCGCCGATCTTGTAGAACAAGTCAACACACGCCGAAGCTGTTGACTTACGAGCCTTCATACCGTTTTCGGTACGAGCTTCTTGATTTGCGATTGCTGTTACAAATGCGTTCATTTTATTACCTCACAGAATGTATTTTTTTTCGATATGCTTGAAAATTAAAAGTTGCTGTTAACATTCTAAATTTAACAGGATGAGTGTGCCAATTTGTTTATTTTCTGGTCTGGCCAATTACGGCACCCAGACCCTAGCAACATTCATGTTGCCTATTACATGTTTTTCTGTATGTAAATCATATTCCAGATTCTCTGGACCTATCTATTCTATCAGTGTCTATTTCTAGAAAGCATTTCTGCCTGTCCTCCGACCACCTTCTATAGCATTAAGATGTAGTTTAAATTGCTGTAGTCATCCAAAATTAACAGGATCGTTGTTGACTGCTTTTATTAGACACAGGCCATCACTCTGTGCTTCGTTGGGCTATTTCAATAGCAACCTTCAATGTCTCCAGGCAAGCCCTTCAACTCCAGCTGACTACCATAGGGTCCAACAGTTCATAGTAATTATGAGTTGCTGATACGATCCTAAAACTCTCTACAAGCATTTCTGCTTGCTATGTGTCTATTATAGTACACTTTGTACTTTTTGTCACTACATTTTGGCTAAACTGCCTAAATATATTTTGGTACCTGGACACGGTTTCGAACCGCGGACCCTCTCCGTGTAAAGGAGACGCTCTACCCCTGAGCTATCCAGGCAATTTTTATTTTACTCGTTTCAAATATTCTTTTCCAATTTTACCCGATTGAAGTTCAAGTAATGCAGTAACACTTGGATTTACATATAAAGTTTGGTCTCCATTGTTTCTGTTTTGACGTTCAAGCTCTCTTGCCCGTGTACTAGCAATAAGTACCATGTCAAAGCGACTTCCTCCTGCATTGATAACACATACCTCAGTATCTATACTTGTACCTCTGCTTAGACCTTTTGACTTTTTCATAAATTCCTTGTGTAAAATAGTATTATACTTTAATGTTCATCAGTTGTCAAGCTGTATATGTTCATCTTATAGTTGTGTATATCTTTCTGTTTTACCAGAACCCCAATCACTTAAATGTTTAATTAACTTGTCTCGATTAATATAAACGGCATACCGTTTATAATTATGGCGAAGCCTAGTATCGCTTGGATTCATTATGAAGTCAACTTTTTTACAACTAATATATTTTGGAAACATTTTTAATTCAGTTCCCCAGTGCATTCCGTATATAATTGGTTTAACATAGTACTCCCACGAAAAGAGTAGCATTGGGGCAGTACCTGAATTTTTTTCAACTAGTCCGTTTCCTTTTATATACTCAATACTATTAATGTAACTAGTAACAATTGGGTCTGATAAGTACGCTAACGCAAATTCGTTAAATGGTGCTCGCCGATCGATGCAGACAATTTTTCCAGATCGGGGAACTTGTTTCAATGCTCGCTGACTTGCTATCTCAATAGAAGTCCACGATTCTAAACAATGTGCGTTACCTTGCCAATCAAACATTAGATCAAAACTTTCGATTCCTTGTAAAAAGTCAGTATCTTCTGGAAGCTGTGCTAGGAACTTTTTCATCATATGATGTTCAGCAGGTATTCCAGTTGTAATTGCTAACTGTTCAATTTCTTCTTTAAGTGCATCTGGGTTTATATCTATAACAATGCATTTAAAGTTATATTTCTTTTCAAGAAACTTAATATTTTCATATTCAACATCATTGTATCCGGGATGATACATAAATGCACATTGATATGCTAAACCGAGAGTATGAAATGTATGTAACAAAACTTGACTGTCTAACCCACCGGTAAGACTTATTAAGATTTTACCTTCATTGGAAAGTTTAATGCAAGCACGTTCCATTTCTTGTCTGAGTGTGCCTATAGGTCTCTCACAACTAGTATATTCTACATAGAATTTATTGTTTTCATCGAGATTATATATCATAGTTATATTTAAAATTGGTCGGAGTACAAGGATTCGAACCTTGGACCCCCTGGTCCCAAACCAGGTGCGCTACCAGACTGCGCTACACTCCGATTATTCTTACATTTTATTGTATTAACAATTTGTTGTCAACCATTTAGAAAAACTATTATTGGGATTATAAAAATTCATTAGTGGACAATCAAACAACTTATTAAAATTTTCATCTAATGCAGACGCAGATTTAATGCCGTAATACAGTGTGCTAGATGGATGCTTTAATTTATTAACAAAATAATCATTGTCTCCAGTGAAGTCGGCTATGAATTTCTTCTGTTCTGATTTTAAAGTACTAAAGTTTTCTAAGTTCGGTTCATTAGTGCATGACCACTCTTGGAACTTTTTACCGCAATAAAACGGTTCTACTTTTGCGTCTTTGTGTATACGCAAATAAATCACAAGCCCACGTTGTTGCCATTTGAAATTAAATCCATGCCACCAAACAAGGTCGTACATATTCTTAATTGGCCTAGGCGATCGAGTAATAGTTGTGATGTACATATCAAACCAGCATCTAATACTTTTTTCACTTATTCCTTTAAAAGAAAATAGTTCTCTAAGATTTTCTAAATTAAATGGTCTTTCTAGAAACCCTTGTGGCATAGTTCGATATATTACTGTAGCTAAAGGATTGCCCATAATTTGGTCGCCGCCTTCACCTGAATATACAATGCCATCTAATTTAGAAAAAGTAAGTAACAGAGTTGCTTGCTCGCTAGGTAATATCTTAAATTTTCCTCGAATATATGTTTCGTAAAAATTTTTATATTCTTTTACACTGTCATAGTTTAAAATAATTGTAACTCGATCTAACGGCCTTCCTGTTCTAAGTAACGATACAACCGTTGCTGTACTGTCGATACCTCCTGACCACATAATGTATATGGGTTGATCTAAGTCTAGAAGCTCATTGGCATGAAACAAACATGCATCAGCAAATGTCACAGGTTCAACGCACTCGGGCAGTATATGCCTATCTAGTAAAGTTTCGTTAAACGGAAAGGTGATAAGTCCAGTTCGATCAACTAGCCATCCATCACCGTCAATCTTATAAATTTCTTTGAATAGATTAACATCTTCTTGCGGAAATTCTAAAGTTGGGTCTTTTAATTCTTGACTATATGCGTATATAAGTTTCATTGCGAACCTGATCTAAGTTCAATTTCTAATTCGTATCTAACGAGATGAGAAATAGTACCGGCATCTGTGGTAGCGTTAATACGCTTTACATATTTTTCCCATACTGCATTTAATCTCGACACAATTAATTGAGTAGACATTACTTTCATTTGTAAGTCTGATCGAGCTTCTTCAACAGTTATTTCTTGGATGTCTGCCCATTCAATTATTGCCAAAGAGTTTTTGTTTTCTAATTCTTTAGCCATAAACGGAATAAAGATTTCGTCTCCGCAATAAGTTTTTGCTCGACAAAGATATCTTTCTATCTTTTGTTCTAAAGCAACAATACCGGCTGCTCTAGCATTGGCTAGTTTTCTTTTTTCTAAGAAACCCACTGTAGGTGATTCAATTGGAATTACTGCAAACATGTTGTCACCTGGAATTTTATCCACTGACTTTGCAACATTACTTTCGCTAGTTATCAAGGCCTGGTCACTCCTTCGCAAAAGTGTAACATTAAGATCAATTGATTTACGATAATTTAAGTTGTTAAACACTTCGGTGTTTTGAAGAAATACATTCATTGCAGAACTATTACCAATGCCCGCGGCCACGGCATGTGCTACCGATATGCTGTTAACATTAGTTAATACTCCAAATGTTTCTTGATCAACTATCAGTTGATAGTCTTGTTTTTTTGCAAATGTATCTAGCATATTGCCTCAATAAATGGAGCGGAGTGAGAGAATCGAACTCTCGACCGAAGATTGGAAATCTGCTGTTTTACCATTAAACTAACCCCGCATACTTTAGTAAAGTACATTTATGGCTTTTGCTAAACGCTGGTGCCCTGTCCTTCCTACCTATCTTATAGATAAGTTAAATGTACTTTATTAAAACAAACTAAGGCGTATTAAGTATATGGGCTATGCCTATCACAGTGACTGGGATGCCAAACCTGATCTTTTTAGGGATTTAAGTTTGTTTTAATAAAGTGTCTAGCTACCTACACCACATAGGCCCTAGACTGGGTGGTTACCCCGTCCACGTTCTTTTCCATTTAGACGGGATAGCGTCCCCGCCTTTGTGATTTCTCAAGTCGCCCATATAGCGGGCCTTGCGGCAGATCCAATGCGCCGTGCTCTTATGGTATTGGCAATTACCCACTTTAATTAACAGTACAAAGTGTAACCCGGGTTATCTTGTAAATAATCGTTTAAATCTTATCCAATAATATTTAATGCTTCGAGTTTGTATCCACGAAAGATCAAATAGGATTGTAGTTTCACGCGGTACGTTGCCATACGCTTTATCGAGAGTTTCTTTGATCTTCATGCTATCTCCAATTGCTACTCAACAATATTTTCTTTAATCTTTTTTAAGATTATACTTCTCATCCTCGACTCTTGAAATCTGCGGTACCTATCAGCTAAGGGAATCCAAGGTTCCCAACTAGTCGATGTTGCACAGGATACAGAGTACCTACGTAGTTCTGGATCCATTTTAAATCTCACAAACTTTACATGCTCATCGGTGTTAAACGTAAAATAGGCTAACGGCTCATCTTTTTCAATTGTTAGTTCTTTAATACCCTGCCCCATCATAAACTCGATGTTTACTGCACGGAACCATTTTCCAATATTGTATCTTCCTGGCACAATGTTAGCTTGACTTGCCCACTGTGGCGTTTCCAACCAAGGAGAAGTCATTGTAACAGAAATATCTGCATCAGAAAAGAAAATTGGTGTAATACCATACTCTAGTAAGAACCTATCTTTGATATTAGGTTGTCTTACAGTTTGTGCAGTCATACCATTTTTACTAGGAGTTACATTACCCTGCTCATCAAACAGGAAAGTGGATGCTAGTGGATTTTTAAATTCTAATGTATTCTTAGTTAGATTTTTAAATGCCGGGCAGTAAAACATACTGTCCCATTTGTCCACAGTTGTTTTTTGTTCTATCTGTTTGTCAAATACACTTATTGGATCGGCATACAACATGTTCCAATCAATATTTCCAAATTCGTAATTTGGTGCCCAGTATACAGTTATTGACATAAAGACTCTTTAAAATGGTGCCCCCACTATGATTTGAACACAGGACCTGCCGCTTACAAGGCGGCTGCTCTACCACTGAGCTATAAGGGCAAATTTATTACACACTACTTATCACACCATACATTGTGTGTAATGGTGTTTGTGGTGGAGGTGACAAGGATCGAACTTGCTACATCCTGCTTGCAAAGCAGGCGCTCTCCCAAATGAGCTACACCCCCAAAACTGGTTGCGGGGCTTGGATTTGAACCAAGGACGGCAAAGGCTTATGAGACCTCGCTGGTGACCGGACCCTCCCCGCGGCAACTATTTATTCTGGTGTTTTACTTTTACTTTTACTATTGGTTCTACGTGCAGATTCTGCAGATAGTTCTGCTTCAATCATTGCACGTTTCCATGCATTACGATCTTCTATATTGCGAAATCCTGTGGATGCTAACATCATTTTAGTTAGCCCACTCATTTTATACGCTGAAGTTGGTTTCATTTTTTTTCCTTTATAAATATTAGATGCAATTTTTTAATCGACGAATACACGATCGAAGGAACTGTTATTTTAACTGGTGTCCTTCTGATAATCTGGAAGCATATAAAGAAGAAGGACAATACGGCCCTAATCCTTATACACCTACCTCATTTGGTTATCAATTTAACAGTTACGGATTTAGATGTGACGAATTTAATTTACCTAGTCCTTTACCGATACTGTTTCTTGGATGTAGCTTTACTGAAGGTACAGGAGTACCTAAGGAAGCAACCTGGGCTTATCAAATACTTGAAAAGATTCGAGCAAAAACAGGCAAGGATATACCATACTGGAACTTTGCAGTGGGTGCCGCTGGCATAGATACTCAAGCATCATTTTTATCTGAGCACGGTGATGCTATAAGACCCCGTCATATAATCTTTATGCGGCCGCCTTGGACTAGAAGACAAATTGTCAAACCGTCCGGCGAAATAGTTGACTGGATGCCAGGACACCACGGGCACGAAAGTTTTGAGCCGTTATTAGTAGACGAACAAAACGCTCTATTTCAAGCTGACCGTAGTTTATGTATTCTAGACTTATTAGCAGAGAAATACAACGCCTACATTCATTATTGTTCTTGGTCGCTCAAAGTTGAAGATTCTAAAATAGATCCTTTTATTAATAAGTATCGACGTTTTAGAAAAATAAATTTTAAATTTCCTGACAAAGTTGATAATGGGAGGGACAACATGCACCCCGGACCTCAAACTCATAAAATAGTTGCAGATCAAATGTGGGAACACGATCTCAAACATTACTTTTAATTGGCTCCCCAGCGTGGGATCGAACCACGGACACCTTGATTAACAGTCAAGTGCAACTACCGCTGTGCTACTGGGGAATAATACTAACTTGGAATAATATGTGGAATGTAGGGAACTGCTCTTGGTCCACCATACAGTTGTTCAAAAAGTTTTTTAGCCTCTTGCGGTGTATCCGCATAGATTCTTTTCTTTTCTTCACCTTGTGGTGTTCTAACAGTTGTTTCATACATTGGCATATTGCGTTCCTTTATGTGGCGGAAGACCGGGGACTCGAACCCCGAAACCGTTGCCGATCGACGGCTTAGCAAGCCGCTCCAATACCATTATGGGAGTCTTCCTTTAACTATGGTGCGAGTAGCCGGGGTCGAACCGGCATGCCTTTCGACGAGAGATTTTAAGTCTCTTGAGTATACCAATTTCTCCATACTCGCATGTTTGGTGGAAGCGGTGAGATTCGAACTCACGGACCCTTTCGAGCCGACAGTTTTCAAGACTGTTGCAATAAGCCGGACTCTGCCACGCTTCCTTATTACTGGTGGAGATGATAGGATTCGAACCTATTGCGTTTCTTAAGTACCGGATTTACAGTCCGGGGCCACTCCACCATCGTAGCCGCATCTCCATATATTGGTGCCCAGGGAGAGACTCGAACTCTCAATCCTTGCGGCAGTGGCTTCTAAGACCACCGTGTATACCATTCCACCACCTGGGCAATAAACTTTCCATTGTTAAGTGTTATGTGCAAATTCTGAGATAGTCGCTAAACATACTCAATGCCGATGCAGTTATTTCAGGATCAGTCGCCGGCAGCTTTGACCCGAATAGTGTAAGCGTCCCTACACGATACCTTATAACACTTAACAATGGAGACGCTACGGGGAATCGAACCCCGCTTGCCAGGATGAAAACCTAGTGTCCTAACCGATAGACGATAGCGTCATTGCTAAATTAAATTTTTAAAGAACATTTTATGCAACTGTTTTATCAGCGCATGTATGTATTATATAGTATACCACATTGTTTGTCAACAACATTTTGAACTATTTTTAAACTATTTTGGTGCTCTTAGAAAGAATCGAACTTTCATTACCTCCATACCAAAGAGGCGGTCTACCATTTACCTATAAGAGCATGGCCGGGCTTGAGAGGATCGAACTCCCACCGTCGGTTTCGAAGACCGAAATGATATCCATTTCACCAAAGCCCGAATGTGTGGTACCCCGTGTCTGATTCGAACAGACAGCCAACTCCTTTTGAGAGAATCCGCACTACCAATTAGCGTAACGGGGCATAAATATTTTTGTGAAGACTTACGAACACATAACTCCGCAAGGATTATATTTTCATCTTTGTTTGTACGAAGGTGTATGTTGCGTTATGGTACAAGATGTGTACGATAACACTTACTTTGAAATGCAATACTTCACTAATGTTAACAAGGCATTGCGCTTTATTAACAATCTTTAATTGGTACCAGCGGAGGGGATCGAACCCTCTCAAGAACGCTAATCTGGCGCTAAAAGGTTTATAAAACCTCTCTGACTTCCAAGTCTCGCTGGCAATTTAATTGGGTTGAACCGGGGAATCGAACCCTCTCTAACTGTTTCACAGACAGTTGTGCGACCACTACACTAGGAACAACATTGATTGGCCCCGCCCCGTGGATTCGAACCACGATCTCGTCCTTGACATGGAATGTTGTATATTGCTGACTGTATCCTTGACAGGATAACCTTTATATACGTGTGCTACCATTACACCAAAGCGGGAAAAGTTTGGTAGTTCCTACAAGGTTTGAACTTGTGACCTTCACGATGTCAACGTACTGCTCTACCGCTGAGCTAAGGAACTAAAGATTGAATTTATTTTCTATGTTCTAATATCTCTAGAACACGGTTAATAAGATTGCTGCCAGTGTGCGTGAATACACATGGCAGGAGAGAATGAATAAGAAAAGCTAATGCAGCCATAAAACTATAGCATGATAGTTTTACAGCTACTTTTAGATGCGATAGGTAATTAGAACCTATCTCTTTTAAATGATTACACTGCATCAAATTTAATATCACCTGTCATTACTTCAGTGACGTGATTTTGATTATCAACAAATACAGTTCGATGTGTTGCAGTTTCACCGGGTTGAAGTGTAACCATACTTAGTACCACTACAAGATCGTTTGGTTGAAATAATCTACTAGGTGGCCCGTTGAGAATTATCTCACCATCCTTGCCGGGAATAACATAGGTTTCCCAATGAGCGGCATTACTTAGATTATTTACATGAACATATTCAAATGCTTCAATGCCTGCTGCCTTCATTAGTTTTTCATCGATAGTAATACTACCGATATAATTTAAATTGGCATCAGTGACTGCAACTCGATGTAGTTTTGCTTTAATAAATGATTTTAACATAGTGTAGACCTTCCTTACATTTATATAGTGTTAGTATACAACGCTGTCAACAAATCTTGAATGGAGCGGGTAGCGAGAATCGAACTCGCGAATAAACCTTGGCAAGGTTTCAGGTTACCATTACATCATACCCGCATTATTGGCGTACCTCCAGGGACTCGAACCCCGACGAACAGTTTTGGAGACTGTCATGCTGCCATTACATTAGAGATACATTATTCTGTGTAAGCTACAACTTCCACGTCGCCCTTACTTGAGTTGCACACCCTGTCATTGCGTTTTGATATCTGCGTAGTTGCAATTCTACTCAGCGGTTCGAGTCCATGTTACGTCTTTGGAATCCTTCTTAACGGTTGGCCGCCCCCGGCCCCTATAACGCCGAGCCAGCGACACAGATAACGTTCTGTGCTAACGGGATTTGGCGCACCGTAGGGGACTTGAACCCCTGGCGCAAAATTGGCGGTCTCAACGAGAATCGAACTCGTCCCTACGGCGTGACAGGCCATTATACTAACCGATATACTATGAGACCAATTTTTTCTTACTCATTCGCAACCTACCTTCTTCACTGGCATTTTTAACTCCCCAGGTGTCAGTCTGAGTATGACAGTTAGGACATAAGTAACGATAGTTTTCAATCACATCATTGGAATTATTACCATCAATATGATCAATTTGTAAAACGATGGGGTTGCCGTTCCACTCGCTTATACCACAACAAGAACACTTATATGGCGTGTTGCGTTTAAAGTAAGTTTTTGCATTGTTCTTTGTGTAATTGCCAGAAGCAATAGCTTCATTTAGTCTATGTTCAATCTGACAGGGACTACAACAATACTTTCCAGACTTTTGCGATGGCATCCATCTAAATTCTTTTTCGCAGTTAATACAGTTAGCAATTGGCATAGGTTAGTTCTCCTAACTTTATTTAGCCAATCTAACCAACTGATCTAACGGTGCATAAATTTACTTATGAAAACAATTGGTACCCAGAACAGGAATTGAACCTGTAATGACCGGTTATCAGCCGATTGTTATACCATTTAACTATCCGGGTATATTTGGTGGT